TATAATAAAATGTTAGACCAGTTCAATAAACAAACTATTATTCAAGGACATAATGTAAAAGAGTTGGAAACAGTATTAAGTCAATACAATAAGAAAACCAGCAACTATGATAGTTTCAAAGATTATATAACACAAAAAAATAAATTAAACTATTTATTATATTCACATTATGAGAATAAATTATTTAGAAAACTAAAACTAAATATATATATCAATACTCAAAAGAGTGAGAGTAAAATGATAAAAAACTTCAAGAAAAAGTTTGGAAATCCAGAAAATACAATATGTGTAATGGGAGACTTTGATAAAAGCAATAACCATATGAAAGGCATAGAACCTGTTATTTGTAAAAGATTTAGAAGATTATTTAGAAATGCAGGTTATACGACATATTTGATAAATGAGTTTAGAACATCTAAACTTTGTAATTATTGTCATAAGGAAATAGATCAATTTATGACAAGGTTAAGTAATAAACCAAAAGACAAAAAAAATTGAAAAGAAAATACTTGTTAATGGATTACTTTCTCATAAAGATGATAAGCATGAATGCAAGATAATTCATAACAGAGATAAGAATGCAGTCCAAAATATGCTATACATAGTAAAGCATATTTTTGAAACAGGAAGAAGACCAGAAGCATTCAGTAGAATTCATACATAGTCCATGCTATGTACTAACCAAATTTTTACCCTTTTTAATATTTTTTTCGCTATATAGTCGGCGTTTTAAATGTTAAAAGGTGTAAAATAAGTCATAGAAAAATTTGTATATTTTGTGATCAGTTGATAACATGGTATATATTGTAGTATTTGAACAGTCAGTTTTTATAATTATTATCAAATGAAAAATGAAAATTTATGTGCTTTCAATACAAAATCACAAGTCATTTATCAAATTGTTTATTAGTTCTAATGTAGGTTTCTTATTATATGCACCATTCATCATACAATGTATTCTAATAACATGAGATAAATCTTTTTCATATTTCACATAACTAAGTAAATCTGTCAAGTCTCGCCAAAAATATGTGTGATTGTTTATTTTATCATTAAAATACCCATTTTCATAATCAATTATGATGGGGTTTTCGTGATCATCTAAAACAATATTTTTAGGAAACAAATCAGCATGTATAAATCCTGTTTTATCATAAGCATTAAAATAAATTAATACAATTGTGGATATTATATCTTTTTGTATGATACCATAATTTTCCAAAGAGCCTTTTTTGTAGTATGGCATCAAAATAATTCCCATGGAAAATCCTTTTGCTTTGCATAATTGTTTATGTTCTTGTAAGTTGGCAAAACTTTCTATATATTTCTTGTCACCTTGGCAGAAGAACAAGCATTCAAATTTTATAAAACCATCAAAATCTTTCAACTTATCTTGTATTTCATATTCTTTGCTGCCTTTATCAGCTTCTTGGATTTTAATGACTACTTCTTTTGTTGGTATTCTACCTAATAATGTTGAAATTCCTTTTCCTTCTATAGATTGTATAACTTTTACTAATTGCAACCAATCATGTTTGCCATCTATTTCTTTATCAATATCTTCTTGACATGAACCACCTATTAATTTTTTTTTTAATTTTGATTTTTGTATTATGAACGAAGTATTTATACCTATATTCCCTATTCTTTTCATAGCTATTTATGTAAGAGACTTTTTATCATATCATTCCTTGTAAAATTATAAATAAAACAAAAAATGACATGACTTTTTCAGTTTCATTTAGCATATCAAAATGCCTAACTGTCAAAAATGCAATGCTAAAGCCACCCATGGACTTAAAGGAGGTTCTAAAATCTATTGCAAAGATTGTGCTAAAAATGTAGAAGGCGTTGGAGATTTAACTCGAAAACATTGCAAAGAAGCAACTTGTTTCAAAGAACCTACATACAATTATCCCACTGAAAAAACTACTGCATATTGTACTGTTCATAAATTACCAGGAATGGTTGATGTCAAACATCCTAAATGTCAACATGTTGATGAAAATGGCAACAGATGCGATAAAGGTCCTACATATGGTCCAGAAGGTTGTAAAGCTATATATTGCGAACCTCATTCTAATCTCTATGAAAACATGGTTATGGTCATCACCAATAGACTGTGTAAATATGTTGATGATGATGGGAATAAATGTGGAAGTAGGGCAAGTTATAGAACACCTGGATCTTCTACAAAATGGTGTGCAAAACATAAAGAAGAAGGTGCTAAATATATATACAAAGGTGTGTTTTGTGAGGTAGAAGGTTGTGAAACAAGATCATCACAGAATTATTTGACTGAGAAAAAAGCAAGATTTTGTGAAGCTCATAAATTGGATGGTATGTACAACATTATAGACACTCGTTGTGAAGTTGAGGAATGTGTCAAAATGGCTACACATGCTTTTATAGATGGTAAAAAACGAAGATGTGCCGAACATAAGCTTGAAGGTATGAAAGATATCAGAAGCAAACAATGTGCATTTGAAGGATGTGATAAAGAGCCAACATATAATGTTCCAGGAACAAAAGTCAGATTATTCTGTGCAGAACATGCAGACAAAAATACCATGGATAATGTTAAAAACAAAAAATGTGAGAATTGCCATATTGCTGAAGCATCTTGTAATTATAAAGGTCTTAAGAAAAGACTGTATTGTTGCAGATGCAGATTAGATGGTATGGTTAATTTATGTAGAAAAATTTGTAAAAATGATTATGAATTAGATAATGGTACTTTGTATCAATGTACATCCGAGATAGTTTTAAACAAGTATGATGGCTATTGTTCATCATGCTATGTAGGACTATTTCCGAATAATCCAAAGAGTAGAAATTTCAAAACAAAAGAAGTGAGAGTCCATGAGTATATTAAATCAGTGCTTCCTGATATTGATATTAAATGCGATAAAACAATTTCATCAGGATATTCTAAAAGAAGACCTGATATGTGTATTTACAAAGATGATTACAATATTGTTATAGAAGTTGATGAATATCAACATAATGCTTATGAATTGATATGTGAAAATAAAAGAATGATGGAACTATTCATAGACCTACAAAACAAGCCTCTTGTTGTTATTAGATTCAATCCTGATAATTATACAAACAGTAAAAATGTAAAAGTTAAATCTTGTTGGTCAACATCAAAGGCTAATGGTTTGGCTATTATCAATAAAAACAAAATAGTAGATTGGAATAATAGACTCAATAAACTGAAAGATACTATTGAGTATTATCTGCAAAATACTGCTACAAAAGAACTTGAAGTTGTTTACTTATATTATGATGAATGTAAAAAAGAGAAGATTGCAGATGATAACATAATAATTGCATAATAATCTTAATTAGATGTTGTCATTTTTTCTTAATATTTTTTATTATTTTTAACACTTTCATTTTTATGCACATGTAAAGCCTGTTTTTATGTTCATAGTATACAATTCTTGTGATAACAGTTTGAATGCATATGGAATACGAACCTGGACAATGTCTGCAGAGGTTTTGCATGTATTGCACTTATAGATATTTTTGGATGGGTTGACACTGGCTGTCATGCCACAATTCTTACAGATAAATACCCTGAAATTGTCAGCTGTATCTAACATCCTTTCTTTTAAGAACTCGCTAATTCCGTGACCTATCAAACAATCTCGCTCCATTTCGCCCAGCCTTAAGCCACCATTTTTCGATCTGCCCTCACTAGCTTGCCTGGTCAGCATTACGATGGGACCATTGGAACCTCTTGCGTGTATCTTATCAGCCACCATATGTTTTAGACGCTGATAATAAGTAGGTCCTATGAATATCTCTGTTTTAATTTGTTCACCGGTTCTGCCGTTATACATGATTTCATTTCCATATCGCTCCATACCAGACAGCTCCAAGACTTTTGCAATGGATTCAACAGAACAATCAGTAAATGGACTGGAATCTCCACATGCACCAATATGACACGATGCCTTACCCATAATGCATTCCATCAGCTGCGCCATAGTCATTCTGGAAGGGATAGCATGTGGATTCATAATGATATCAGGGACTATTCCAGACTTTGTGAAAGGCATATCCTGGTGTCTATATACCATTCCGATAGTTCCCTTTTGGGCACTTCTTGAAGCCAATTTATCACCTACTTCTGGCTTTCTGTTCTTACGAATTCTCACATTACAGAACTTATAACCTTCGCTATTTGTACCAACATAGTTCATATCAATATATCCATCATCATTTGCTTTCAAAGACATACTGTTATCATGATTTACAATTGTCCCATTAATCTTCTTAGGCATAACCTTGCCTACAATGACATCTGAAGCAGCTACATGCGTATTTTTAGGAACAAATCCAGAATCATCCAACTTGCCATATGAAAATGGTTTCAAAGACACAGCATTAGTTTTAACTGGATTTGTGAAAACTTCTTCTTCTCCGGTGCTGTGGTTCTTTGTGCATTGGTCTTTGACAGACTTATAATATGTACTTGTAAACAAACCTCTGTCAAGAGCAGATTGGTTAATCATAACACTATCCTCCTGATTGAATCCAGTATGCGTCATAATAGCTACAATAGCATTTGTTCCTGATGGCAATTCATTGCTATACGTATATTTAGATAGTCTTGTATAAACTAATGGCTTTTGAGCATAGTTCAAGATATTCCCCATAGTATCAATGCGCTTGTTGAAGTTGCTTGCATATATACCAAGAGCCTGTTTACCCATAGCACAGTTGCTGACAGCAAATCCATTACCAGCAATGAAACAATGATTATCACTTTCAACAGTTATATCAGATATCTTACGATTTTTGTTATTGTAATAGAAGTTGAATGGGACAAATATCAAATCACCTTCTACATAGACAGAAGACTTCCAATTCTGCAAAGTATATACTTTCCTAATTTTGTCAATATTTACCACATGGCAATAGTTCTTATGCATGACATATTCAGCAATAATGGCAACATCTTTCATCAAACCGTTGTTATAACAAAGTCCAACAGTCTTATGAAATTCCAGAATAGTCTTATCATCCATGTACCAGTTCTCTACCACATTCATCTTTTGCATAATAGACTGGATGATATCACTCATATGAATAGATGTCTTTTTCAACTCTTCCAAATTTGTTTCATAGCAGCCTGACAGATAACCACCCAAGAACTCAAGTTGAACCATGTCAGAACACTTGTTAATCCATGTAATATCACTGACAAGCTTCTGAACATATATCATGAATTTTGTATCATACATACCATATTCCTTGAACCCAATATATTGCACATCCTTGTTATAAGAGTCTTTATCATAACCATTTTGAAAGTTCAATTGCTTTGCGAGATAATATCCAACAAGTTTGGCAATAACTGGAAGCTTTTCATTTGTATTTTTCAGAGGCAATAGACCAATCTCTGTGAAGAACTCATAACCCATTTCATCGCATACCATAATATCTACAACTTCATCAACATCACATGCTACATCCGGTTTCCTCATATTCATATAGATGCCTATGGATGTATCTGTACCAAACTGTATGCATGTTTTCCAACCTTGATTAGTCATGAATTTATGGTCATTGGTTGCTGTTATAGTACGTCCACTAACTACATTGATATTGCATACAATCTTTGTAGTAAGCTTATTATAATTATGCACTACTTTGGTGTGCACACTTTGTTTTGTTTTCAAATCAAAGCACACAACCTCATCACCTACCACTACATTTTTTATCATCTTATATGTTCCATTGCTCATCAACACACGCTCATTTTCTGAAATACATTGATAACAATTTCTGGGGGACTGATTATGGTCGCTAAAAGGGATATTCACACCAAGGATGCCATTCATAAGACTTGGATGAATTTCACAGTGCGTATAGCATGGAGGGTAAGATATACCTTTCATACCTTTTTCCAAATCACCAGGGCTCATTGCAATCATACTGTAATTTACTTCATCACAATCAAGATATTCTATGAAACCTTCATCCTCACCATTTCCACATGCTCCAATACAAGGTGCAATATATGCATCAAAGAACTTATCTTTATTATATTCAGCCCATGTTAGCCCTTTATCACGCAACATCTTGTGCACACGAAGTTCTCTTTTACCAGTCTTTTCATCAAAGTCTACAATAAGTAGAGGTCTGTACATCCTTCCTGCTTCAGTAGAAATTATAATCATTCTGTTCTTAATATTCCAGACAACTGATGTCATAGGATAAATGATACCACAACGTTTATAATGCTTCAGCTTATTGTATAATGAATAAGGGTCAGTATGATATCCAATAATGTCGCCATTGATTTGTACATAAACATTATCATGGCTACCCAGATTCTTCAAGTACTCTGAAATATCACTGATAGTATCATCATATACATACACTCCATTTTCAAATAATAAGTTCCTAATATGAGTGCTATTCATATGAACAGATATATTCGTACTAAGTGCCATGTTCTTCACAAGACCAACTGAGGCTCCCTCTGGTGTGTTATGAGATATGCTGTTATCGCCTAAAAGAAATCTTCCATTTCCGTCAAGTTGCCAACCTACAAATGGTTGAACATTTTTTTCGACTAATTTGAAAGAACTTTGTAGAAAACTATCAGCTCTTTTTTCATGTGTTGGATTATTACATTTATTTAATTTTTTTCTATCAAGAACAGTCGGAATTTCATATAAATTTTTCCCTGTAATAGTTAATTCTTTATAAGGTTTATTTCTTTTTTCACCATTAACTGTATAAGAACAAGTACCATCATTTAAATGACATGAAAATCCTAAACTTCTCGCTAAGAATTCAGCATCATATATAATTTTATAATTTGGTTCTCCTTGACATATTCTAATTTCATGCCCATTAGCTCTTACATTACCATCAGTATCTATTAATCCTGCTAAAACAGCTAATCTTGTTTTACGATCATTTGTTAAATAATCTAATGGAATATGTTTATTATTAACTAAACCATATTTATCTAATAATTTTTTAAGTGGTGCTTTCTCAGTTTTATTACAACTAATTCCAGTTTGTGTATTATTGATTGTATATCTGTATTTATGCTTATTTTTTGTAATAGTTGCATCATTTTCTAATCCCCATTTAATCCATATATTAAGTAATTCTTTATCAGCAGTGATAAATCCATAACCTTTTGATAATCCATCACCTAACCACATACCTAATATATAAGGGTCTAAAGCAACTTCTTTTGTTTCCCAATTAATACCATCTGATTTAAATGTATATAATTGTTTTTGAACATTTTCAGGTAAAGATAAATATTGTTCAATTGTAATATCAATTACATTATCATCGTCAATAGATGAACTAAATTCATTCAAATCTTCTATGTTATTAAAATCTTTATAATTAAATTTTAATCCTTTTTTATTAAACCATGTAAATTCTTTTTTACCTCTATGGTTTCTAATATTTTTATGATTTTTTACTTTTAAAGTTAGAATATGATTATCTGTAACAGTATAATTCATGAAATTCTTTTTATTTTGTATTACTTCATACATCCGTTTATATCCAGAACAAGTACTTTTAACTCTAACAGAGTTACCTTTATCATCAATTAAATAATCTCCAACAACAATATCTTCAGCTTTTTTAATAGTCCCATTCCATAATAATATAGGAGTATTTGGGTCAAAACACTCTGCGGGACATATCATGCCTATCTGTGAATTATCCAACTTACGTGGTTGCACAAGCTTACCATTTTTCTCCATAGCTGTGTTGATACGCCGAAGATGAGATAGGGTGCTTGCATACGACATTCTGTTCAATACCTGTGATACACCCTGACGTATATTTTGGAAACTACCAATACTTTTAATGCCCCAGTTGCCCGTAGATAGTGAATATTTCAACCATGATTCTAATAAGGACTGTCTGAAATACCTGTGAATATTATTATCACTAATAATATCACATGTAGCAATAGAGTTCTGATTGGCACGCCAAAGGTTGAGTTCTTTCTCTATAAGAACCTTGATTTCCTTTGTCATCTTTCCATAGCACTGTCTGAACAGATTACTCATCAAGATTCCGGGAGTATCTATACGCTTGTTCATATAACTATCTCTGTTGTCATAAGTATCATATCCCAAGAATATACGAATCATCTTACGAATCATATATCCAAGATATAATGCCTTGCGACGATAGCTCTTTCCAACATGAGGCAGGAAGTCATTTGTAATGTTATTTCTAAGCAATTCATATGCATTAGGAGCCTTATTTGCACCAGTCATAATACGAATCAATGTATTCTGAGCCTGTTCTTGTGTATGAACATCACAAGCATCTTCGCAACAAGCCATGAGCTCTGTTATAATTCTCTGGTTGTCCTTGTTGTCAAGGTCATACACAATATGTTGCATAATCTCTTTATCGCTGATGATACCAAGTGCACGGAACATAACAAAGACAGGTACCTCGCTCTTAATAAATGATGTGCTCAATCTGATAATCCTTCCCATATGGTTCAGTTTACCACTCATATTAAGACTGGTTGTTTTAGGAGGAAGATAAGAAGAATCACTCATAGAACGAATTTCTGCATAAAGTCCTTCATTATTATTGTTAGGTTGGAACACCAAAGTTTTGTTTTCATTTATTCTGTCTTGACTGATAAGTACTTTCTCGCTGCCATTAATGATGAAATAACCCCCATAATCATATCTGCATTCATTATTACCTTCTTCACCTAATGCAGGCATCTGTTGTAATATACAGGCTTTAGAACGTACCATCACAGGTATCTTTCCAATATATACACCATTGATGGTTTTATTGAACTTTTCAATGATGCCATCCTTATTAGTGGCTTCTATAACGACATTGACATTTACATAAAGACTGCTTGCATATGTCAGTTTATTCATTCGAGCTATGTAGGGTGTCATGACACTTTGCGTACCATCTTGCAAATGATATATCGGCTTTGTTAAAGAAGGTTGCAAGACGTTAATGCAAATCTTATGAGACTGTTCGCCATTCTCATTTTTAAGAGTATTACATATCTTCATAGGGTTAAATCCTGTTATAATATGTGCGAGCATGTTATCAATAAATTTATTATAGCTATCTATCTGATGTTTGACATGTGGGTTGATAGACTCAGCAGAGCCTCCCTTCTGAAAATACGTGTCAAGAATGTCCCAGCAAATTTCAGTGTTCATTGTCTTTGATCTCAAAGGTGATGAACAAAACTGAAACAGTTGTTAATCATTTTTTTGTTTTATTGCTTATATGACTTATTTTTGCAATACCATGCTATGTTCACCATCATATACAAAGCCCTCATTTGTATAATGTGTATGCTCTATACTATTAGATGTTATACTAACTATCAATGATGTACTTGATATGTTTTTTGCCATTTGAATCAAGTTTGTCTCAATACCAGTATTCATGTGCTCTATTTTAACACATAAATTGCTTACAATACCTTTTTTTGGATTAACACAAACACAACCTATAACTTCATCTTTTGTTTTGGAATATATTACAATATCATTTTCAAGCAAAGTATTCAACTCATAATATGTATCAATCAAAGCATTCAAACTTCTTAGTTCATCTTTAGAGAGGCTCTTCACTGTCTTTATACATAACATCTCTTTTTGTTATAATGTAAAAAAATAAATTCATGATTTACTACATAATCTGCAATAAAGTATTATAATCAGTATCTTGTTTTTGCACAATTCCTGAAATTTCGTAAGGATATACCATGAAGCACTTAGAATTCTTGTAACATGCGAATATACTTGTTATTGTATTACCATACTGATAAATTTTCTCCATACAAAATGCAGCTGTTCCATCATTCAACAAAATAATATCATTAGGTGCTAAAATCTGTGCATGAAGGTTGGATAATGATATCTTATATTCAACACATTTGTATATACTAACTCTTTTCTGATATTTATCAGATTTCTTTATATTTTCAGGAATGCACATTTTCAACAATGGTCTATCAGAATCATAAGTCATTCTGGGTGTATTTGCAGAAGATAAAGAATCCATGTATACTGACATATTGTATGCATATAATCTTCTAAATATGATTCAGTTTTTACTTTTACATCCATTTAGTATTTGTTTGTGTCCATTCAATGACTTCCTTAAGATATGTATCAAAATCACCAGATGGTTTCCAGTCCATTTCTAAGAGTTTTGCCCCATCAAGTCCATACCTCAAATCATGACCAGGACGCTTATCATCATGATGAATGTACTTTTTGATAGCATTCTTTTGCAATACTCCAGCAATCTTATCACATAAATCATCATTAGCTATTTCACACTGTCCAGGAATATTGTAATTTTCTCCGAGCTTCCCATTGCACATAATATAATATGTAGCAGATGCTATATTATTGGCATGTATATAAAACCTTGATCCAGCCTTTGCTATCCCTGGATATGCGTGAATAACATTTGTTTGTGAATTCAATATATTGTTCATGCACTTTGGAATAAATTTTTCATTATGCTGACGCTGACCGAATACATTCATTGCATTACAAACAATCAATGGAATTTTGAATGTATTTTCATAGGACCTGCATATCATTTCTGAAGCAGACTTTGAAGCAGAATAAGGATTTGTAGGATTATGCCTATCATTTTCTTTGAATAATTTACCATCTAACGCAGGACCGTATACTTCATCTGTGCTAAAATAGAGAAATCTTTCAAGATGTTCCAGCTTTCTTGCTAATTCTAGTATGTTAAGAGTAGAATTCACATTGTTCATAATACAATGATATGGGTCTGATATACTATTATCAACATGAGTTTCAGCAGCAAGATGCATAATCCAATTGATTTCCTTGAGCTCTTGGACAAAACCATAATCAATTTTGCTGTTCAAATCATAAATATATATATGAACTCGTGGGTTATTCAACGCATCTATTTCACGTAATCTGTCAAGACCAAATGAAGCATAAGATAACTTATCAATAATGTACAAATTATGTTCTGTATTTTTGAGTAAATAATCAACTAAATGGTGTCCAATAAAGCCACATCCTCCTGTTATCAGTATATTTTTTGTCATAATGGTATGTATGATAATATCTGCTTATATACGTAAAATGTAAAAAAATGAATATAAATTTACTCATATTTACACATCATATTGAAATGATAAAAGAATTAATTTGCTTGATATGCATGTATAACATAGTAGGGTGTTTCATAACTCCAACGTTATTTAACTCTTTGAAGCCATTGGAATGCAGTCATATCAATTTACCAACATGTAGTGAACGAACTCTCTATAGTAAATACTTGATAGGGTTGAGAAAAACAAGGAGGATATTAAAAAATACAACAAATATAAATACCATAATCAATTTTACAAACGAATTTGTATCAAATTACACAAACATTCATGCAAGCATTCCCATACCTATTGAATTAACTCTGAATAATACAGATTCTGTCATAAAAAGTATTACGATGGCAAATGTAGTATTAGATGTGTCTACAGTACAATATATCTACATATCTACAAAGAAAGACAAAATAATATTGGAGCTTGACAAAAAAGATAGAAATATATTACAAATGTTGCAAAATATTAACAACATTGATTCAGTTGTTTCATCTATCCTATTATTAGGCAAACTACTAAATATTACTCCGTGACGCAAATAATACATTTCGAAACTTTTTCATTTGTGTAAATAGATGGAATTAGCAAACAAAAGAGAATTCAAAAAAAGTATTGCGAATAGAACCAGTCGGTATACAACAAGGAGTATGACAAAAGATTCAAATAATCTACTGGATAACATAATTAAACTTTTACAAGAAAATGGTCATAAGCATAATTACTGTATATATTATGATGACAAAAGCAACGAAGCCAAAATCAAAAAATTTACACTTATGAAGCAACTCGGAGAGCATATAATTTCAGGTCATGGTAAGGTTTTTTTGTTAAATTATAATAATATACAGCTAGCTGTGAAGATATTTGCATATGAAATCAATGATGTTATAACAAATCAAGCAACCAAAGAATTAGTTGTGTTGAAAAAAATACAGAGTCTCATAGATAATATATTTCATATGCCTTTTATACATATTATAGAAGATTGCCCTCTAACACTTGATGAGAATTCCATCATGAGATTGAAAACAAAATTTCCTTATATTCAAGATGTAGTTAAATATCACTATAAATTAGTATTCACTGATGTAGCAGATGGTAGTTTATCAGATTTCATTAAACATCAATATAAAATTGTATCAGGGTGGAATACAGTGAATTCTATAGTACAAATAATATTCTCAGTATACTTTTTTCATAAGAATACAGGTTATTTACATAACGATTTGCATTGGGGTAATATGTTATATACAAAGAAGAAAATTGACATCAAATATAGTGTAAATAATAAAAAATATTCATATGTGAACAAAACAGAAAATAACTATTTGTGGACTATATGGGATTTTGATACATGTGAACCAATCACAAATACATCACAGTACAAATCAGATTATCTAAAAATTCTGACAAATTTCAGTGCAGCATCAATGCATATTAGGGACGAACTTTATCACAATGATGCATCAAAAGAAAATATAAATGTTGCTGATACATATTATCAAAACATTATTCAACTGTTGAGTATTAGCAATACAGAAGATGAATTCATTGAAAAATTCATAGAATTCTTGCTCAAATACCAAATATTACAAACTGATACTATTTGATGATTCATCTATACATATAATCACTAAATATACTATATACAATGCAATGAACGCAAAAAAGTACATATACGATGTTTATGTTAACTCATAATGATTTCTATAAAAGATTCAAGAATCAGTGTGTATATGTACTTTCCATATGTATATAAACATTATTTGTATTATAAATACAACACATGAGAACAATAAGCCATTTTTTTCTATTAGGGCTTCTTTTGATAGATTGTAATGCTTTTTCTTGTATGATTATGCAAAATAATGCAGATGACTCTCTTTCATATTTAGACAAAATAAACAAAAAACCAGAACCAAAAATAAAAAAATTGGAGAGCATTAGAAATAATATATCAAAATTTTTGAAAGATACAAACAAAAAGGAAGATATTTCAAAGATTGAAAAGGGACATATTTCCACATATCAGCCTATACCTCAAGCTAATTTTGACACAATTTTTTTGAATATTTATAATATTTCCAAAATATACATGTCATATAATGTAGATAGAATTATATTTGAGATGCAAACTGGTAGAAGATATGTGTTTTATATCAGTAAACAAGAAGACCGTAATAAAATGGATAATCTTATGAAACTTATTCCAAACAAAATAAAGATTCTTATTATCAATGACGTTAAGAACACTATGGATGACCCATTTGGTTATCTTTATTGTGCACCAAAACAATAAATTACATATACACGACATCCAGTCGTATTCGTCTGTTCACTGGTAAACCATTTTCATCATAAATAACTTCCTGTTGTCCCCCTTGTTCAAATAATACGATTTCATTTACATTATCATCATTTAGTTCAGTTGAAATAGAATGATTTGTATTATTTGAACATACTCGGATATGCTTATTATTCATACTTATATTTTCTAAGATGAATTGATTGTGTTCATTACGGTATACCATAAAATTATTATCATAATAGTAAGTATTGAACAATTTCACTACATCTTTATTTAGTTTTGCTTTCAACTTCTTTTGTTTTTTTATGATTAACATATTTTTATCCATAAATGCTATAGACACTATATATCTTATCAAATCAGTTGATAGTATGTTTTGCATAGTATTCATATATGATTCTATATCATCATTCATACCATCTTCTATATTAGAATATTATTTTTTGTGTCTACCAGAATCCAGGTTTCTTATGAAGCGATTTCACCATATAGGTGTCTTGTAATTTGTATCCCATTTTTCTATAATAATTCCTAACACCTGTTCCGCTAATAACAGCAACCTTATAAACATTATTATGTGTAGCAATTCTTTCAGCTTCTTCTAATAACTTCTTACCATATCCTCTATGTTGCATAGACATCTCATTTTGTACACCTACACAACTGACATTTGAATAAATATGAAGTTCCCTAACCAACGCAGCATCTTTCAAAATACTCAGTTGCTCACCTGGTTTTGTATTGATTCGTAGTCTTATAAATCCTATTAAATATTCTTCGGTCTCAAAAGATATGAAATATTCATCACCGTCGGATGACTTGTAATATATTTTCTTCATTTGTACATCATGAATATTTACTTTATTATCTGCAACCTCACGACATCGTATACATCTACATTTCCAGGCATTTTTCTTCATGTCGGATTGTAACAATTGTCTCATATTTACAGACTTGCTTGTGTACCCTCCTGAAATATATGTACTTGGAATGTCTCTAATAATTCTATTAAGTCTCTTATATGGTTGTACACGCATCTTGAATTCTTTAAGTAGCTGGAATAATACTGCGTCATTATAAGGAACATATGTACCTGAATCAAACCATTCTTTAATTTTTGTGAAAGGTACTACAGCACATGGATATATTTTTAACTGGTCTGCTTGCAGTCTATCATCATATAGGGCATCATTTAGCATTTGTATATCTAATTCATAAGAAGAGCCTGGAAGATTTGGCATAAGATGAATATCAACCTTGTATCCATTGTCTTTCAACAGTTTTATAGCATGATATGCAGCTTCAATTGTATGTCCTCTGTTTATTTTTTTAAGTACAGCATTATCAGTATGTTGTACACCTAGTTGAATGCGCGTAGCATTGAATCTTCTGAAACGTTTGATTTCTTCTATATTGATTGTATCAGGGCGTGTCTCAAGTGTAAGACCTATAATATGCAGTTTTGCATTCTCGTTCAATGTTAATTCATTTTCCAATGTCTGCATAGGTCTCTTTTCAATATCATTGTAAACATTTGCAGCATAATATAATTCGGTTATGAACCTATCCTGGTATTGTTTTGGATAACTACACCATGTTCCACCTAATATTAACAATTCTATTTTGTCAACATTATGCCCCATATTTATCAATGTAGTCACTCTTGCATTGAACTGTAGTATAGCATCAAATCCATTATCATTCGCACGTAATACTGCTGGTTCACTGAATAAATAGCTACGAGGTTGGTCAACATATCCATTCCCTGCATGTGCTTTTTCATTGGGACAATAATGACAATTCCAAGCACATGAAAAAGCAGCTTTCTTTTCTATTCCATCGTCATCTATATACGATGGATGCGCAGATGTCAGCACAGTAATAACAACTACACCAGAATTGGATTTATTTTTCTTTTTGGTCAAAATATACTTGAACTCAGAGTGGTCATATCCTAGTGCATGATATGCTTTTATAAGATTACTATTAGATAGTACAACCTTGTACTTTTTTTGCATATCTATCCTAAATTTGATAAGGTCCTTATCATTGGTTATATCAAGTCTTTTCTTATCTAATTCAGACAGTATAGCATTCCATGTTTCATTTGACATACAATGAGGGACTAAGTCTTCAATATCACACATGATACAGATATTGTATACATATAAATTTTATATGATGATAAAAATAATATTATACAAATGATTTTTGTATTTTTTCTAAATATGCACGTGTAAAAGGCTTAAGTTTTGTGCTTCTACCCTTGATAGTCTTAAGAAATTTTGGGAAAAAATCATCTTTACATTGTTCAAGATTATTATCTAATGATGTTCTGTAGTGATTTGCCATCATAATGTGATAGTTCATCTTGAATTTATCAATATTACCAGACACTTCAGGTAATATGTTTGTTTCTTTGTTGGTGGTTATATATGTTTTTATAGATTCATTTTCATATACTACATCTAATATTTTACTATTGATTTCACATACAGGTGTATATGAATATGGTTTACATTGTATCCATCTATAATCATTGTTCCATACATCAGTATCATCAATAATTATTGTACGGTCATTCATAACAAGATTTCGGAAATAATCTATTTTACATTTTGGGTATTGTCTGACCAAAGATTTAAATATGATGTCCTCGTATCCTTTAATTTCTTTTAAATAATGTGCTGTATCTGATATAGAACTATCTTGTCTTGTAAAAAGAGGACGGTTGAATTTGACACCTGTACATTTTTCAATGTAATCTATTGCAGACATTACATAATCATGTGTTCCAAGCGAAAATACAAAGAACTCGGCTGTAGGAAACACTTTTTTAATACCTTGCAAAGATTCTTTTAACTGTGGTCTAAAAAGTTGAGATGGTATCATTTGCTTATTCCATATACTTTTAGGTAATTTGCATACAGGTCCTTTCAAGCGACTGTGTTTACATGCATCATTGATAAAAACCCAAAAATGTTGATATTGCAGTATATTGGTTACATCACCTATTAGGGTTTTGTCCAAATCAAAGATGAAAATAACTGGAAGCTTATTATTAGACATTCTATATAATATGCTAATTTAATTTTTGTTCAGGTCCGAAAATTTCAACAAATCTTTGTAAGTTTCCGGAAGATATTGATTGTCTGAAACTGCACAATACTCAGTGTTATGTTCATTGTCTCTTGAAAATAAATCACTGCAATTATTGATACGTTTCTTAATGATGTCTGAATTGGTATATTTATCATCATTATATTCTTGATGTGCAAAATTCTTGATTTTATTTTGGATGAAATCGACATTACCAAAATAAGAAAGATGCCAACCACCATTTTTAACAACTGCATGCCTTCCTACCATACGAATATCATCTGCTCTTCTACGGAACTCATTTTTATATGTAATAAAATTGACGAACTTGGGATGATACCATTTTGCTTTTCTTTTGCATGTTATATTATAATAATACATATCTTGTTCAAGTGCATAAGGCACATTTTCAATTCTGTCAATTGTTTTCAACAAAGCCAATGTATTTCTGTCAGGAATTTCATCCAAATCTGTTATGACAATAATGTCATTATCTGTAAGTTGTAATTGATTTATTCCTCTATCAAGAAGGTTCCTCTGTAATTTCTCACGAACCCAAGCATTATCTATAGCATTTTTGGAAGGGTCGTCTAAAGGTAAATCCTCTACAACAACATGGATGATTTTGTCTTTGTAAGCTTCATATAAGTGCTTATTGTTTTGGAAATATAGTTCCTTTTGTTTACCACTAAAAGTCAAAGTAGATTCTAGTAATACAAAATTATCAACAGTGTCGTACAGATAATCTAAACGGAATTTCAACATTTCTAATTCATTATAAAAAGTAAAACAATCAATGATTTTGTTGGTCATATAGCATCTTATTACTGTGTTTTCCTTATATGTAATAAGGAGTTTTTATGTCGGGTTATATGATACGAACGAAATGCTATATATGTGCTTCCACATTCACAATGTATAACATTTGTATTTTTTACTCTTTCATACTGTTGTTTTTCAACAGTCTTTTTATTCACCTGATGTTTTAATTTTTCTCTACATTTATCACAATGTAAATAGAATATTTTGTCTTTTTCATTTTTGTATGAAAAATTATCTATACCTAAAATCTTATGACACTTAGTGCATTCCATAACAGAGAGATATCATAACCAACATATGATGATATCATTTTTTTAATTTCTTTATAATAGAACGAAGCATACAAACGAACACGTAGTAAAATATGTCCTTCGATTCTTATAATGAGTCAATAGAAATATATAAAGACTATACCTATATCATGTATATTTTGTGTGATAAAACAGCTTCTTTTTATTCTAAAATAAAAAACATAATCAATATTCCAATTGTTGTATGCTCAACTGCTTTATCTATATTGAACACAGCGGATTTCATAAGCCATACTGATATGATATCTATAATAAGGAATATAAGCATAGCATGTAATCTGCTAATAGCTATAACAATAGCTATTCTGAATCTTTTCAAGATACCAGAGAAAGAGTATTCTTTCAAAACTCATTCAGACAATTTCTTGCAATTGCACAACAAAATAACAACAGAGATAGCAAAAAGCAAGACTATTCATACCAAAGTTGATATACTAAGAATTATTGATGAATACAATCTGTATTGCGAGAAGATATCATTTCATATCCCGACAAGAATCAGAAAACATATTATTAAGGATTACAATAACTATAAGTTGCCTCTACTGCTGATTAATAACAATAGAAAAAACAATAAAAAGTATATCAAAATGGCATATTTCTTCAATATGTTCAAAAAGCTACCAAAATCACCATCAACAACCACTAGTACATCATATACAACTACTCATGAAGTGTATAACATTAGCAGGAGTTCTAGCTTATCCTCTATTAATATTATACATGACGATTATATACCCAAACCATATCACAATGTATTGTCGCCAATACAATCACTCAATGGTTCACCTTTTTCAGTATTTGATATGAGAAATTCACCAGTCCGACAACTTCAAATGTCTCCTTTAGCAATTGTACCTATGCATAAGGTATATATGACGAATAAAGCATTTTCCAAAACACATGTGCAACCTTTTGACAAAGATTTAATGAAAAAACCAAAAAGGTCAAGAAGCTCTTAGAAAATACATATATTATTTTTATTATGTGCAAAAATATTCACATCACATTATCAGTATACTAATATATTCACATGATTGTAGAAATCATTTACATATCTACAAGGTATCTTCTCAAAGCTAATAAGATTCATATTGAAATTGAATTTATCTATCAAATTGTTTTCTTGCAACCATGACCTTATTTCATCATCACTCATCTTTGACAGCTGTAGCGCTTTCTCTTTTGTTATAAAAGGTGCAATCTTTTGAATGTTATCACTTTTATCACCATAAATAGCCTTATTCAACAAATCACTTCTTGCATCTTTATTACCTCGTTGTGTGATATCTTTAAATTGCATATTGATGATATGAATATTTGTGTCAGCCAATTGTAAATAATCATTATCATTTGTTATTATAACAATATTTTGTAAGCAATTAACTTTTAATTTATTCTGAATCAAATAGATGACATCATCTGCTTCCAATCTCTCGAACCACATTTTTTTTATACCTTTATTTTGAATATATTCACTAAATATAGAAAATATGTTGCTATTAAAGTTCATGTTTTGCCCTCGTGTTCCTTTGTAGTCTTTGTAAATATCATTACGCCATATTTTACATCTCTGACAATCAGTACAGAATGTAATATTGTTGATATCAGTTTTCCATCTCTTGCATATCTTCTTTAAATCTGATTCCATGTGTTTCAAGAATCCTGACAGAAACTCTTCATTTTCTGTTATTTTATTGACATCAAATTCTTTTTTCTGAAAAGAAAACCATCTCATAGTTGCAAAGTATCTGTAAAATACATAATAACTGCCATCAATCAAGATAATAGGTTTACTGCCATCAAAATCTAAAAGCATAGTCATAATAATATATATATACTGTATCTTTATAATCATTTTTTTATTATAGTTCGTATAAGATATCACAGGTATTTTTGAGCATCCATCCAACCATATTCAAATAATGTTTTAGAACGGTTGAAATCCAAGTACAAATAGTCTCGTAATTTGAACTTACGTTTCCACGTGGCTTTGTGCAAATGTAGAGCAGCATTTTCCAATAATAAATTTTTATTTTTGAAAATTTCACCATCTATATAATTATTTTTCTTATAAACCATATTTACACCTTTTCCGGATATACAAGGAATGTAAGAGCTACACAAACAATAATTTACTAAATCATCAATATTATCAAATGAGCTAATAAGACAATTTTTTGGTCTATATCCTCTTATTTGTGTTGTTATAATGGATATTGGTATTTCAGATACATTCACATCTTTGTACCTTGTTTTGAAGTTTTCAGCAACTTTCAATTGAAATTTGGACATACTATCTCTATTTAACAAATAAACTGTTTGTGTTTTATTTCCTACCAAAATTGACCATAGCAAATCATGGTCTGATATATTTTTTTCAAAATGATAAATAAGCGAGCACCAAGTGCCTCCTGAAACACCTAACAATCTGTAATCACATGGTTTTACACAAGTTTTGATGTATGCAAGTGCCCCAAGTGTATATGGGAACAATAAACCTGTTGAACCCACGTTAATATTATATGGAAACATATGAGGAATATAGCACAACAATAGCATCATTAGCACGTACATTATGTTATTTATATGATATAAAAATAATTATACGGTTTAAGCATTATTCCATACAGCCTTTTTAACAGGTAGAATATTGTCTCTGTTTCTCATATAAGTTAAAAACTTCTTTACAACTTCTTCATTTGGTGAGGCGAAAAATGTATCAAGATTCGTAATGCATTTCTGATTATTATTGATAGAAGCTAAAATAATATTTCGCATCTGTGTTTTGTAGAGGTCAGAAATAAATGGAGGATTTTTAACAAGCCATGTATCATGGAATTGTTGATATGTATTTAGATTAACAGGAAGAGTTTCGGTAGCACCATTTACATAGTTAATGACAATATTTTTAGACTCAAAATGTACAGTTTGAATTTCTATGCCCTTGTTTTCCATAATTGAACAGTACTATTATTTACCTATATTTTTTTCTTGAGAGGTAGAATCAAACTATTTTTGATACAATATAATATAATGCTAAATATTATCATATAAAAATAGAAGAAATATCTTTTGTATTTATTCATAAAAAATTTGATGAATGACATTCTGTAATTCAATTGACTAGTCGCAATAAGCGGAAACATCAGTCTTAAAAAATATTCCATCCCGTCCATAGACTCATTATTATGTTGAAAATAAAAGTTTTGGTCAAATAACATAGGAACTATGCAATAATTCTTGAAACCAGCAAATGTTGATATATACATATCAAAATGCACTATCCCAATATATTCATGATAAGTTTCAACAATTGTCTTGATTGCTCTTTTGTTATAACATAGTGCTTGTGTACAAAAAGGATTATATTGTACTATATCTGGTGTATGATGATGTGCGTCAAAAATGGTTGATAAACCATCCTTTGTATCTTTTATAAATAAATACCCTAAATGCATAATGTCCCAATCCTCGTGCATTTGCATAAAATCAATTGCTTTTTTTAGATTTTCATCAGAATATGATGCAGTTGGTAGGAAATCATCCTCAAATATTAGGACATTATTCAATCCTCTCTTATATGCATCCATAAGTATTTGCACATGTGAATCGAAACAGCCATACATTCCACCATTTTTATGTTTACTAGTTATAAAAAATCTCGCAGGTATATCTAGTTTTTCAAAATATTCTATAGCATGTTTTCGTCTGTCAACAGAAATGTCAAGATTAATACAAACAATGTCTTCAAAATAATCATACAAGTTATTCATTTATAATACACATATATTATTATGTATGGTATTGTACACAATAAATATAGGTGATATGAGTGCAACTCATCCAAATATGTAATCTAATAGACTTTTCACATCTTGATACTGACCATGATGGATTCATAACCAGAGAAGAAATAAGGATGACATACTAAGTAAATAATGATGTTAAATTCGTATACTCTAAAGACAATAACATATTTTACACCATTATTTATTACTTTTCTTAAGATTCTCATTTTTATCGAGAATTTGTAAATTATTATAACTACAACACCTATTAAATTCTTCTTTATTTGTTAGATTAAATTTGCTTTTCGGTATTATATGATCGATTTGATAATAGTCTATGTTGAAATGGCATCCATTTAATTCTTTATATGTTGTTATAAATTGTAAGCATATATCTATTACTGATCTGAAACTATCAACTTTCCATAAATCTATTATAAAGTTCTTTGTTTTTTCATGCGTTTTTGTAAATTTTTTATCTATTCCCTCTATATTTTGATGATTATCATGTAATTTTTTTATTATATTACGTATAATTCTATTCAAGTTATCTAACTCTTTTACACCTGGTTTACAAATACTACATTTTTGGTTATGTTCCTTATGTTCGCATATTTCATTACCGAAACATCCATCTATTTTGCATCTCCCTTTTGTTGTCCCATGAAAACATTTATTCGGTTTTTTACATACTGTACATCGATCACAATTTTTATTTCTCGGTATAAAATCTTTATAGCATTGTATACAATGCTTCGATGACATTGTCTCTTGTGTCAATCTTTTTATATATAAAAAGAACGCATCATTTTTTATTATAATTATCATTCTTTGATTCAAATGTTTTTGCGATTCAAAAATGACACAATGAACTAAATACTGCAATAATATATGCTTCTGACGGGGTTCGAACCCGTGCGTGCAATTGCACAAGCGATCTTAAGTCGCTCCCCTTGGACCAGCTCGGGCACAGAAGCACACCCATAATAGGGCAGTATTTATTATAAAAATAACTCTAACTCACATACTTAGATATTCGCGTAATCCTTATATCATTTTTCTTTCAGATGTATCCATTTATTGCAAACCCATTTTTCCCCCTTTTTTACTGGTTCACCCCCGTGATAAGACTGAGATATTATATGTCCTTTTTCATTAACGTTTTGAAATATAACAGCTTTACCTTTTTCTGGTTTGACTGATTTATTAATATTTGGAAATATGGTCTCTCCGCCTTCCTCAACATTATTCAAGTATATCAGTACTGTTAAGTATCTTGGTCCAAAATTACCATCCATTTTTTGACAATAATTTCCATCCCCGTCGCATGCATCATAATGTGGGTTAAAAAACCCTCCTTCTTGATAATTGACTACCTGAAATTCTTCACTATGTTTATTATGTGTTTTTGTATATTCTTTTACTTTATCTGATAATGATTTGATGAAATCATCACTGTCGTATAACCATGCTTGTTTACTGTCCCTGTTATTCTTGGTAACAATGTCATCACTTGCACCATTGTATATCTTACTATCTTCTAAATTATTACGTGCCTTTTCAATTAACATATCACATTCTTCGTCTGTAAAAAAATGTTGTATCTCTTGTATATCATAGGACGATACATCAGTGTGATGTGCCTTCTCTGTTGTAAAACCCTCATACACTTTAGAAGATATATATCCATTGATTGTATATATAATAGCTATCAAGCTAACAACAGAAACCATACAAAGTATTATCATTAGTAGCATATCCATTGTTATTATATAGCAATATATTTTCTACAAGATATTTAAGAACCTTTTGACATATAACATATATGTCTATAAAAGTTGGATATTTAAACGAAAAATATACTCTTAATAATCTACAAAATGAAAATAATAAGCTTATATTGAATTCATTCTTTGATTCAAATGTTATCTTAATAAATAATGAAAAAAACACATGTCAAGATATGTACATAAGCTATCAGGATAATTTTTTTACTGGTGTGTCGTCAAATTCATATGTATTTCGCACAAAAGAAGAGAATTTGCAAACAATTAATAACAGTAATATCACATTATACAAGCCAACATATATATTAGATAATTTACATGTCAAAAATATACTCAATACTTCAAATGATGGAGTGTACATAAATAGCAATCTTATTATAAATTTTGTGTCTCCAAGTGATAAGTTTAGGGTATCAGACATATTGCAAATAACAAGCAATTATGCTGTTCAATACAACATCAGTAATATGTCTCTGTCATGTGGTAATAAGCCTATCATGAACATAGACAATTCAACTATTAGCATGAGTAACAATGTATATGTATATAATGGTACACTGTATGCTAATAAAATTGAGGGTCTAAATGGTTCTTTGAACTTTGAGAATGTAACTTATGGTTCAACATCAATAGACAATTTCAAGGCTACTAAATCTTTTATTGTAGCAAATGCGCTTACTGATAATATTGATATCACACCTTTTCAAGTATATAAAAAAAATGGAAATGCTGATTTATTGAGTATAAATACATGTAATATGAATAATACAATTACAAATAGATTCATTATCAATAATAAGGGTCAAGTAGGCATCGGAACACAATCACCTGATGCAAGCTTAACAATTTCAAATGTTTATGGAAGCAATGTTATTAATTACAAAGGGACATCATCAGGGGATGTTTTTCGTTTAACCAATAGAGGCAATGTCGGTATAGGAACGAGTGTTCCTAATGCACATTTACATATTTGTAGAAATGATGACCTGACAGATAATCAATTTCGCAAGAATCCTATGATAAATATTGACATGAATTTCAATCCATACAATAATATCAGTAATTTATATACTTATTACACGTCTTCTGTATTGACAGACAACACAATGGCAATTTATCCTTATACAGTTGTTTCATCAAATTTGTCAAATGGACTAAACGTTAATGTTAATAATACTTTTTATTTACTAAATCAGGGTATCAACTCTGTATATTCATTGCTGGATAATAATATATATAATATATCCAATATTAATCTATCTAAAGAAATAAATTTAACATTACCAATTATTGCTGGACAACAACCACTATCTACAGTAGCAAACAGTATAACTCTGAATAATAGTATTGTATACCCGGCTTCTGATAGGATACATATTGATTTTGAAAGATCTACCTACTCTTCTCCGGATGCACCTGAATATGAAGTAAGATATTCATTACTGATGATGAGTAAAGAAACAAAAATAAATGGAGGGTATATCAATAATCAAACCCTTCCAAATTATAATGCTGATAATTTTACACTTACTATCTCCAAGTTGAATAAAAGAGTTGTATATTCTATATTAGGATACAATATTACATGTTCTATCGACTTTATTATTGAGAAGAATTTTCTACAGAATGGCAATTTAATACCTTATTATACTTTTGACTATGAAAAAATAGAAAGAGTTCAATTGCCTGCTCCTGATTTCTGGACAATATCTTCAAATAATACTTTTGTATCATCATTATCAGCTCATGGAACTTTATCACTTGGTACGAATGTGCCAGCTAATCAAAGTGAAGAATATTTATTATATGCTCCTGGAAAAGGTCTTCTAAATTCATTGAATATTAATTCATTAAACACAACTCAAGCAAATAATAATATATCTGTGAGTGATAAGAATCTTGTGAATGTTAATAGGATTGAATGTACGTCATTAGAAGCAACTAACTTAACATTTAATGCCATAGATATCACAAATCTACAAGGAACAAAGCTAAGTATGCAAGAAGGCATTTTTAGCAATTTGGCTTCATCAAATATAGAATTTTACACACTCAATAATGATTATCTGAATTTCTCTTACAAAAATGCGCATTTCAAAACACGTTGTTCTATAGGCAATAGCAAAGAACTTAATAATGAGAATTGCATGAAAATAACAGTAGATAATCAAATTGTTGCAACAAATACTGTGTTTGAATCTACACCATTTTATACAAGACATAATGGCATTTCTGTATATAATGAATCCGATGGTATTAATCCATGTATCAGTATAGCTACTATAAACGCAAATACAACACCATATTTGCATATGAGTAATGGTGCGTCAGGATATTATTTTCGTGTAAAAAAAACCATGTATAATAATAATAATGTATCAACTACTAATTTTCAAATTGTAACGGATGATTTAAAGAGTACAATCAGAAAAAATTACTACTCTCAACCCAATATTGATGAGCCATATTTTTTTCAACACATTAAAGATTATGATTTATTAACACTTGGTGAACAAAACATTATATGTATTGATACTTTAAACAAACGCAGTATGGGGTTGAATAATACAAATAGTTCAAGCAAAGTTGCTATAGGTCTTCCTTATGGTGTAATGAGTAGTTATGTAGATAAAGATCATCCTGTTTACTTCAAAAACGTAATCAATAATAAAGATACAAACCCTTATATGCTCAATATATTTGGAAATGTTAAAATGGCAAATATTATGAATAGTCCAATGTTTACAGCGAAAACAAATGACGTTGATAACAATATATATACTGCAATTAATGGAGAACCTGATAATGTTAATACATTACGTGTATTTGGAATTACTGCAACATCGAACTTAACAGTATACAGTGACGTGAATGCATCTAAAATATATACATCAAATTTAACAGTATACAATGACGTGAATGCATCCTACATATATACATCAAACTTAACAGTATACAATGACGTGAATGCATCTAATATATATACATCAAACTTAAGAGTATACAATGACGTGAATGCATCTTACATGTATGCATCAAATTTAACAGTATACAATGACGTGAATGCATCTAATATATATGCATCAAATTTAACAGTATACAATGATATCATTATCAATGTCCCTGGGCAAGCGGAACCCGTGAGTTTGGTTACATTTTTACAAAATTATTATAGTGCTCAATCCTCATCATCATGAACATGAGTACATTACCATATAAGTATCTTTATTTCCTTCAAAGAACATTTTTGGATCTTCCACATTTGCTACATTCAAATCATCATATAATATCCATTTGTCATCTGTTTTACATAGTGCACAATAATGTCCTCCTGCTAATCCACCAAAGTGCAAAGCAACTGTATTGCAATTGTAATTAATATCATTATGCATATGTGATATTACTGACCCTGCTTTTATGCTCAATTTTGTATTTATGTAAACTGGTTTAGTTATTTTTGTATGTGTATTTGAAAATCGTTTTACAACAAATGTAAGAACAGGTGGCATCTTCCACATTTTTGTCATTCTCGTATATGGTGTGTACTCATTGCATTTCTCACATTTCCAATCTCCTTGAAATTCTTGAGACTTCAAATAATTTCGCAACATAGATGCAATAGACGTTTTATCACTATCCTCTGGTATGTCAAGAGGTATGATGGTAAATGGCTCAAAGTTATAATTCATTGTATAACACACATTACATTTTAGCATATTTAACATGATTCCTTGAGATGATTGCAACCAATTGGATGTTTTGTAGTTATTAATATTATTCAATGTGTGGTTATATTTGTCCCACAGTTCTTGAGAAGATGCAATAGTATTATTTTCATTATCTGATAATAATGGTATTTGTACAGGTAATGATGCAGATGGTATATCACTTCCACATTCCAGTGAAATCTTGTCAAATAAGAACATCCAAACCTCGCCTATATCAAGTTGTTCGCCTTGACGAAAGATTCCATCAAAATGTCTGTATAAATGTCCTATGAATTTTTTAGGACTGAGTGAATGATGTTGATTATGCATCATATCAAGAATTTCCTTGAGTTGATATGTTATACTGTTTTCAGACGTATTTGTATTGAGAATAATATCTCGTAAATAACTTGTTCTACATATCATTTGTATAAGGCTATTTACAGCACACGTTGAACCAAGATTTTGCAATCCTTGCATTATTGTATATAAAGTCTATATATCATAATCATTTTTTTACTTTATGTGTATTCTAATTATATATCATATGAAACACATATTCAAAAATAATCTTCAGAATGATGAAGAATGCAAGATATGTGTAATCTGACTGAAAGAAGTGTTTGTATAACATATATTCTTTGACAAAATCAAAACATGACACTAAGAAATATTTGTTATGCGTAACTATGAATAATATGACACCAATTGTGCGATATGCTATGAAGATTTCTAACAAAGTATCGTTGAGTTCTTTATAAAAGTAAATATAGCACAATATATATGAAAGGGTGTCTATTATCTTGTCATTAACTTGATAAAATTTGGATTCTTTTGATTTTTTTGTACAGTTTGTACCAGCTGTTATGGACTTTCCTTTTGAAATAACATCATATTTTATGAAAAAATTATCTACACCGTCTAAAATAGTGAGTGCAAAAGGTAATATTACATGTATGTGATTTTTATTGGCATATGTTTTTATCAGATAAAATGAAATGAATGTTAATACTGTTCTCAGTGCCACACCATTTGATACATGTGTTAAGCAATCTTTCAAGATTATCATTTATTTATAGAACACAAAATATAACCAAGTTGCTCCTACAATCATGAATAGAACAAACAATGCATTTACTGCAAGAGATAGTATTGACCATATGTAGTATACTTCACGGCGAATGTCTTCACTACATTTGCAGTCTATTTCCTTAAGCTTGGATATATAGATAATAGATACTATCATGTTTACAAATGAAAGGATTGCAATTATCATCCTCATGAATTTCGCAAATGGTTGTAGTGCATTCAACCATTTAACCTTGGAAAATTCCATAAAAACAGAGGCAAACCCTAAAACAACAGTTATTCCTAGCAATATTAAATAAGCATATAAATAATATTTTATGAAATCGCGCTGCGAACTCTCGCTGCATTTACATTTACTTTCTTCTAATTTTTGAATCCATTGAAGTGTCATAGTATATACAATAACAATTGGAATAATGAAAATCAAAACTATGATAGATGCCAATAGAACATTATAATTCATATCTATATGATACACAATATATTTTTTATAAATATAGAATATAGAATGTCAAAAATCCAACCTACATTTACAAAAAAAGGGAAATCCATTTTACAATCAGAAAAAAACAGAATGGAAGCAACCTTCCAAAAAGCGCATATGTCTTTTGATGCTCAAGATTCATCTTTTTTGCAAAAAATTCAATCAAGAATCATTAAAACGTCTTCTGGTATAATGTTTGATAATAATTTAGATATATACAATATAATTTTGGTTGAAGATGATGGTCTGATTTATTCTGTGAAGTTTGATGAAAATTTGTATAACAATAAGGTATACGACAACTATACTATTCGTGTTTATATACAGCAAAAACTATGCTTGTTAGATATTAATAAAATTATAGGTGTTGTTTACAAAACTGATATTCCTGAGCATTCATTTTGGAGAGGTTTAGCAAAATATGTGTATGAAGCTGATGATGGTATATTCTTAAAAAAATATAATTCACAGTCTGTAATTACCAAACCACAGGCAGCTACACAACCACCATCTGCAACCACCAAGCAACCGTCACCTACACAAACACCATCTGCAACCACCAAGCAACCGTCACCACAGGCAGCTACACAAACACCATCTGCGACCACCAAGCAACGGACACCACAGGCAGCTACACAACCATCATCTGCAACCACCAAGCAACCGTCACCACAGGCAGCTACACAACCACCATCTGCAAATAAAACACCAAGAAACCTTATCAAAAAGACTCTAACCAAGGCAGCTTATAACAAATATAAGGAACATTTTGAAAATATTCCAGAACAACAATGCTTGAATATAATAAATGAACTAAATAACTTAGATATAAATTCTGAAAATATTCTCAAAGTCCAAAATCCAAAAAATCCTAATGGCACATCAAAAAAAATAAATTATGATAGTGATATCATTCTAACAGCATTATCAAAATGTTATGATAAATATAATAGAAAGAAGGAAATATCAGATTTAATTGATATAAAACATTTGGTTCTAGAAAATCCATCACAAGTCTCAAACATACATATTACTGATATTACAATTGTAAATCAAGCATACAAAGATTCGTGTGATAATATTTCAAAAAAAACTGAAATAACATACGAGGAATATACTGATCATATGCAAAAATTGCTCAAAGTTTTGTTTACGATACATAATATAATACAGTCTGATCAACTAAGAATTGTATACAATTTTTTTGATGAAGAAACACTAAAAAATTATAAAAAACACGTAGACCCATCATATGACCATAACAAACAAAATATAATAACACGGAATATTATTTTTGATGATACAAGAAGGGTAACTACTGTAGATAATGTTTTAAGTAACACATATTTAAATAAAGCAATACGGTTTTCAATATTGAAGGAAAATGGTATTAAATCTATTGAATTTAATCATCAATACAAACATACAGAAAATGATACTAATTATGAATATCACAAATACATGTCTGTATTGCCAAAATACCATTGTTTAGATATAACGTCTGGTATTTCCAAGCCTCAAAATGATGTTCTCTTAAAATTACTACTACAACTTAATGGATTTACAAAAGATTTCAAGGATAACTATACAATCATTGGACATAATAAACAAGAATATCAAGACTTAGTATCAAATGTAGGAGATTATACACAAAATCATGATATAAATAAATTATGTTGTGTGTTATATAACAATAACTACAATAAAAAATCTGCCATCCAAGATTACTATTATTATTTCAATTACGATGGTCCAGCTATAGCATCGTCTGTTTTGAATGCTTATAATTATATCAATAAAAGGAATTCATATCAACCGTTGGCATTATCACCACCAATATTGTATGAAATAGAAACATATTATAAAGGACAAAGTCCATTATTTAGTAGAATTATAAATGAAGGGATACAAAATCATCTTTGTAATGATTTAAAGTTAGATAACAATACTTTTGACAAAATTAAGAAGGTTATGCAATACATTAATGTACAAAATACGCCAAATTATGATAAAGAAGAAATTTATGTTTTTCACGGAACTCAGAATCTAATGCATTCATCAAGACAAAATGAAATGAATTTGCTGTCATTTTTATCATGTTCATTCAATATATACATATCTATAGACTATGCAACATGCAATATTGCAACTTCAAGTGTAAAGAAAAACAAAGGTATAGTATATGTATTCAAGATTAATAAAAACATGAAATATATGAATTTTAATGATGGTTTATTTCAAATTTTATTATTACCTGGTACAAAAATATTCATTAAAAAAGAATTCATTATAGGTAATATAATGTACGTACTATGTCATGTAGATAACAATGATAATGTAAACTTCGGTAGAAAGCTTTTGCAAAACATTGGACAAAATCTGCATACACCCAGTCAAATCAAACAATATGCTTTGACCAAAGATAAGAAAGAGTATCCAATCTGTACACAAGTTGCTTTAACTGGTACAAGAATCCATTTTCGCCCAAATGTTGAAAATATCTTTGTAATTGACCACCAAAATGAAGATTATATTTACACGTGTCTTGGTAAAGTTCTTGATAACTTTGATATAAATAGTGAATTCAATATTCGCTATACTATACATCAACATATGATAAATGATTGCTATAAGTTTTTCAAATGCAATTGTGTTGAATATAACTTATTCTATAATAATGACAATTTCCCAAATAATATATATACAGCATGGAAGGTTGACAATAATTATAACACCATCAGAGATTTTAAATACAATGTTGACAACTTCTTAGCTGATAGTATATTGAGTAATAGTGATTGTATGAACAGTAAAAACTATTTAGGACACAATACAGAAAACAAACAAATGTTGGTGTGGTTGAAAGGTTGTGGTATGTATAATACACATGGCTTAAGAAAACCACGATTCAATACAAAAGATGTACCATATGATTATTTAAGTATATTGCAGGAAATTATGCCTGAATTGCAAAGAAACCCATTATTGTTCAATGATTTGAAAAAGAATATAAATGGTCATCTTGATAATTTCGATAGTTTCTTGCAGAATTTGGAAAACAATTACTTAAATTTCATTGGAAACCACACTAATATACCACATAGTTCTCACGAATACAAGGATATGCAAAAAATGATTAAAGACTTGACGCAAATACTACAATATCGCTGTGAATATTTCATGCAGCATAAAGAAGAAATAAATGATAATATCATAAAGTATGTTGCTGAAAACTCTTCTATACAATTACCCTCACTGGGCGGAGACTTGTCAGTTTCATTCAAAGAAACAAGGAGTATTATACAACCATATAATACTAAATATAAAACAGAATTGAGGTCGTCATCAAGTAAGAGAAAATTAAGTGCTTATGAATCTTATAGAAGTATTTCATTACCATCTGCTACAGAATTTATGGCACGAAATTTGAAAGAACCCTATAAATCTTATTATGGAGTCCAGAATAGCAGAGATATAGTTGATATTTCAAATGATGGCTATTGTGTGTCTAACAAAGAATTTGAGAAAATATTGAATAAATTAAACAAGGTTGTTTAATCCAAATCATCGTCATTTGGCTTTGGCATTTCTGATGCACCTGGTGGAAAACCTGCTGCATTACCAGCATCTCCTCCAGGTGTAGCTCCTGGAGTACCATATAGCTTCATCATAAGTGGGTTAAGTTTCTCCTCAAGTTCCTTCTGCTTATCTTTGTAAACTTGTGTTTCCTCTTTTTCATGCTCTTCCAACCATTTAAGGGCATCCGTAATGATAGGCTCTGCTTCATTCTTGACCTCATCAAAAGCAGGGCTCTTTTGGTCTTTGTCATCAGGTTCTTTCAAGACTGAGTTTTTAAGATTATATAGATAATTCTCAAGACCATTCTTTGTCTCAATATTTTCCCTGCGTTTTTCATCTTCCTCCTTGAACTCCTCTGCTTTTCTAATCATCTCCTCAATCTGTTCCTTTGACAACCTACCTTTATCGTTTGTAATGGTAATATTTTTGGATTTCCCTGTTGCTTTTTCCATAGCTGTTACAGTTAGAATTCCGTTTGCATCAACATCATATGAAATTTCAATTTGTGGAACACCTCTGGGAGCAGGACTGATACCATCCAAATGGAATGAACCAAGTAGATTATTATCAGTAGCAAATTGCCTTTCACCTTCATAAATTTTAATGTCTACTCCAGTTTGATTATCAGCATATGTTGAGAAGACTTGAGATTTCTTGGTTGGAATAGTTGTATTACGCTCAATAATCTTTGTCATAATATTATTCGCAGTCTGGATTCCCAATGAGAGTGGAAGCACATCCAATAAAAGCAGATCACTGGTCTTTGAACCACCTTGTCCAGTTAGAATAGCAGCTTGAACGGCTGCTCCATATGCAACTGCTTCATCTGGATTCAATGAATGATTAAGTTGTTTTCCATTGAAATAGTTTGAAAGCAGTTCTCTGATGCGAGGAATACGTGTTGAACCACCAACCAATACAATCTCATGAATGTCGCTCTTAGACATTTTAGCATCTGAAAGAACTTTATTGAGAGGTTCAATAGTTTTGTTGAAAATAGTGTCAGCAAGTTGTTCAAACTTAGCCCTACTCAATTGAGCAGTATAATCTACTCCATCAAACAACGATTCAACTTCAACTGTAGTAGTAGTTGCAGATGACAAAGTCTTCTTAGCTTTCTCTGCTGCAATGTTAAGTCTCTTCAATGCTCTTGCATTTTCTCTAACATCCTTCTTGTATCTTTTCTTAACATCATCACATAGATAATCTACAATACAATTGTCAACATCACTTCCTCCCAAATGCGTGTCTCCACCTGTTGCACGAACCTCAAAGACACCGCCATCCAACGTAAGAATTGATACATCATGTGTACCACCACCACAATCAAATACAAGAATATTCTTCTCACTTTTATCATCAGTTTTATCAAGTCCATATGCAATTGCTGCAGCTGTAGGCTCATTAATAATACGCAATACTTCAAGTCCTGCAATTGCTCCAGCATCTTTAGTAGCCTGTCTCTGAGAATCATTGAAATATGCAGGGACAGTGATGACAACCTTCTTCAAAGGATGTCCCAAATATGCTTCAGTTGTCTCCTTCAAACGCTGGATAACCATTGCAGAGATTTCTTCTGGGTGGAACTGCTTATCCTCATTCTTATACTTTACATTAACCAATGGCTTGTTATCATTATCTCCTGTAACCTTGAATGACCAGAGTTTAGCATCATCCTGCACTGTAGAGTCAGTGAACTTGCGACCAATAAGACGCTTGGCATCATATACAGTATTCTTAGGATTCATTGTAGACTGGCTCTTAGCGGCATCACCAACAAGCTTCTCATCATCTGTGAAACAAACATAAGATGGAATAATCCTAGAACCAGTCTGAAAATCAGGAATAACTTCTACTCTATCATTAATCCAAATAGAAGCACAACTAGTAGTGGTACCAATATCAAAACCTGCGGCAATATCATCTTCCTTTCCCATTTTATACATTATATGTACATTTCCTTAAGTAAATTATTATGTTGATGTAAGGGGTTTAAGGATACCATCTTGAAAGTACATATACAACTGTATACAATGTAATATATGCAACTTTGTTTTCAATTTCAAAAATGTGTGTATATGTACTTTCAACATAAGCACATTATCATATAGTATGTTATGAATACTGTAAAAACAATACAGCTATGTGTCTTGACAAATACTATTTTATTATTTGTCATATTTGCCATTGTATACAACATAGCTGATAAAAACCTACTGCGTATAGGATATTCTGATGAACTTGTCATACTTGGTGTGCCTATTGACACATATTCAAAATATATTACATTGCACATAATAATATTCACTACAGAATTCTTCTACGCTCTGATATACGAATATGCTAATCCAATAATGTACTTTAACATATTCAATGAAGACAAGAAAGAAATTGAGGAATTTACCAAGAATCAACTACAATTCTATGCACAAGCGCTATGGTTTAGTACATCAATAAAAAATTCTGTCATGCTACTGGTAAGTATTCAACAACTTGATATACTTGTTAGTAAATGCATTTCATATGAAATAGCCGTATTCTTTGTTATAAGAAAACTTCTAAGTAAAAAAATATTCTTGCCATCACAATGACGTTATAGTTTCTTATGATTTTGCGATACATATGATGAAGTTGATGCTGCTGACATTGTGGATGCTGCAGATAGTTTTGATGTTGCTGAAACTGAAGATGCTGTAGATTGTTTTGAAGATTCTTTAAATGAAACGGGATTTTGAGGAGATTCTAAATATAGTGTATTTAACTTTCCATTTCTATCAAAAACACAAGATTGTTTTACCATAAATGCCATAATTATCTTTGCAAAGTCATCAGTATTTGTATCATTATCATTATATATATTATCAAGTTCATCAAGAAATAAATCAAAATCTGACATTTCATAATTACTACCTCCTAACTGAACTAATTCATGTGTAGATGGTGGCTTATTTCTTGTTAATAAATAGTTGTCAACAAAGGATTTCTTTTTCAAACTTATTCCTGACATATCATACAATAAATCTAATTGTTCTTTACAGTCTCTCATATCTTCATCTATGTTACGTATGATTTTACTTGTTTTTGAATGTACTTCATACAGATTTCCAATAGTAGTATCAAATTTATTCAATTCCAAATTCATTTTGTTGTCTTGCAACTGACTGGTTTTTATTAGATTTTGCATATATTCTTTGAAATTGTCTTGATATTTGTATTTACATGATATATAGACTTCTTGTTTGGTAATATTAGGAACATGATTTTTCAAACTCATATAATTTTGTAAACAATATATTGTAATTTTATCATTCATAATTAGAGTTTTTATTACTGAATTATATTTTTCCATCATATCTGTTGTAATAGTTGAATAAAACTTGTTAAACTGTGTATCTGGTTGTATCAGAGGATATTGGCTTATAAATACATTTAAGTACTCGTCAAAATTCACATATTCTGATATCATACTGTAAATATTATATTGAGAATTATGTTTATCATATAGATATTTAATATCTTCTATATTTAAAATATAATAATTCAGTAAGTCCCTAAAATATACTCTATTTACATCTTTATCATCTTCATATTGAACATCGTTTGTAAAATTCAATATATCAACATATTTATAAATATAACTATCTGTAATTTCTTTATAAAGTTTTTCCATATCTTGTTTTGCATTATCTATATCTTCTTGTTTTACATCATCTATATCCTGTTGTTTTGCTTCATTGATTTCATCATATATTTTTTTAAAATATGTATATTGTTTGTTCATATTGGTTTCATCAATTATATCATTAATTATATTGAGCAGTAAAAGATGAATAATAACATTATACCTATGTAAAAAAACATAATCATATAATTCATTGGCTTTGTTTCTTTGCGAAACTCTTTGTATTTTAATATCACTTGGAATAAGTTTTAATATACTCAATGATTTCTGTATTGTTTGAATAATTTTGTTTTTCACAATATATTGTTGCCCTTTTGGAAAAGAATTTTCCAAACGTTCTTTAAGATATAGAATATATCTTGCATAGCATTCTATTTTATACAAACTGTTTCCTGTTTTTTTATGAAAATATACACTATTTTGAATTGCATCTATAACACGATGTGGTGATATATTGTAAAATGTAAGTACCTTTCTTGGATCTTTATCGTGTTTTTTTTCTTTACCATTATGACGACTTGCATTATTGTCATGTTTACTATTTTCATCATCTTCATAAAAACCTGTAGGTTTTATACAAGGTACATTCATAATGTAAGCATAAGCAATTGCAAGTCTATCACCTGAAACAAATATAGCTTTTTGTTTACGAGCACTTGCAACTTGTAATTGGTCACCTGCTCTCTTGAAATCAAACAATATACTGACAAATAATTGTGAAGCATCATTGTATTTTATAGAAGGGTTTCCATCATTATCCTCGCTATAAAATCTAAATTCTTTGTAATCAAGATGATATATTTGTTTTATTAATTCCAACAAATTCCTCAAATAATACGGTTGAACATATTTCAGTTTTGACTTTTTATGACTTCTTGATTCATCATCGTCTCTATCATCATTTTTCTTATGTTTTTTATATACTATTTCTTTTGTATCTTGCATTTCTTTTATAACTCTCATTATAAATGGTTTCAATTGATTATTTGTTTCTGTAAGTGCAAGATTTTGACCCCTAATATATGTTGTAATATCAAATTGTTTCAATACTTTCACCCCATTCATAATATACTCATATTTCATAACACGTCCATCTGCTATTGACAAAGATTCAAGTCCAAATAAGTTCCCATTATCTTTCCTCAATGCATCAGGAATTATACTTATTTCATTATTCATACATAATGATTTCTTTTCTACAAGTCTATCATAAGCTATTGCTTCTGATATGATTATAACAGGTGAAGTTTGTAAGTTACATATTACTTCATATTTTAGTACAGATGCATCCGCTATAAATTCTAATTTGTGATTATTCATTGCGTTACAGATTGCACTCAAAAATTCAGTAAATTCATAATCCCAAACATTGTATGTTTTAATAGTAAAATAAAAGTCTTCATTTTGGTTTTGGTTGCTTGCAAGTTTGGTTATATTATTTCTATCAATTTCATTATACTTTATTGCATCATGTGGTGACTTAATATTTGGTATTCCCAGTTTTTCCAATAATTTGTTTTCATCATAGCCTTTTGCATTTTGATTCAAAAAATGTTTATAAAATATATTATTAACAATGTTAGTTTTACCTTTACCAAAATCATGAATAGTATCACATACAGATATCATTTTAATCGTCTTAACATCATGGGCGTTCATTTACGAATGCAAAGTATCTCTTACAAACATACCTGAAAATAATTCTCAAACATATCTAAAAATCCCATATAGACACGGGAGATGGGTCAAGAAATTAGAAAGTACATATACAATATTTTTCTGATTGTTTTCTAAACAATAAATTATATACATAATGAACACAGACATGTACTTTTTCACATGGCATAAAAAATATCATCCTTCTTATATGGATTAAAACTGTGTTGCCTTTCTTCGTTTGTGGTACACGCATACTATCATTGTAAATTTTGAAAGAGATGTTTTGGATATTATCTGTCCGGACTTGTCGTATAGTTGTATATTAAACCTTTTAAAATTTGGTTCTACTGGATTCAGAACAATCATATTTGTATCATTAGGATTGCAGCTCATGGATGTATAATCTGACTTAAATGCTATCTGTTTATCAGGGGAGGGATTTGAGCCAAATTTTTCAGATATGTTCAACAAAATCATATCTGTACATTTGATGTTGTTTCCACCAAGGTTTGTTGATATTCTGTTATAATCTCGTAAATCAATAAATACAGGGTCTCCATCTTCTATAGTCTTACCATTTATAGTTCCAGTTGGATTTAAAAAGACCTCTGAACGCATCAATTTAATATATACAGCATCTTTAATAGGTTCTAATAAATCATAATAAAAGTCGTATGCATCATTTTTATAAAAATTTACATTAGATGTATTCATATATATGACAGTCTTATTTAGTATATCTTCATTCATTTCTACTATTATGATATGAAAATATATAAAGATTCTGAACGTTATATATCTACAATTCAATGAATCTTTATAATTCATATGCATGTGTATACTATAATCTTGTTTCAAATTTCTACATATGCTTAAATCTATTGTTTCCATATTACAATGAAGACATTCTGCAATTACAGTATAAATCAATTGAGCAAATCAATGAAAGTACAATTTTTGAAAATAATTCTAGAAAACGTAAGAGATTCAATATCTTTATTGAAAATCTTATTCAAAAAAATAATGACCTCCTAGAAAGAATCAGACAACAAGAAGAGGAAGATAATAATATAAATAACTATGAAAAAATAGACCTTGAAAATACAGAAGTAGAAGAATTGAATAACAATGAGGTATCTGATTCTTCTTCGGCTGAATCAGATGATGAAAATAAAGAAGTTGTCCATGAACAACCTGATATACAAGAATCAGATGATAAAAAACATCAATAATAAACTAACGTTTGTTTCTTTTTCCACTTTTTAGCCAATATGTCTTTTAAAGAAGTATATTTGCCAAAACAGTCTGTATTTAACCTTTTTAAAGGCTCATTATTCAATTCGTGTTGAATATGTTCTTCTAATGTAGATATGTATTGATATATAATTTGTGCATTTTCAAGTTTATTATCAGCAATGCATTGCATGTAATCATTGTACATAAAGTATAATACTGTGTCATATGAACCAATCATATATCCATTTGATTTTAAGTAAGAATAGCATTCGTCTTTGGTGCTGATGATTTGGATATTGATACTGTCTGATGTAATAAAAATATGTTTCTTCTGTTTAACTGTTGTATTTTTAAGTAGTTTGACAATTGCATCTTTGGTGGCGTTGGGGTCAGTTGACAATATTTCTAAGTTCATGTTATATTCTTGTATCACACCATAGTATTTCAATGCATTCATTCCCACAATTACAAGATTGTTTTTTTTGACATATTGCAGAATGTCTTTGAACGTTTTTGATACCGGTATATGCTCTTCTATTTTTGTACTTTTAAAGTCAAATAATTTGGTCAATATATTCATTCTATCATAGATTTTTTCCCATCTATGATAAGAATTTAATGGACGAGATAATTCAAAATGCATATTGGCTTTTAGATATGTAACAGGTGCTAATACGAATGAGTCTTTGTAATGTGTATAAACTTTTGTATTGTTTTTTTCATATTCAGCTACTTTTTGTAGATCTTCAAATGTACCTTTGGAAATTTGTGTTATGTCTAGAACTTGTAAAAAATTAACAAAAACTCTGTATGTATTTTCATGTAGCGCTTTCCTAACCTTTACATATTTATAATTATGCTGTGATATATCATTCGCAATTTCTATAGCATCTTGTTTTGCATTTGTAGAATAACAATCTAAATCATTGACCGTGAATTCTTTATAGAACTTTTGTTTTTTAGGCATTAAAAGGTTGATTGCAAATCCACCATATAATATGAGTCCTTTACGTTTGATAAAAGCTTCTACATGATCAATCAATTGTTTAGAATCTGTATATTTTTTATTCAATTTTTGATTGTCTAATTTTTCTACTAATTTTGGCAGATTATCATCCATATCTATATAATATATACACAAAATTATGTAGGAGCAGGAGCAGGTGCGAAGGATGCAGGAGCAGGAGTCATGGATGCAGGAGCAGGTGCGAAGGATGCAGGAGCAGGTGCGAAGGATGCAGGAGTAGGAGTCATGGATGCAGGAGCAGGTGCGAAGGATGCAGGAGCAGGTGCGAAGGGCGCAGGAGCAGGAGTCATGGATGCAGGAGCAGGTGCGAAGGGCGCAGGAGCAGGTGCGAAGGATGCAGGAGCAGGAGCCATGGATGCAGGAGCAGGAGCAGGCGTGAAGGATGCAGAAGCAGGTGTTGTTGGAGTTGCACAAATTGCTATATTATGTAAGTCAAAAACATTATCAGCATCTGTATTTATTTTTAAATATATAGCAGATGTATCTTGGTTTTTGCATGCATTATCTAAAGAGTTTGGTTGCAAACCTGAATGAGAATACATAGAACCCACGCTTCCTGATTTGTTGCCTCTTTTTAAAACATCATTTCGTTTAATAGTATTTGCAATGACTTTGATGTCGTATAACAAAAAATATCTATTGAATATTTCTGCTAATGATGATTTTGTTAATAATCTTGTTTCAGATACCTCCTTTTCAAATAATGAATAATTACTATGTGTCAAAACTGCTCTAAATAAGTATTCATTGTTTTGTAAGTATACATAAAGATCTCTCAAAGGTAATAACATAACACGTGGTACTTCAATACTGCGTTCATCAAAATACAATTTTGATACATAAGATATCATATCTTCTTTTGCATAAGCATATTCAAGGTCAATTGCCACATCATTAGATTGTAATTTAATATTTTTTCTGTATTCAGTTGAATTCATCAATTGTATTTTTAACAAATGCTCATCAAGTTCATTGTTTTCAATTTGTTCACTGTATCTAATTAACTCTGATGATGTTGGACTACGATTTAGAACACTTTTGATTACACTCATTATGATGTATTCGTTGTTAGCTTGTTCAGGTGTTTTATAGTGAGATAAATATAGATTGCTTGTATATGGCAAATATGCATCACTTATAGGGTCATCAATAGTTTTTTTGTCATTATACATATGTGATTGCAATACCATCTGTATAGACTGTTCATACATAGATAATAAATCTCTATTATCAGATTGAGGTCTCTGTTGGAAAAAATCTGATGTATACACATAGTTTTTGATTAAATCAGAACCTAAGTAATCACCTTGAGAACGCATTTTAGAATCCAAATCTATCATGAATAATTCAGGATCTTGATAGGTATCAGTAGATGGAGATAATGCATCATATTTTGCACTATGTGTATCGCCATCACGTTCTACAGTTAATGATGTAATTAATGGGTATATATCAATAGGTAAGCATGTTTGATTGGTTTGATAAATATTGATTAATTGTTTTGTTTGATTTTCACTGTTTTTATACAGAAGTACACGGAACCCTGCGGGAATAAGCATAGATTTGATAGTATTCTTTTTGTCATGTTGCCCTAATGAATATAAATCACCTATACCATTATAATTGCATTCTTTAAACGTTATAATAGGCGGGGCAGTTCTGGCACCAGGAGCAGCATTTACTTCAATTTTAATAGATGTCATGATATTATAGAAATCTTCTGGCAAACATGCTTGATCATGTGTTAATGTAATTGAGAAACCCTTATCTACTGCATTCGCATCTTTTTCATATACATGCACAGTATATCCTGGGCGAATACGTATAGATCTAAAAGGAATGTAAGCTAATGATGTATTCTTTAGCATATAATTGCCTTCGTTTGTAAAAGAAAACGAACGCCCTGTATAATTACAATTTTCATATATGGTTATTGGCGCAGTTCCAGATGGTGTTCCAGATGGTGTCGCAGATGGTGTATTTGTGAACATTTCAATTCCAGATTGATGTGGAATTTGCCATCCAAACACGATTATATAAGAAGTAATTATGATTATAAATATTAATAAAAAGATTTTTAACATCATCTATCTTACTATATATAGATAAATTATATGAAAAAATCAAACAACATAATCATTATTGGATGTAGTATATCATCCCTATATGCTGCAATCAGATGCATTGATATTGGTTACAAGGTACAGATCATAGAAAGAAAAAATTCAATAGTGCCTGTATATGATACTTCATATCACAATTTTTCTCTATATAATGATAATCATAAAGCTTACATAAATTTACTGAAAAGGTTCAATATAAAAACAGAAAGATTTGCCACCGAATTCAGCCAAAAATTTACAACAATTATTAAAAATTTATTGCAAAAATCTAAATTGATACCTCAACAGATACTTATGACATACACATTCAAAGAATTGTACAATAGTTTATTACCATCGGATGATATAACTGAACTGAATTCTTTGGATAATACATTTGGTGGCTTGTTTGAAATCATGAATGCTCTGGATTGTATAAATATGTTTACACACGACATTATGTCCCCAATTACACAATTGCGTAATGTTTATAGCCCAAGATGTGTCCCTCAGTACTATTATGTTTCTATTCAATCTATCAATGAACTAATCAGTAATATGATTTCGTATATCAATAGTAAAAATGGTAAAATCATATACAATAATGATGTGAAATCAATCAAATATATTAAACGGAAATTTGTCATAGGAACATCTAATCATAATACATTTAGTTCGGACATGTTAATAACCACCATTTCAAAAACCAATTTATTGGCATTTACATTTTGGAATAATGCTCAGTTGACACTACTAAATACATTGCATAGCATTAATGCATATAATATAAAAAACATGCTGCATAAATTAATTTCTTTCAATGAGCATGATAGTAATTCTGAAAAGATTAGGAATATACTCCTTGATAATTTGCATATAGTGTATCCAAACTACACAATAAAGGATAACAACATTTATGTTTGCAAATGTGGTGTTAATAGTGTAATTGTTCGTGAACAAATCAGAACTATGTATAATAACAAATTTTTAATTTGCAGCGAGTCATTTAGTAAAAATAACATGTTCATTAATTATTCTTTAGAGCTTGTTGATAATGCACTGAACTTAAACATTTGAAAGGTATGATAAAATATACATGGATACTAATATTGAGAACCTTGTCATGATTTCATCACTTATTAAAACATCATCGGAACCACTTACATATAGCAACATAAGGTCAGTGTATACTCATGATGAAAGGTTTGAACAAACACTGAAAACAATTGAATCTGTTCGCAAATATATACCTAATGCTCAAATATTACTCATTGATTGTTCTGATTTCTCAGATAGTCAAGAAACTGTATTAAAAAATGCATGTGATATGTTTTTAAATGTCTATAATATCAACAACATGAGAAGTATATTATGCAATGGTCCTTCTAAATCCTTGGCAGAAGCAACACAAACACATTTAGTGATTGAATACTTGACAAAAAACAAAATATCATGCAAAAATTTCTTCAAGATATCAGGAAGATATGCATTAAACCAAAATTTCAATTTCTCGTTTTATGATAATGATAAGAATATAGGACGCATACAACCATGTATGTCTACATATTTCTTAACATCATTCTATAAATTGAATTCAGAGACTCTTCCAAAATTAAATAACATGATTCTCAATAACTTGAAAGCATTACAAAACGGAATACCTTATGAAGAATTTTTTAGGGTATTTATGAGTTCATGTGATAATGTTGAATACCTACAAGTTGCTATAGGAATTGATGAATATATCAGTGTGAATGGTGAACATAGATGTCATTAGTCATTCTGAAAAAATATAAGCAATAGCTTATAATAGATACACATGGATGCATCTATTCAAGATAGGATAAATATTTTATCATCAGTAGCTATAGCCCGTGCTATATCAGTCAGCATCATGTTTCCATTTGATACCTTAAAATCAAGAAGGCAAAACAACACAATTACACAAGCATCATTATACAAAGGTTATACCTATACCATTTCAACACAGTCTATGTATGCGATGATAGTATTTGGAACATATGAAAATATAAAGATATATCTTCTAAATAAGTATCCAAATACCTCACATCTACATATCTACTTAGGTACTGCTATTGCAAGTGACATGTTAGGAAGTATATTTTTGACACCATGTGAAGTTATCAAACAAAACATACAAGTTGGAAGATATCACAATGTATCTGATGCTTTTCATCATCTAGGACTACGAGGGCTGTATAAAGGCTATATCAGTCTAATAGCAAGAGACCTTCCATTTAGAGCGATTCAATTGACATTATATGATAATATGAAAGAAACATATGATAATACCATGGTTCTAGGAGCAGTTGCTGGAATGACTGCTGCTGCCATAACAAATCCAATAGATGTTGTAAAAACTAAAATAATGTGTGGTCAGAGGAATATTGAATTGAATGGTAATCTGTTAAGAAATCTTGTGTCTGGTTTGCCATATCGCATGGCGTATTTGGGTGGCGCATCTGCAATATATTTTATTGTATATGAAAAAATGAAAAAATACTTATGTAGATGATCCGAACCCACCTTCTAGTCGTTTGGTAGTTTCTATTTCACTAATTTCAATCATGTCAGGAAAAATTTGTTTACGCATAATAAGCTGACAGCATCTGAATGGGAATACTATATCAGATGCATCTTGATTTTGTTTTGCCAGAGCGACTAATAATTCGCCTTTATATGAACAGTCAATGATTCCTATAGAATTGGCTAAAATGTAGCCAGATTTGCTGATTGATGACCTGGGAACAATCTCTACATAGTATCCAATGGGAATCTCAAGCTTAATCCCTGTTTTATAAAGAGTAGTTGTTGAAGACATAACTGAGTGCACACCAATAATAGACAAGTCATAACCTACATCAGAAAAATTTGCTTTCGTTGGAATAACAGCGTCATCTGATATCTTCATGTACTTGAGAACAGGTCTTTCGTTGTTCAAAAGCTTTAGAAATTTCATATAAATGTCATGATTAATATGCATTTGATGATTCTTGTAAATGATGCCCAGAAGGTCAATAATATTCACATTAGTATATGACAACTGCACAAGGTTAAATATATTTGACATCTTGGTTGGAACATTGAAAAACTCATTGAAAACTTCAAGATTGTTTTTAGAATATTCTGTTATATTACAAATATAACCACCTGTATCAGTAAGGTCTGTATTATTTAATGTTCCTATATGACTGATAGTAGCGTGTTTTTCAAAATATGCCTTCAAAAATTCTACAACATATTCTTTTTTGTTATTCTTTACAAAATCTGCAATATCTATGCTGAGTTTGGAAGTATGTCTGTGAATGTCATTAATCATTTTCGCTGATCTGATAACAAACATATCGCTCTCAAAATTTGTTCCAATTTTTTGCAATTCATTATTGATAATAGGAGATATACTATGCAAAGTCTCTAGTTGAATAACCAATTCATCTGCATCTGCATTCTTTATATTAAATACAATTGTACCCAATATATATGCTTTGAGTTCACTGTCAATTTCTTGAAAATATGTTTCTATCATCATTTAAGTAATATATCTGAATTGTTTTTAAGTATTTTATGCATGAGACAAAAATATTTTCTTGATGAATACATACATGTTGTGTTTTTACACATTTTTATCATTATAAGGCTATATAAACAAATTACTATATCCATAAAAGGTTTTCATTGGCAACTTTTCAATTTTTTACATTCTGGTACTATCAGTTGAGGTCTTGCAGTTTATTCATTTATGACTTTCATATAGGAGGTCGTCTTATAGAATATTTTATATACTCATAATATGATGATAACATGGATTTGTTTCATATTGTTGTTTGCAATATTGATTGTGGTATTATTGCATAATGACACAACAAATAATCTAATATCTCGTTTATGCAAACCAAAGCATAATTCTACTACTTTTCAAAACTTTGATAAATCTAATGTATTATCTCCTAATAAACCTATATACATATTCATACATATATGTAATATTGGAAGCTGGAATTATATATTTGATGAAATAATAAACAATCTTTTAGAAAGTGGACTTTATGAGGTATGTGAACAAATTTTTATTGGATGCAGTTGCCCTAACTGTGTTGATGATATCAAAAAAGTATCAAATTTATATCACAAAATAACTGTTTTACCAGCACATAAAGATAATACTCACGAAAATGGTACAATAAATTATATACTAAAATTCAGCCAATATACAGATGCTTTTATACTTTATTTGCATTCTAAAGGTGTTACTAATAAAACACATAGACAACATTATTGGAGAAATCTCATGATGTTCTATATGATCAAACTATGGCATGTGTGTATCCGCCTTCTTCGTGGTAATATACTGACTGTAGGTCATCAATATACGTCATATAATTTAACACCACATTACAGTGGCAATTTTTGGTGGGCAAATACAAAATATTTGAGAACTTTACCATTAATACAAAATATGCATTATCGTTATAATGCAGAAATATTCATTATGAAAAAATCACAAAAAGGAAAGCATGCATCTATAGGACATGAATCTTGGATATCATTATCTCCATTGAATACAGGTCTGTACTCCAAATCTCCGTCGCCACAATTACCATCATTACAAACAACAAACATTCCTAATTTACATATAGAAATATACTAATTTGTACTACAAAATTTGCTCACTGTTGCAAATATTTATGCCCTGGATACAGTTGTTGGAAGAATTTGAATATATTTTGGTGAATATCTTTGGAATCATCATATGCAAATTTTTCAATAAGTTCTTTGGATTCAAAGTCACTATGAATCCAATAATGTACCATATAGGCTTGTCCAAAATCTCCGGACTTCAACATAACAATATCAGATGATGATGAAGGCAAATCAGTAAATTTGGGATCATTTATAGGATACACCAGTTTTCTATTCACAAACTTCACATTTCTTATGATATCCTTATTATGCATGCATTTTGCCAGCAAATCTGAACCAAATATATTGAAAGAATTGTAAATAGCACTACCATGCTTCAAAAACAGCATTTTAATTTCATCCATAGCAGCTTTAAACAATGGATGTCTTGCAGGTGCAGCAATAAAAGCATTGCAAAGTATAGTGTCATCATTGAACAGTTTTTTGGTCTGTTCAGCTGGTTCCAATGCCATATAAACACAATCTGTACCCAAATCAATCAATGATTGAAGAGGTTTTATACACATAATATCAAGGTCATAATAGATTCCTCCGTAATAGTGTAAAATAGCTAACCTTCCTATGTCAGCCTTCTGAACACCATATTTGACACCTTTGAATATATGGTATATGTCATTATATTCTTTCTTAATAAATTCATCAATATCAGGAGGACCTGGTGAATGAGACCACATTTTGAATTCAAATTCGCTATTCAAAACTTTGTTTTTTTCATTAATTTTCTCAAAAATACTTGGAAGTTTGTCTGAACGCCATGTTTGATGAATAATCTTAGGAATCATAGGATGTTCTTTTGTATGTAATAAATCTTATATGTATTTAGATTATAACAATGAAAAAGGAATATGATTTGGTCATTATTGGTGCAGGACCTGCTGGTCTTACATTGGCACATTGCTGTAGCCGCATGGGTTTGAAAATATTGGTAGTTGACAGAGAAAAAACCATAGGAGGATGCCATAGAGTCATTAGAACTAAAGATGGACTTTTTACAGAACATAGTCCCAGAGTATATTTTACATTCTATGTGAATTTATTTCATATAATGTCAGAAATAGGTCTGGTTCAAGAGGATGTATTTGTTCCATATAAGTACACATCAAATGATATTGCTAAAAAATTTTATATATTTTTGTCTGTATATGAAATATTAGCATTTATGTATGCATATATGATATATATATTCAATCCCAATTATGGAAATTCAATAAGTTTAGCCACATTTGCTAAAACACATAATTTCTCTGAAGTAATTATTGATAAACTTGACAGAATATGCAGAGTTGCAGATGGAACAGACATTCATAAATATTCTTTAAATAAGTTTTTGAGTGCAATGAATCATAGCACATCTGATATTATACAACCAAAGGAACCTCTTGATAAATCTCTTTTTAGACATTGGAAAACATTTTTAGAAGGTAGAAATGTTGATTTTGTATTAGGAAAAGAATTATTACATCTGCATTATAATGAGCAAACAAAACAAATAGATTACATAGTTCTTGAAAATCAACACAAAATTCATCTTAATAAATTGGTATTAGCAATTCCGCCTGCAAATATATCAGGTATTCTAAAAACTAATAAAGATATCAAAAATGCCTTCGGGGATTATCATAAGTTTCATGAGTGGTCCAAAATTACTGAATATAACGAATATATTTCTATAACATATCATTTCAAAGATAAAGTTGATATTCCTCATATCAATGGTATAACATTAGATACAGATTGGGGCATTGTTGTCATAGCTTTGAGTGATTACATGGGACATATTGAAGATGGTTATAAGACAGTTCTCAGTGTTGGTATCAGTATTCCCAAAGCTAAAAGTAAAGTTATCTCCAAAAGTGCAAACGAATGCACACCTGAAGAGTTGTATATAGAAACACACAGACAAATAAAAGGGTCTATATATCCAGACCTTCCAGATAATTATCATGCAATTCTAAACCCGAATCAATATTATCATGAAAAAGAATGGAAAAGTCATGATGAAGCTTATTTTAACACAGTAGGTACACAATTTCTGCCATTTCAAAGTGATGTTATATCTAATTTATACAATGTAGGAACGCAAAATGGAAAAAGTTATGTAGACTATACTACTATGGAAAGTGCAGTAAGTAATGCAATGGTTTTGTCATATAACCTTTATCCTCAATTACGTGAATATTATTGGCTTAGAAAATCCTTGAAATTGCAAGATATTATAATATACATACTTATCGTGTTGTTGATTCTCATTATAATATACTACTTAATAAAAATGTTCAGAAATATGTAACCTATAGCCATATATAGAATTAAAATTTTATCTTATCATAATAGGTTATGGCTAAAAAAAATAACTGGTTTATTGAATCATTCAAGTTTGGACTGGGTGCAGGTCTAGGAGCAGGTATATCCACTATGATATTTATCATATTAGGTTTAGCATTTTTCTTTCCTGGTCTATATTTACTTAGCCAGGAGCGTAAAAAACCTAAAGACAAGCAAAATCAATCCAATATTATAGGTGCATATATTCTTATGGGATTAGGTGTGGTTTTTGGAATGGGTATAGGAGCTGGCTTTTTGTTTAGCAATTTTATGGAAGATTTTTGATAGTATCTCTTATTTTTTCAAGATGTTTACACCCTTGAAGATTTAAAACGGCACAAAATATATTATTTTTTATTGTGTATTATTATGAAACATAAAACACAAGACTACAAGATTACAGCTGTTAAGTACTATTTACAAAATGATGTTAGTTTAAACGAAGTATGTAATATTTTTGATTGTAAGAAGTCTTCATTGAGAAGATGGATTATGAAATACAAGGCATACAGACATATTGAAAGACTTAATAGACCTTCTATGTCTTACAAAATAACAAAAGAGCAAGTTAAATATGCTATTAGACTGCTAAAACAAAACGAACAGATTACTATGACTGAACTAAAGAAATTAATACTTGATAAATATCCTTCATTTGGTATTACATCACAACATTTAGGCAAGGTATTAAGAGACAATAATAAGACAAGAAAAAGAACTAAACATCAGCATTTTTCAACAACAAGGTATGGTGTAGAAATAAATAAACAGAATGAGTTAAACAAGTTTTATAATGAAGTAAGTAAATATCCAATTGATAAAATTATATGTTTAGATGAAACTTCCATACAACCTGCTATGATGTTAGAATATAGTAGGTGTCAATTAGGTAATAAGTGTGTTGTAAAAACAGATGACAATTATGTATTTAGGAAATTTACATTATTAGTAGCAATCAATAATTCAGGATGTGTGGGTTCTAAATTATACCAACAAGGTGGTATGACTAAAGAAAGGTTTGTAGATTTCTTACAAGAATATGTATTTAGTAAATACAAGAATTATCTCATTGTATTGGATAATGCTGGAAGCCATAATAATCAATTTGTCAAAGATGCTATTATTAATAGTGGTAGTAAATATCTATTTTCAATAGCATACACCCCAACAACAAATGCTCCAATAGAAAATTACTTCAATCAAATAAAGCACTATCTCAAATTGAATAAGAATGTGCTAAAGTATGATGAGTTAAATAATGAAATCAATAATGCTATTAAGATGGTAAGAAAAGAGAATTATAAGAACTATTTCAATAATGCTTACAACAAAGAAGGGTTAAGACAATACACGCGAAAACTATCAACAAGATACAGAAAACCTAAAACATATAAAACAACATAAGAATATATTAAGTATATTATAAGACATTATTATCATAATGAGACAAAAAACTGAATTGTATCCAGAACAACAAAAACAAATAAGAGAAGAACTAATTGATTTGTTAAATCTAAAAGAAACTAATTGTCTTATTTTATATGAATTAGACCAAGATAAAGAACTACAAGAGAAGATAATGGATTTTTTACCAAGAATACATAATTATTTTTCTATGAGTACTATAACAGCAATTTCATATCCTGATAAAATCAAGAGACCATATGTATCAATTATTCGCCATCTATTGAAAAATGAATATCAAATATTGAGTACTGAATACACCATCAAAGCAGAACCAAAAAATATAAGAACAAAACGATATTATTTTGTAAGAAGGCAAGATATAAAAAATTGATTATAATAGTATAAAATACATATACCACTATGAATAACCAAGAAAAAGGTCTATTATATGAAAGGTATGTTAAAGACTTTATTATTCAAAATATTGGTAAGAATGCTTACTTATGGAATGAATGTCCTGAAAACATATTGATAGAGAATTCTTTGATTGATTCACATAATGATATGAGATTATTGAGAACAGACATCAAAGAAGAATACTTACATTGCCATAAAGATATTGGTATTGATATCATACAACTTGATAATGACAAATGTTCTATAGTCCAATGCAAAAATGGTTATAATAATGGTTTATGTGTAGATGACATATCTGGTATTATGATGAGAAGCAATTTTTTAAGAGATATCAATACATTTATTTATTATACAAACTGCTTATCAAGAAACATTAGATATACAGCAAAATTAAGTCCTTATGTTGTCAATATTGATTGTAGTACAAAAATAGATAAGTTATTAGAAGTTTCTGATGATAATAAGATTTACTTTGTTAAGTTGCCTTATGAAGATAAAAATAATCAAGAAATTATAAAGACTGAAATAATACCATATTCATATCAAACAGACGCAGTTGCTAAATTCAAAGAACATTTTGAAAGCAACAATAGAGGCGTCTTATCTCTTCCTTGTGGTTGTGGTAAGACATATACAAGTTATATGATTTCTTCTGATTATAGTCATATCATCATCTTATCACCATTAAGAGAGTTTGCAAGTCAAAACTTAAATAGGTTTATTGAATATGGATATGATGAGACAAATACTTTGTTAGTTGATAGTGATGGTAATAGAGATATAGATAGTATCAAAGACATCATTAGAAATAAGAACAAGCTTCTAATTAGTTGTACTTACAACTCTATGGACTTGGTAGCAGAATGTTTAGACTTGTTTCAAAATGCTTTATTTATTGTTGATGAGTTTCATAATCTGTCAAAAGCTAATATATCAGATAATGAGAATAATATATTTAAGTTATTGATGTCAGACCATAAAATACTGTTTATGTCAGCAACACCAAGGATTTATGATATTGAATATGATGATGAAGCATTTGATATGGAATGGTTGTTTGGAGATGTAGTGTATCAAATGACATTTACAGATGCTATTGCTAATAAATATATAACAGATTATAAAATATGGTTGCCTTCTATACACGAAAATAATAAAGAGCTTGACAAAGAACTATCTATTTATGAGATTGATAATATAATTAAGAATAGATGTAAGTTCTTATATTCGTGTATAGCAAATAATGGTTCAAGAAAGTGTATAGTCTATTGTAAAGACACAGAAGATATGAGGGGTATGATAGAGTGTATGAAGACTTTGAATGAGTTTTACATTATGGATATTGAAACGAATAGCATTAGTTGCGAGAATAGTGAGAAGAAACGAAAGAGCGTGTTAGAAAGCTTTGCTAATAATAATGATAAAATACAACTGCTATTCAATATTAGGATACTGAACGAATGTATTGATATACCATCTTGTGATAGTATCTATATCAGTTATGCTCCTAAAAATAAGATTACTACTATACAAAGAATTAGTAGAGCAACCAGAACAGATAAGAACAATTCTTATAAGATTGCCAATATTTATATTTGGTGTGAAGAATATGAAGAAATATTAGAGACATTATCATCAATCAAAGAATATGACATAATGTTTAAGGACAAAATCAAGGTAAATGCTGTAGATTTCTATCATAGTAAAGAAGATAAAGAAATAGAATTAGTAGAGAATGATAAGGTATTGTTGAGTAATTGCATTGTTGGTGTAAAGGAGTTTAAGGTGATGAGTTGGGAGGAGAAACTTGAAATGGTAGAAGAATATATTAAGGGATGTGGTAAATTGCCTTGTAGTAAAAATAAGGATAGACATATAAGTTCTTTAGGTCATTTTCTTGCTAATCATATTCATTATTACAGGAGCAGAACAAATAAAATGGTTCAAAATTATTATTATGAACTCTTTACTGAATTTACGACTAAATATCAAGATTTATTTTTAAGTAATACTGAAATATGGTATGATAATTTTAAAGAAGTAAAAAAATATATTAATGCTTTCAAAAGAAGGCCATCATTATATGATGAAAATATACTAATAGCTAAATTAGCAAGATGGATTAATACACAACAAAATACTTTTAGAAAAGATACAAAAGCATTCAAGAATGCTGACATTAAGTCAGAATGGTATAGGTTTTTAGAGGAATATAGGCAGTATTTTCTTACAGAAGAAGACAAGTGGAATGAAAATTTGATGAAAGTAATGCAATACATTCAAAAACATAAAAAGAAGCCATCATCACATTCAGATGATAAGGATATACAATATTTATCAAGATGGATACAATCTCAGCAAAAAAATTATAAAGAAAAACAATTTATATTTGAGATTAAAGAAATATATGATTTATGGTCTAAATTTATTGATGACTATGAAGAATATTTAAAATCTAATGAAGATATTTGGTATGATAATTTGAATAAACTTAAAGATTATATTAATTGTAATAAAAAGAGACCAAATAGTAGTGATAAAGGTAAAGAAATACAATCAATTGCTAAATGGTTAGTGCAACAAAACAGAGATTTCAAAAGTAAAACAAATATTATGAAAATACAAAGGATATTTGATACCTGGTTTAACTTTATTCAAGAATATAAAGAATATTTAAAATCTAATGAAGATATTTGGTATGATAGTTTGGATAAAGTAAAAGAATACATTGATATCAATCATAAAAGACCAAGTTGTAGTGATAAAACCCCTGATATTAAATCGTTGGGTTTATGGTGTGTATGTCAGCAAAAGAATTATAGAGATAAAATAAATGCTATGAAAAATGAAGATATATGTATAAAATGGAATTTATTCATTGAGGATTACCAAGACTACTTTATTAGTGATGATGATAAATGGTATTCAAACTTATCAAAAATAAAAGAATATATCAATATACACAAAAAACGTCCTTCTCAACATAATGAAGAATGTAAATATTTATCTAATTGGTTATCGTCTCAAATAGAAAATTACAAAAATAAAAACAAAAGTATGAATAATAAGAATATTTATGACGAGTTCAAATTATTTCTTGAAGAATATAATGAATATTTCAGAAGAAATGAAGAAATTTGGTTTGAAAAATTTGAGAAATTAAAGAATTATATGGATATGAATAAAAAACGTCCATCTGAAGTTGATAAAGATTATGAAATAGCATTTTTAGGAAAATGGTTAAGTCATCAATTGAAAAATTACAAGCAAAAAGAACAAATTATGAAATATAATCCTATAATATACAATGAATGGAATAAATTTATGAATGAATATTGTGAATATTTTACATCTAAGTGTGATATATGGAGAAACAATTTATTGATTGTTATCAAATATATAGAAGGTCATAATAAATTACCATCAAGTAAAGATTTGGACGATAAAGGGTGTTGGTTATCAGACCAGAAGAAAAATTACGAAAACAATAAATATATTATGAAAGACCCTGAAATTAGACAGCAATGGGAAGAATTCATAGCAAAATACCCACATCTATTCTAAAACTCATAACCTTATATTTCCAAAATCTATATAAAGATTACACTATAATATTATATAGAACACGAAAACACTAAAAATATATTTTCTTATTCTTATAATAGATGAATAACATTAAAGAGAAACCTCCTGATTTCTATAAGGGTGTCAAAGTACCTATCAAATATATTCTTAAACATCCTGAAATCAATCTGTCTAAAATTAATGATGCTGTTATGAGGGCACATAAGATTGTAATTCACGGATTGATGTTTATGAAATTGTATTTATTAGACTATTATAACCATCATAATACTATACCAGAAATAGACCATTCTTTTGTAGTAAATTGCTTGAAAATAGTATGTGTTAAAGGTGGTTCAGGAAGACCACCATCTGATGAAACAAAAGAACTAAAAGATAAGCTCAATTCATTTTATGAAGAACATTATAAACCCTTAAGGCAAGATGATAAACTTACATATACTCATATGAATACAATTTTGGACTATTTAGCAGATGATATTATTATCATGTATAAAAATAACATACAATTACACTATGTGGAATATGTAGAGCGTTTTGTGAATGTATATTGGAAGAAGAAATACATCATTAACAAAATAAGAAGACTAAGCTTTACTAAAAAAGAGAAGGACAATAGGATAAATAAATTATGTTCTCAATTGAGAAAAATTAAGAATGATATCCTTAATGTTGAAACATATGAATACAAATCACATCATATGTATCACTCTTGGATTAATAATGTGAAACAACATATCATTCCTAATAAGATTTTTACAAAAAATAGCATTCATTATGATATACATTGTAATCAGTTTGATTACTTACCTTGTATGATTTATATGATGAAACATATAGAAGAAGAAGAATATAGTATAAATAATGTTTTTCCTTTAAGGTCAGATATCATACCAAAACATATTACTCTTGATAGTACAACAATAGTAAATCTTTTGTTAAGAAAAGAACAAGGTAAAAAAGATGACTATTTATCAAAAGGCAATCTTAAGAAAAGGAAATCAGAAATATGGGATTTTTTCTTTAGGACACAAAGGAAATGCTTTAAGAGAGAAGGATATTCATTTCATCATATGATAGAAACCGATGGTGTTAGTTGTTCTATATTACTGATTAGAGATGACTTGATAGATAAGTTTTCAAAACCTAAAAATACCAGTATATCAAAAGAACAATATATTGATGAACTGAATGATTATACCAAAATACAAAATAAGAAGATAGTTGCAATAGACCCTGGAAAGTGTGATATTATTTATTGCGTTGATGGATGCTGTAAAGATGCTACTATGTTTAGATATACACAAGATAGCAGAAGAAAAGAAACTAAAAGTAAGAAATACAATAAACTCATATTGGAGTTTAAGAAAGAAAGGATTGATGGAAAGTCTATAATAGACTACGAAACTGAACTATCACAATATAACAAGAAGTCTTTAGATATAAATAAATACAAAGATTACATCAAAAAGAAAAATGAAATCAATCATAAATTAATTCAATTTTACGAAGGATATATATTCAGAAAACTAAAATTGAATGGATATATCAATAGAAAAAGAAACGAACAGAATATGATAAATAAGTTCAATAAAATATTTGGCAAACCTGATGAGGTTGTTGTATGTTTTGGTGATTTTGAGCAACGAAAACATATGAAATATAAAGAACCTATTAAGGGTAAAGGTATTAGGACATTATTTAAGAAGTCTGGATATAATACCTTTTTAGTAGATGAGTATAGAACAAGTTGCAAATGTTGTAATTGTGAAGGAGGAGATTGTGAAAAGTTTATGATAAGAAAAAACCCAAAACCTTGGAAAGACAACAATGCTTTAGTACACGGTCTCTTACGCTGTAAGAGCGGTTGTGGATTGTGGAACAGAGATGTTAATGGTGCTAAAAACATTTATAAAATATCTTATAATCATATAAATGGATTAAAAAGACCATTATATCTATGTAGAAGCAATCAATCAGATACATTACACGATGTATCCAACCATAATTTATCTTTCTAATAATTATTAGAAAGCCTTGAAGACACAAAGTAATAAATCTGTATGAAATATTTTTTTACAGAACTTTGTGCCATTTTAAATCTTCAAGGGTGTAAATCTTACTGGTTTAGAACGAGATACTATATGCCATAGTTCAGCATCATTTGTTGCTTTAAGTACAATTACAGCCTGCTTACATGTCTTGTATTTCTGTACAGCAGCATTAAACATGATATTGTCTTTCATGACACACCATATTCTTAATTGTTCAGGAGTAAGTTTGACTAACTTCCTATTTTTCCTTGCTACTTCACCATTTCCTAATGCAATTTCATGCCCACTCTCAACTGTAAATATGAGAGCCAATTCTTTATCTGCAATCTCTATCTTTTTGGCTTGAAATACATGTTCGTTTGTGTTATATGTGAAGCCCTCATACTTGAATGGACTTACATGAAAATTTGATAGGGTCTTACGCCAATCTTTGATACCAGCTAGTTCAGTATAGAGGGTAGCATCACGGGACTTAGAATAAAAGTAAAGTTTATCACTCATTTTTTTTGCAATTATACAAATATTTTATTCAATTAGCTAATCGTTTTTTCTCAATAAATCAAATTTTTCTTGAAATTTATTTTCATATAATACTATGAAAATCAGACAGGGTATATTATTTAAGTTGCTTCTTCGCAATATTGTCATAAAGTTTATTTTTTATCTCTCTGATTCTGTCTAGTTCTGGTACATAAGAATACATCTCCTCTTCTTTCATTTGGACCTTTTCTTCAAGAAACCGAATATCATACATACATATCGTCAATAATATGATGACATTCTTGATATATCTTGCATAATCTTGAACTTTTCTGGAGCATATGCTATCAGGATTTTTGTAATGGTTGTATAGTGGTTTGTCAAATTTACAATGAGCATATGAAATGTTTGTATTTACCAATCTCAGATAATTTCTAAAGTACATATCACCATAATCATATTTGAGAAGGTCCATATCATATTTCATCCTATCAAAGAAATCATTGTACAATCTCGGTGTAATAGCATAACACCAATATTCAGGTGCATCATCCATTTCTACATCAATAATTTCAATGAACCCACCAAGGTACTTTCCCATTTTTTTATTAGCAATACAATATTGATATAATTTAACTATTGTGTCTACTCTATTTGCCTCATAGGTGTCATCATCATCACAGAACATGATCAGGTCATAACCATTTGCATATTTCCTTAAATTGTTCAAGTGTTCCATCTGATATTGTTGATGACTTGATATGACATAATTGATATCTGTTATGTCTCTAAAAATTGTTTCATCAAACTCTTTTTTATATCTTTCATGTTGAAATGATATTGCTAAATATATGTCAGCTTTCATGGTTTGTTCTTTCAGAGACACGATTGTCTTCCTCAATAAATCTAACTGCACATCATATGAAATATGTGAAGGAACTAATACGCATGTTTTTGTCATTAGCATGTTTTTGTAAATAAATGCTTATATGTAGTAAAAAGTACATATCAGATGCACTCCTTAGACACTACAAAAGTATTATAAATTCTGATTCTAAACGTTGATATGTACTCTCATGCATATATGGACCTATATCACTTCATGTATGATACAAACATTTACCTCATTATTTGTTTTTCATACTATGAATAAATTTGTGTTGATTTTTCGCATTTTGTATAAAAAATGATTGGTTCATTGAAGAAAATGATTGGTGACAAAAGAGAAACCCGAAAGAGAAACCCGAAAGAGAAACCCGAAAGAGAAACCCGAAAGCGAAACCCGAAAGCGAAACCCGAAAGCGAAACCCACAATGGCGGATAGTGTTCATCACGTAGATATAAACACGACAAAGGTCAAGCAAATTACTTTCAATATGATTGAAAGAAGAGCGTTCAAAAATGATGGCATAATCTTTGGCGGAGCCGTAAGAGACGGTATTATATCAGAACATTATTCGAAGAAATACAGGAATTACGCGCAAGGTGACAAACATCTACTGCATAATAAGCAGTTCTGGGATACCAGTGTTCATCCGGAATCTGCAGCAAGAACCCTTGTACCAGATGATATGGACATTTACTTTTCCTGCAAACAAGATTCAGAATTCTTCATAGAATCTCTGCATTCTATGTGCGAAGAAGAACATGTCAGAATTAGCACAAAAACATCAAAAGATGACATATCCAATCGCCTATCAAAATACAGCAGAATGCTTGACGTGCAACAGCTAACATTGACCATGAAAGCTGGAAACATCCCATTCGTATTTAGTGGCTATAACATTGAGATTAACATAGATGTCGTAACTCCTACTTATCCTATTATGATGCAACCACCGTTTCGTAATCTTGACTTCCTTTGCAACGGATTCCTGAGAACAAAGCATGGAGTATTCTATTCAGAAAACACTGGAACTTACATAGATAAGCTTACAGAGATTGAGAAAACAGCTGAAGTTCTCAAAATTCAACAAGATATGATTCAGTTCAAAACAAACATATGCAAGTTTGAAAACATAAAACAAAAAGATATCAGTACATTTCACAGGAATAAATGCGCTTTCAAAAGAATTCATAAACTACTAAAGAAAGAGACATTTGAATGGACTATCTGCAATCTTCCATTTGAGCTGAGAAAGGCTACAGAAGAACATCTTGAATCGGTATGCTTTGTTTGCCAATCACAATTTGTAGAACAGGATATACTAGCTATTGTATCAACAACAAAAAATGGCGAAAAAATACCATGTTCAACCACACACAAGAATTGTCTGATGAGATATCTTGAGCACCAGTATGAAGATGCTTGCAATATCACATCAATAAACTATGTTCACGAAGATGACAAGTTCATCTACAAATGCCCCATCAGAACCCCCATTGACTTTACCACATGTCCGTGTGAATATGTAAATAAAACTTGAAAACAAAAAAACAAAAAAACAAAAAAATGCCAAATAAATTTTTGGCATTATAATAATCCAAATAATCTTCTTTGACCTGTGTTGTAATTTTTACATGTTTTACACCCGTTTTTGTTTGATTGTTTTATGGGTCTGGATTTCATTTTATTCGTCATATGTGAAATAAATTTGTTTTTAGCATCTGAAAATATAGTATCATCAGAATATTGACGCACATTTGGACCACCATTTATCTTATTATTCCCCCATATATCTGTAAATCTATTAGCAGGTAAAAACAATCCAGAACCATTTGTTTGTCTTTGTTTAGATTTTGTTGGTTTATCTGTTTTCGTATTTTTTGTCATTCTACTTTACATTGAGAAAATTACATACAGCACATTGCATATATAAGAATATACTAATATACTATCTTGTTAATATGACAAATTATGTAGAGCTGAATGGTATGGAGCTTAATAAATTTACGAACTATATGGGTGAATTATATCATACACAGCCACAAGATAAATTACAAAATTTTATAGCAAAATATAAAAGAACAAATGGAGGCAAGTGTCTGATGTTTCCTGGACACAATGAGTTTGTATGGCACCATAATGAAGATATGTTTAAAATTAAATTTATAGAAGAAGGGAATGTAAAATCTGGACCAGATGGTTTGGAATATTTTCAGAGACTCTTTATATATCATGATGATATTAAAAAAATTCAAGAGTTTTTGAACAATGTTTTCAGGTATATAACAGAAATTGATGAACAAGGCAAAGTAAAATTTTATGTAAGTAAATGTAGTTCTTATGGAAGTACATGGGAACAATTCAATACAGTGGATGTACAAACACTTGACAATATTTTCATAGATAATAAACTGAAAAAATCTATTGTTACTTATCTAGATAATTTTATGGTGTCTAAGGAAAAATACAGCAAATTTGGAAGAAATCATAAAACCAATCTATTGATGTCAGGAATTCCTGGAAGTGGCAAAACATCATTGTGTAAAGCACTGGCAAAGAAATATGGCTATTCAATATACATTATGAACTTCACAAAGACTATGACAGACTCCTATTTAATTGATCTAACATCAGATGTAAAAGATAATTCCATTATTTTATACGAAGACATTGATTCATACTTCACTGAAAGAACAGGACACGATGTGAACATATCTTTCAGCTGTCTTATTAACATTTTGGATGGAACTCTTAGCAAAGGTTCAGGGATCATTAATATCATAACTACTAATTTCCCAGATAAGCTTGATGCAGCCCTGTTAAGACCAGGACGGATTGATAAAATTATTCACTTTGACTATCCAAAAAAAGAAGAAATCAAAAAAGCGTTCCATGCGCTCATAGGACCAGATGCAGATTTTGAGAAATTTTATGCAAATATCAAAAATCATCAACTCTGTATGGCAAGTGTTATAGACTATCTTTTTAGGAACGAAGAAGACTATATGAGCAATATCGATGAACTCATTTCTCAAACGAAATTCATACAACAATTCACAAAAGAAGAATCTTGTTCCAAGCTCTATTCATAACCATATTCATTTGAGTATATGAATCTATCTACCTTGTAACCATTAAAAGAATCACTCTTTGCAGATGTAGTATAAGCACCAAAGTTCTTGACATACATATAATCACCTACATATAATTCAGGAAGCATAACAGAATGTTTGATTTCATCTAATGAATCACATGTATTACCAAATATTTGTGATTCATATAATGTTGTAGATTTTGTAGCAGATACAGGAATTAACTCCGGAACCTGATGGTCAAATATTATACAATTAAAAGAACCATATACACCATCATTTAAATAATATATAAATTTATCATTTACTCTTTTTTTTGCAACAACGCAACATATCAATGTGTGTGATTTTTGTACCATGAACCTCCCAGGTTCTCCTATGAACATGACAGTATTACCGTCAAAGAATTCATATTGTGCTTGTTTTATCTTGTCTGCAATATCTTCAAACTGTACAGCATGTGGGTCATCTGTGTGTGCAACAAAGCCACCACCTACATCTATCAGCTCTATATGAAATCCATACTTCTCTTCTGCTATATCACATGCTTCTCTGCATATCCTTAAAGCATCATAATATGTATATGCAGAATTACAACCTGAACCAACATGAAATGAGAATCCTATAACATTCAATCCAAGTTCATGTGCTGTTCCTAACAATTTATGGATATCCTCTTGTTTGCATCCAAATTTAATATTAAATTTACACAGACTTTGTGAATCATCCACGGCAAGACGTAAAAGTATTCTGGCTTTAGAATGATACTGTTTTATTTTATATAACTCTTCTTCGCAATCAAACGTCATAAGATCCACACCATTATCTTTGGCATATATCAAATGTGAAGGATATTTACAAGGGTGTGCAAATATAATTCTTGAAGCATCGTTTGATATATCTAAAATAGTCTGAATTTCAGTCTTAGAGGCGCAGTCAAAATTGCATCCAAGTTCATAAAGTTTTTTTAAAATAGATGCATTTGGATTACATTTCATAGCATAATATGGTTTTATATTTGGTAGGCATTTATTCCAACGTTCATATGCGTGCTCAACTTCCTTCATGTTTACTATATAATATGGTTCATCAGTTTCAGTATCATATAGCATATATAATTAAACTAAGATTTTTTATTTTTTATATAGAAAAGTACATATCAGTGTTCTTGTTGGAGCATATCAAAGAGTTATAACAACTTGTCCAAAAAACCTGTATATGTACTTTTTTTATTCAGAGGGTTTCATTCCTAATATACATCTATATTCAATTGCAACTGATGTACAAATGTCTTCATTGCTATCTAATTTTACCAAATATTTTGTCCCAACAGCATCTGAACTTCTTTTGTATTTATGTATCTAATGGATTGGAGTTTATGGTCATACCACAATATTCAACAGGTTGCTTATCAAAGTCATGATTCACATACACACCTATGTTGATAGCTTCTAACAACAACACTTTGAATGTCTCCCAGAACGCAGTATCGTGCCCGACTGTCTCATTCGCCAAGTGAGCAAGTTCATGAATCGCAACAAACATCATAACATTAATATCCATCAATTTGTTTTTACTTCTTAGGCAAAGGATGATTTGTTCACCTTTGTTAATGGAATAACTTGTATATCCAGAGTTATCCGCACCTTCTTTAAGCACATTTGGATCAAAGTTTTGTTTAAGTAAAATAACTTTTGAATCATCTGATGGATATGCTTTTATCATATGTTCAACCAACATTATAAGACGTTGGCGTATTTCTGCAATTAAATTAGCTGCCTCTTTTGCATCTTCTCTATCAGATTGTACATAATAGTCTCTATTATCCACAGTGCTTTTGACTGCCTCTAAGTTGTCATCAAAAAACGTGCTGTATGTTAGATAAGATATTAATAAAACTGTTGATAATATAATGAGCCCTTCAAAACCTATCTGCATTATATATCTAAAAGATAAAAAATAAAAAAATGATACTTAAAATATATATATATTCCTATACATACAATGGAAATCCCAAGGAAAGAAGCACCCATTTTGAATGCGGATGATGATATTACGTTCCAAATTATTGATTGGTATATTCCTGAATCAGATAGACAACGTGAGAAATCTGATGAACCTGATGTATTCACTATGATGATATATGGATGTACACAAGAAGGACATACAGTCTGTGTTAACATAACAGGATACCAACCATATTTCTATGTGAAACCACCTGCGGAATGGGAACAATATTCAGACACAGTATTCGCATCAAAGGTTGCAAGTATGCAATCAGAGATTGAAGACGGATGGTACAAATGCACATTCCAAAATAGGAATACTGGTATTGAGTCAAAATACAACAAAAAAATCATTCCAAGAGGATATGACGAACATTTAATAGATGTGTCCATTGTTAAAAAGAAGGAATTCTGGGGGTTCACTAATAACACCGACTTTAGGTTCATCAAGGTAACTGTCAAGTCTCTTGCTCTTTTCAACAATTTGAAATACTATTTTCAGTCTCTCAAGTCAAAAGGTTTCATACTCTATGAAAGCAATATTGACCCATTCTTGCGGTATATTCATGAGCAAAATATCAAACCATGTGGATGGGTTAGCATCAAAGAATATGAATTTAATGAAGACAATGATACACGTTGTGATTATAATATACAGACAAGTCATGAAAATGTCATACCAGTTGATATCAATAACATTGCACCTTTGTTGATAGCATCATTTGATATTGAATGTTCAAGTAGTCACGGAGACTTCCCTGTTGCTAAAAAAGATTACCGTAAAGTGACACAGGACCTTGCAAATATTGCAAAGGCTGGATACGAAATAACAGAGGAGTTCATCTTGTATTGGTTTGAAACAATATATGTATCAGATGCCATCGTAGACGATGACCTTAAAGTTCATAGAGTGTACCCCAAACACAAGGTAGCATTTGCTAACTATAAGGAAAGGATTTCACAGATATTCCCTCAGCTTGTTGAAATTCTCAACAAGATTGCTGATATAACTGTAGACAGTGATGACGAAGACGACGATGACAAGAAAGCTACAAAACGTATAACTGTAAAAGAACAGAATGTCCTTGAAGGTAAATTAAACAGACTATTGAGCGATATTTTACCTCCTTTGAAAGGCGATAAGGTTATTCAGATTGGTACAACAGTTCATAGATATGGTTCAGATGAGATTATCTATAAAAACATCATAACATTAAATACATGTAATCCTATTGAGAATACAGATGTCATAACGTGTAAAACTGAAAAAGAGGTGCTGATGCAATGGAAAAATCTAATGGTATCACTCAATCCTGATGTGCTGACAGGCTATAATATATTCGGTTTTGATATGGAGTATATCTGGGTTCGTGCACAAGAGAACAACATTATTGATGAGTTTTCTTGTGGTTTGGGGCGTAAAATAACACGAAAGTGCACTCTTGTTAGACAAGAGCTATCTTCATCTGCTCTTGGTGAAAACATCCTGAAATACTTTGATATGGATGGCACAGTTGTTATAGACTTGTTTAAGGTTATGCAGCGTGAACATAAATTGGATAGCTATAAGCTGGACAATGTTGCACATATTTTCATAGGCGATAAGAAGGACGACCTGAAGCCACACGAAATATTTGAGAAGTTCTTTGGAACAGCAGAAGACCGTTGCACTATTGCTAAGTATTGTGTACAAGATTGCGCACTTGTGAATAGGCTTCTGCATAAGTTGAAGATTCTTGAAAACAACATAGGTATGGGTAATGTCTGTCTTGTACCTCTTAATTACCTATTTAAAAGAGGTCAAGGTATCAAAATCTTCTCCCTCATAGCCAAGCAATGTATGGACAGAGGTCATCTAATCCCTGTTATTAGGGCATTTGACCCTAATATGGTGATGGATACTGACGGTTATGAGGGTGCAGTTGTATTGGAACCCAAAGAAGGCATATACTTGAATGACCCTATTGTAGTATTTGATTATGGTTCTCTTTATCCATCTTCCATGATTGCAAGAAACCTTTCACATGATTGCTATGTTATTGACCCTAAATATATGGTACATAGTGATCCTAACGTTGACTATATTAAAGTATGCTATGATTTATATGAAGGTACAGGGGATAAAAAACGGAAGTCTGGTGTGAAAGAATGTATCTTTGCACAATATAAGGATGGACGTAAAGGAATCATAGCAGAAATCTTGTGCATGCTTCTGCAAGAACGCAAGAATACCAGGAAAAAGATGGAATATCAAACCATTACTTCTATAGATGGTATGAAGTATTCAGGTATTCTTACAGAATTAGAAGATTCTTATCAACTCATTGATATAGACACTAATGCAAAAAGGGTTGTAAATAAAGCCTCTGTTGTCAATGTAACAGACACATTCAACAAGTTTGAACAAGATGTGTTTGATGCTCTACAGCTTGCCTACAAAATTACAGCAAACTCTTTATATGGTCAGATTGGTGCTAAGACATCTCCTGTATATTTGAAGGATATTGCAGCATGCACAACAGCAACAGGTAGAGAAATGATCATGTTAGCGAAAGAATTTGTAGAAACAAACTATCAAGCAGAGGTTATCTATGGAGATAGTGTCATGCCATATACACCTATCACCTACAAAACAGGACACCAAATATATGTAGATACATTTGAATCATTTGATGGCTATTGGACACCTTATAAAGAATTTAAGTCAGATGAACCAGGTAGATATAACAAAGAACAGATTCAACCAAATGATATATATGTCTGGACACATAAAGGTTGGGCAAAAGTCAAACGTATTATCAGACACAAAACCATGAAAAAGATATATAGAGTTTGCACACCATCTGGTATGATTGATGTAACAGAAGACCATAGTTTGTTGGATGCAAATGCTCAAATGATTAAGCCTGTTGATTGCATTATTGGACAAGAACTCTTGCATTCACAACCAATCATTGAAAAATATAATCATGTATGTGATTCATATCAGGCATATGTTTATGGGCAATTTGTAGCATCTGGTTGCTTATATAAACATGAGGATATTTATGGAACATATTACATATGGGAGATTAGAAATAAGAACTTTGATATTCTTAAAAAATGCAAGACGTATCTGGGAGCAATTGAACATATTAAATTTATAATTATATACAGAAACAAAGAATATGTGTTAACACCTAGTGTTCATATAGACATTGATGAATTTGTTGCAAAGTACAATGTATGTTATCATAAAAATGTATGTGATGGAAGTGTATGTAAAGTTGTTCCTCAAAACATTCTCAATGCAACACCAGGAATCATGTCAAGATTCAAACAAGGTCTTGACGATGCTTTAGGTCTTGCGTATTATTTAATAGATAATACTCATCAAATAACAGCACAGACATACATGCTCTTATTACAGATATTACAGTATCATATCAAGATAACTTGTAGTGAATCTACTATTACTATCAAAATCATAAATTCAGACTTTGAATGTGATAACAAGATAAAATCTATTGAAGTATTGCATGAAAAATATCATGGATATGTATATGATATTGAAACAGAGACAGGTGTATTTCATGGAGGAGTAGGAAATCTTATATTAAAGAATACAGATTCTATATTCTGCAGGTTTCCCTTAAAAGATGCAAATGGAAACAAAGTATATGGAAAGGATTCCTTGCAATATGCTATTGAGATAGGTAAACATGTGGAGAAAAATATAGTTGATATCATGCCCAGTCCACAAAAGCTGAACTATGAGAAATCATTGTATCCTTTCATCTTATTCAGCAAAAAGCGGTATGTAGGCAATCTGTATGAGTCCAGTGTTGAAAAATTCAAGCAAAAATCAATGGGTATTGCACTCAAACGCAGAGACAATGCGCCTATTGTGAAGAAAATATATGGAGGTATCATTGACATATTATTGAATAATCAAGACTTGCACGAATCAATACAATTTCTGAAGGATGAATTGCATGACCTTGTTAATGGAAAGGCTCCTATATCAGACCTTATCATATCCAAGAGTCTGAGAGCATCTTATAAAGACGCCACTAAGATTGCACATAAGGTGCTGGCTGACAGAATTGGAGAGAGAGACCCAGGCAATAAACCACAGGTAAATGATAGAGTTCCTTTCGTATATATCAAAGTTCCTGAAGCAAAACTACAAGGAGACCGTATAGAAAATCCCGAGTATATTGTGGAAAATAATCTAATACCTGATTACTTGCATTATATCACTAACCAGATTATGAATCCTGTATTACAATTATATGCATTGTGTTTAGACGAAATTCCTAACTATGATAAAGCAGATGATTATTGGATGGAGGTAGACCATGAATTGAAAAAGAAGCCAATGTATCAGGACGATGCAAAACGAAAAAATCGCATTGATAATTTGAAATTAAACATGGTCAAAGAATTGCTCTTTGATGAATTCATCTATATGTTATCAGAACCTAAGGTCAAAAAGACTCGCAAAGAAGATAAAGTAAAGGTACAAAAAGATGATGTGCAAAGTGATGATACACCTGTTGCTAAAAATACTAGGAAGAAGCAAAAGGTAGTTGAATCTAAAGAAGGTATTGATAATACAGATGGTTTATTGACAGCAGAGATAAAGGTTGTACAAAAAAAGGGAACAAAATTAATAGAATCTGTAGCAAAACTCTATAAGGGAAATCAACTTATCTGGGAACACAAAAATAATCAAAACAAAGACAAAACCAAAGAAATTATCAATATCATTGTGAACATGGTAGCAGTTGTGAAAGAGCATAATGCAAAAGTGTCTATTAAAGTAAACTATAAACAGTTTGCAACAGATTACAGCAAGAGTTTAGCATACTTTAAAGAATTTGAAAAGGCTGCAAAATATGATGATGAAGTCATTCACACAGCAGTACAAGAAAATGATATAGGTATTATGCAAAATGTATCACACATGATGCCATATGAAGCCATAATATGCTTGAATGAATATTTCTATATTACAAATTGAAATAAGAACAAAATATATTCAAGATAACATGTATCTTATTGTAGGTTGTGGATTATCTGGTGCAGTTTTGGCAGAGCGAATAGCTAATGTGCTTCATGAAGACGTTTTAATTATTGAAAAATCTGACCATATTGCAGGAAACTGTTATGACTATATTGATGTAGAAACTGGTATATTGTGTTGCAAATATGGTGCACATTTGTTTCATACAAATAATGAAGATGTATGGTCATATATATCTTCTTTTGATAAATGGATACGATGGGAACACAAGGTTCTTTCTTTTGTTGATGATAAATATGTATCTATACCAATAAATATAACAACAGTCAATGAGCTTTGTGGACAGCATTTGCAGACACCTGAGGAAATGCAAGAATGGCTTGATAAAAACCAAGTAAAGTATACAGAAACTGTAAAAAACAGCGAGGAGATGGCTTTGTCTCGGGTTGGTAGAGAATTATATAACAAAATGATAAAAGAGTATACCTACAAACAGTGGTCAAAGTTTCCACATGAGCTTGATAAAAGTGTCTTGGCAAGAATCCCAATAAGAGATAACTTTGATACCAGATATTTCTCTGACAAATATCAGGCATTACCTGAAAAAGGCTATACGCACTTTGTCAGTAAATTGATAGACCATCCTCTGATAACATATAAATTGAACACAGATTTTAATGATTTCAGGAAGACAAATGACCTATCTAAATACAAAAAAATAATATATACTGGTCCTATTGACAGATATTTTGAAACAGATGAAAAGTTAGAATATAGAAGCATCAAATTTATACAAGAGGTCCATAGGAATACCAGGTACTACCAACAGAATTCTGTTGTAAACTATCCAGAACCCGAACACCCATTTACGAGGATTGTTGAATACAAGCATTTTTTGAATCAGACATCACCACATACCATCATATTTAAGGAAATTACAAATGATGTAGGAGACCCTTATTATCCTGTTCCTACCAAACGAAATCAGGACCTATATGAAAGATATAAGCAAATGGCTGAGAAAGAGACAAATGTTATCTTTGTAGGTAGGTTAGCAAACTATAAATACTTCAACATGGACGAAGCCATTTCAAATGCATTAGATGTTTTTGATAAATGTGTAAAACATGTTGATGTTTTTTAATCATGATACAGGTAAAATTCATTACTTGTATTTGGCTCTCCATATATCTGGTTGTCAGGAAGTGTATAAGGGAATGTATTGTGTTTGTAGCAGATATATGAGAATGATACCATATCATTTGTGCCATGGTTTAAAATTTCTGTGAACCATTCTCTTAGAAATTTATGGACTAAAGTGTCTTTATTGTTATACGCAATAAATGCAGTATACCATACACCAAAATGCGGAGAACTATGACACAATGATTTGAAGTATATATTGTGATACCCGTCTGCAAGATATTCTTGATATTGTTTTTTTATATCATATGAGTACTTAAGAAGTCTATGAGATGCATGGACTTCAGTATACAAGTCGCCAAAATGAACAGGATGATGCCAGCATACAAAAGAATGTCTATACAACTTCTTCAAGACATATTCACTAATTTTTTTACTAATAATTTCTACATTATTGTCAATCCATATTATAACAGCATATTTTCGTAATATGAGTATATCATGTGTCATCATTTTGTAGTATTTGGATATGACCCTATGGTCATGTGATATATCCTTGTGATAAGGTGTGTTATCTATCTTCCAACCATTATTGATAATATCAGTATTATTACTGAAGCAAATGAAATCTGTTGGCACTGATTGCACAACAAATGGCTTGCACTCAGTTATAGTGTCTTCATACACAGCTGTTATAAAACACACAACTGTTTGCATCCTTTATAATATCAATGACACTATTTGGTTATAGAAGTATATAATATATCTAATCATTTTTTATTACAAAAGGCTACGAAAGTACATATCAATAATCCAAGATAGTACAAAAATAAATTCATAAATTATATAGAAGCAGCTCTGTATATGTACTATTCTGATATGACTTAAAGTTTTGAGGTTGTGTATACAAATATGAACAGAGATTGGAAGTGTCTTAAGTGCAATAAATGGATTTGTAGCAGTATTGACAGAGATTATCATGATAATACAGTGCATCCAAACATGCAAAACCCTTATGTTGTCAGTTGGCTTGCAAGAGGACAACCAGGAATGTCACCATATGACTGAAAAGCAAAAAATGATTTGTCTCAAACTTCTTGGTAATAACATAACTATGCAAGTTATGCTATGGGAAGCCGAAACAATGATTGTTGAACTACTAAAGAAGTGTAAAGAAAAGGATGCAATCATCAAAGACCTCAGAGAAATAATTGAATATAATGAAAAAGAAATCAGTGAACTTCATGAAGAATTGAACAAATCACAAGATGCAGACTACATGTATGAATTGCAAGACAAGGTAGTTAGATTGACAAAACTTACAAAATCGCTTTTGAAAGCCCAAAGAGACTTTGTCTATTCTTACAGATTCTAAAATCTAAAAAGAAGGCATTTTTTACAGAAAGTGTTTTAGGTCTCTTTTTTTTCTCCACCACCACCACCACCACATTTTTTTTGTTAATTTTATGTATAGGATATAAAGAAATAATATCACTGAAATGGTAAGAATGTATACATGTACAGTTTGTGTATATTCTACACAAAGAAAGGATGCTTTTATACGACATCAAAATAGTAAGAAACATGAAATAAATATTTTATGCAATTCACACCATAAACCTGAAACTGTCTCAAATGTCCCAGAAAATGTCATCCCAAATCCAGAAAATGTCATCCCAAATCCAGAAAATGTCATCCCAAATCCAGAAAATGTCATCCTAAATCCAGAAAATGTCATCCTAAATCAAGAAAATGTCGCACATATGTGCAAAAAATGTAATAAATTCTATAAAACAAAAGAATATTTATGTAATCATGAAAAGAAATGTAAAGGATTAGATTCCCTCACATGTCCTGTATGCATGGTTACTTTCTCACATAGACAGGCTAAGTCAAGACATTGTGCAAAAAATAATTGTAAACCTGTATCCATATTTGAAGCTGAAAATGTAAAAAGTATCATCAATAACAACCAATCATATAATAATAGCCTGAACACAACTAATATAAATAACAATATACAAAATACAAATATATACATCAATGATTATGGAAAAGAAAGGAAAGACTATCTGCTTGCTTATGACAATTTTTATGATATTATTAGAGCACCAAATAACAATATATTGGTCAAGTACCTAAAATGCAAAAATTTTAATCCTTTATTTCCAGAAAATCATTGTATCAAGTATGAAAACAGATGTTTCAAGTTGAAAGAAAACAATAACTGGCGCTTGATAAACCCAGCAGCTTTGAAAGATAAATTATATTATGATTGTGGTTCAGAAGTATTGCATGTATTTGACAAACACGAAGACAAAATAAAAAGACAAATACACAACACTGACCATTTTGAATTAGTCAAGAAGAAATCTGATTTTATGCAATTAGAAATGAATGGACATGATAAAGAAATAAAAAATTCAATGCTTGATATAGTCAAAGACATATAAAAATTAATTAAGTATAATATAAAATGTGGACCAAAACTATCTTGTCATTGCTCTATCTGCCATCAATTTGTTCTTTTCTAGGATTGGTGTCTGTTCATCAAAAACCTACAAAGTTGGATTTGCGCATGTCAAATCAATATTTAGATCATCTTGATGAAATGTCTAAGGGAAACTTGAAGGATTTCAAAGAGAAAATTAAGACTGCAAATTATACAGATGAGGAACATATCAATGTTGATAGAATGTTCCTTAATATTCATAAGATTGATTGCATATTCTTTAATAGGGATTCTAAAAGTGTTAGGTTTAATTTAAAAGATTATATGCAAAATATATATTATATTAATGGTGATGATATCAAACAACTTTCAAATTCTACAAAAATTTCATGTAGAGGTATGAGGAGTTTCGTAGCGACTTCATTAAATATTGATGATAATAATGATATTGATGTACTGTTGTATAATAACACAGCATAAAGATGCAATGATGTAAAAAATGTAAAGTATATAAAAGTAAACATCATATAATGTATAGAAAGTGGTATGACTGTTGTTTCAACTGTTCCTACTATTGCTGCTTCATACACTACATACGTTGCTCCTCAACAAAATGCCATCCATGTATCATGTACAGGACCTTATGCTTACTGTAATCCTTATAACATGCAGTTTGTAAACCAAGTACCTCCAACTATGCCATACGCTACAGGACATTGCACACCACAAATGTGTTCACAACATCCTCAGCAACAATATTCTCAGCCTGTAAAGGAATCTTGTGAAGTCCCTCATTATACCATTTATTATGTTAATGGTTTCCCATATGTATGTTATGCTCATCAACCCGAAATCTTGTTTCCTATTCAGATGGTTGATCAAGAACAAAATAAAGAGAGGTTGCTTCCGGAATTAGTGTCTGCTATTGCAGATGCTACTGGAGAAGCGTTGCAGCAACAGGTAGCAAGTCTTGAGAACTATGTACAAAATATGGAACAACAAGCTGTATCAAAGGTTGAGGAAAAAGTAAAGAAATCATGTCTAAGCTGTATCATGTGATGAATATGCCATATATTCCAAAATCTTTTTAGCTTTTTCTTTGCCAATCTTGTCGATTTGGCATAAAAGCTCTAATTTGTCTTCTGCATCATCAAGGGCTTTGATAAAGTCCTTCATGGTAGCATATTGTTTTTGTATATTTTTAGCAAGCACTGTAGAAATGCTAGGAATTTGGGAAAGTTGTAATATAAAACAATTTTCAGGAGTAATATTATCTATTTTCTTACTTTTTGCTTTAATACAGTCTATGTAATTGTCCTGTATATACTCTTTATTACCTCCAAAATAATGAGGGTTGTCCACAATCTTGGCACATAATGTCAATATAAAAGTACATGTCTCGTTTGTATTTCTTGTGAATACTACATTAATTCCATCACGGAACATAGAATGAATATATGCACCAGTCAGTACATCGTGATATCTGGTCTGTCTACTTGCAGTTATATCATCTCCTTCAATGACATATGAAATTTTGTGTCCAGATGCAAGCAAGCGCGCCTTCTGCTCTCTGTATCGCCCGTCCTTCACAGATGCAAGTAGGTCAGCTACAGTCTTGCGTTCAATAATATACACACCATCTTCAAAACATACATGAATATCACCTATGTCTAACTGTTGTACCTCTATGGAAATGTGGTCAGAATATTTATCAAAATCCCTACTTTTTATAAGTGAAATCAACTGACCTTCTCTAGTATCTAAAATGATTCTAACCATATACATATATATTTTTGTAATTCTTATGTAGAAGCATGTCAACATCAACATGTAGGTCAAATAATAGTAATCAAAGAATATCACAATGCAATAAGGTTATCAAACAGCACTTTAAGCCCAAATCTATGTGTTTAGACCCTAGAAACAACACTTTGAAATTTGAAAATTTCACCATATCATTGACTAGTGACAAAGTAGTAGGAGAGGGTGCATTTGGGAAAACATTCAAAGATAAAATAAAAATAAATCAAAAAGTATATGAAGTTGTAGTCAAGATTTTTACAAATGAAGATAGTATACATATATACTCAGAAAAAGAACTTCAATTATGTGATGCTGTATCTAATATTGTTCTACAAGGTATAAGTCCTCATTTTCCTGTTGTATATAGCACTATGAAATGCAGTGCTCCTTTAACTATTCATTTCAAATCTAAAAAGGTTATTACAAACAGATACATGATGTTTGCAATGGAAAAAGCATCAGGAGACTTGTTTAGATTACTTACTACTAATAATAGAATAAATGAAAATATCCTGAAATGCATGCTCACGCAAGTTATATTATCAATATATACATTTCATCAGTATACACATTGTTATCACAATGATACACATGATGGTAATATTTTATATTCATATTCCAGTAAAGACATAAACAATTACATCTATTATAATTTATCAGATAAAAAGTATGTTTTGAATTCACATGGTTATATTATGATGTTATGGGATTTTGGGCTATCAGAACCCATGAAAGATAATAGTATTTACTATGAGCGTGTTAAAATGTATGATATGAAACAGAAAAGAGATTTATTAAACAACATCACTAACATGTTAGGTATAATACATGATTACTATTATATATTATCCAGAATGCAATTATTAGGTCATAATTTCCCATTTATAAAAGCAATAAAGGGAGTTCTACAAAAGTATAATTACATCATGGTTGCACAAATCAAAAATGTCATAGCAGATGCTAATATCGTGAAACAATTACTATCTTTTGAAACATCAATGCTCAATAAACTTATATCTAAAAACTTGATATCTTTAGAGAATTACAATGCTGAAAATAATGTTCCATTACTCAATAGTGAACCTTATAAATTGAATAATATAAACCATACTGTTATTCCTATACGTCTTTCAAAACAAGCAGAACAATACAGAAATCAAAGAAACCTTTCCAGAATTAGATAAGGATGGTTATTTTTTTGCTTTGTAAATGAGTTAAGTTTAATTCGTACATATTGTCCATCATACTTCAAAATCAAACTGAACACAATTGCTTTTATCATATATACTTTTCCTGTTTTCTGGATGATAGTATAGCAATAATGAAACAAGTCTTTTTCAGCCATATCTATTGCAAATATTATATCAAAATCATCTTGTTTTTTGTGTAAATCATTCAGTTGCTCTAATTTTAATTTCATGACAATATCTTTGTTTTTACACTGTAAAAAAGTAATAACATCACTTCTGTTTTTAATATATTCTAATACATATTTATCAAATATTCTTACATCTTGGTCATCATCATCAAATGCTGTTTGTCCCCCGTCAAAGTTCTTATCATCTACAAAGGAATTGTAAAGCTCTTGATTAAATTTTTCCTTATTTGTATACTTGTAATATGTATTCTTAAACTGTCTTACAAATAGTAATGTATCAATGCGCAATTGTTTATCATCAATAATAACATCTTGTTTGTCATTTTCTTCATCATCTGACATGATCTTTGGATACACTTTATTTGTTTTTGAGTCACTATAAAAATAGTTATATGTGTATATCTTGGCATCTTCCAAAGCATGCTTGATATATCTGAACATATTTCTATACATATATAGCATAACATTTACACCCTAGAAGACACAAAGTAATAAACCTGTAAAAAATATTTATTACTTTATGTGTTCAATATTGCAAATGGAGGTGGTTCATATTCGGTAACATGCAATTTTGTTTGATGTTCGTATTCTTTATCAAAACATTTCTCCAACAGCCTCTCCTCATAATCATACAGTGTTTCTTCGCTACTACACAAGTACATATAGCAGTTACAGATATCCCGTAAATGCAACATGTTGTTACCTATGTATATTGTGATATTATCTTATGTCAATATGTATTTGAATGACACATCAGATCCAAAAAATATATTTTGGATTGTATACATTTATGTTTAGTATACCAATGTGTTTTTCCCGCGTTTTTGTAGCTTATAGAAGCTATATCTACGACCTTCAAAGATAAAGTGTGTGGGGTCATAAATATGAGATTGCTGTTCTTCAAGGCTGCAACGTTGTTGTATGATTCCATGCAGTTTTTCCAACATGTCATATCCATCAAAACAGAAATCATGTGTGCTCTCATATATTAGCTCCTTATACTCTGCAATCAGAAGCATGTTGAACAGTGTATTATCTTCTTTTGTTTTCAGGGTTATAGATTGTGCATCCAGCTTGTCTTGAAAACAGTTGAAGGCATGCGTGACACGGCAATATTGCGCTTTTTGTTTCATATTTTTGTTTTGCATACACATGCACATTGAAGTGTTTTTCATGATGTTAGCCAGTTCGCTTTTGCTTAATTCAGCAAATGCAGCATCATTGTTGAATATAATCTCAACAACCAAATGGTCCATGTTCTTAGTCATTACTGTGGTGTCAAAACAAAATTTGAAATATATATCTCAATTTTTATTTAAATTGGGTGAAAATCATACAAATATTTATTATATAAAAATAGAAGCATATGGATTTAGAAGTGGAACCCAAAAATTGGATATTACCAAACAGAGTTGCTTACAATAAGTACGTGTATAATACTTTCAATCATTCAAAATATCCTGCAAAACAGAGACAAAAACAGGCATGTGCCTGTAGTGATGATGTTTGTGAAATCCCAACAGTCTCTCTCTTTCCACAACAAAGAATGGTAAGAGATATGATCCAGGTCAACAGTCCATACAGAGGTATTATTTTATATCATGAACTTGGTTCAGGAAAATCTGCAGCATCCATTGCAGCAGCTGAAGGATATGTTGGAAGAAAAAAGGTCTTTGTGTTATCACCTGCATCTCTTGCCCAAAACTATGAGAATGAGATTCTAAAAATATCTAACTTAGGACTGAATTTGAAAAAATCCTGGACACAATTGAAAATAACAAGGGATGCTGAATCCTTGAAAACCTTATATGACAAATATGCTATATCTGCCAAATTTGTCAAAAAAGATGATTTAGTATGGATTCCTTTATATCAAAATGACATATCTGCTGCAACAGTTATTACTGAAAACAAGAAATATGCAGCTTTGTCAAATACAGACAAGGACAAGATAAATGAGACTATGGTGCATATCATTCGCAACCGCTACACTTTTGTAAGCTACAATGGTCTTACGCAAAAACTGGTATCTGAACTTGCTAAACAAGGATTCAATGATTCTTTTGTAGTTATTGACGAAGTTCACAACTTTGTTAGCAGAGTGGTCAATGGTTCAAAATTAGCTCGTGGTATATATAATGCTCTTATGACTGCAACAAATTGCAAATTGATTTTGTTATCAGGCACACCTATTATAAACAACCCATATGAAATAGCGACCTTGATAAATCTTATAAGAGGTCCTATGCAGATATATGAACTCAAGTTGCTCAAAGGTTCTGCTGAACCAAATGACCCGCAAATCATAGACAAATTGAAAGCAGACAACTTATACCAGTATATAGATGAAATACATTTTAACAAGGATAAACAGAATATTTATGTCTCTTTATTGCCATCTGGATATGCTCGTGAAGCGCACCATACAAGCAATAGAATACTGAAAAAAGACTGGATAATGACACCAGCAAAGACGATAGAACAAGTTATTGCATCACTAAAGAAACTACCTGATGTAAAAATTGGTGTTGTACCTGGTTCATCCATGTATTATGCTTTACCCAATCAGACAGATGAATTTATCAAGACCTTTATGGATGTTAATGACCCTGAAAATCCCTCAATCAAAAATCTGGACATATTTCAAAGAAGAATTTTAGGAACTCTCAGTTATTACAAGACAACAGGTACAGAGTTTTTCCCTAAAGTGCTTCCAAACAGCATCCAAAAACTCCCAATGACAGACCATCAATTTAACATATATGCTGATGTAAGAGCAAAAGAACGTGCCATAGACAATGCACAGAAAAGAAGTGCAAGCACCAATCTATTTGACAAAAAATCATCTGTGTATAGAGCCTTTAGCAGAATGGTATGCAATTTTGCATTTCCTGAAGAAATTAAGCGATTGTTCCCTCAAGATATAAGGAAGTTAATCATGAAGGATATGGTACATGATGCAGATGATGATGATGATGATGATACTACATCTGAAGACTTGGATAAAGAAGCTAAGAAACAGCAAAAGAAGGTCAAAGAGGATTATGAGAATATGTTGAATATGGCTCTTAAAGAGCTGATGAAAGGAGATTACTTGAATAGACAGCTATTAAGGCAAATGTACAGTCCAAAATATGCCCAGATGTTGGATGATATTGATGGTTCGCCTGGAACAGTGTTGATATACTCACAATTCAGGACAATGGAAGGTTTGGGTATATTTACAAAAGTGCTTAATCACGATGGATATAAAGAAATAGTCATCAGAAGCACTGAACAAGGTTATGTCTTTGACGACCCTTCTGTATTTGATAAACAATATGACAACAAACGTTATGTGGTTTTCAACAGTGATAGGACGAAAACAAACATTCTCATGAATCTCTTTAATGGCTCATTTGGTATGCTTCCTGATAGCATTTTACAGCAAATTCCAGATGAATACAAAGAACAAGGTAGCCAAATGTATGGCAAACTTGCCAAGATTATGATGATTACACAATCTGGTGCAGAAGGCATATCTCTTAAGAATGTTAGGAGAGTGCTTATCATGGAATACTTCTGGAATTCTGTCAGAATCAGTCAGGTAATTGGTAGAGCAGTTCGTACGTGTTCTCACGAAATGCTGCCAGAAAATGAGAGAAATGTGCAGATATTTACATATATTATGTCATTTACCAAAAAGCAGATGGAAAAGGACTTCACATTGCGAACATTAGATAAAGAAATGACAACTGATGAATATATTTTGGATATAGCCCAACGAAAGGAAGGTATCATCAATCAGTTTCTGAACATGCTTAAAGCAGCTTCCACAGATTGTATAACACATTCTACGCAAAATAAACCCTTAGAAAATGGATACAAGTGCTATAACTGGGCTATTAACATTGATGGAGACCAACTTGCATATACAGAAGACATCAAAGATGACAACAAAATATTGCATGCCAGAAAGTTCCAAGTCTTGAAGAAAAATAAGGGCGTAGTTATTGAACATAATGGTAAGAAATATGTAATGTTGAATAACAAATTCTATGATTATTATAGCTATAAGAATGCAGGTATATTGCTACCTATTGAAGAAGCTTGAGACAGGAAAGTACATGTTTAACATTCTTTCATGATTATATTTATTTTTGTTTATGACTCTCTAAAAGTTTGTGATATGTACTTTTTCATGTGTCTTTGACTATATCCAACATTGAATTTTTTATGTCTCTATCATCACCACTTATCTCAAGTTGCATAAAATCAGATTTTTTCTTAACTGCATCAAAATGGTCGTTATTTTGTATATGTCCTCTTATTCTTTCCTCATTATTACTAAAAGCATTGAATACCTCTGAACCACAGTCATAATATAATTTGTCTTTCAATGCATTGGGATTTATCAGACGCCAGTTATTGTTTTCTTTCAACTTGAAGCATCTATTCTCATATTTGATGCAATGGTTTTCAGGAAATAAAGGATTGAAGTTCTTGCATTTGAGATACTTTACTAAGATATTGTTATTAGGTCTTCTGATAATATCAAAAAAGTTATCATATGATAATAAATAATCTTTTCTTTCTTTTCCATAATCATTTATATATACATTCGTTACATTATTGTTTATGTTAGTGTTCAGACTATTGGTTAGATTGTTATTATATGATTGATTGTTATTGATGATACTTTTGACATTTTCAGCTTCAAATATAGATACAGGTTTACAATTATTTCTTTTACAATGTTTTGATTTAGCATGCCTGTGAGCAAAACGTTTCATACACACTGGACATGTTAGCGAATCTACACCAGTACAGTTCTTCTCATGATTTAAGAAACAATCCTTTTTCATATAGTTCTTATTGCATTTTCTACATATATAATTACCTATGGCGACATTTTCGGAAACATGGATAACATTTTCGGAATCATGGATAACATTTTCGGAATCATGGATAACATTTTCGGAAACATGGATAACATTTTCGGAATCATGGATAACATTTTCGGAAACATGGATAACATTTTCGGAATTATGATGTGAATTACGCATAATATTTTTTTCATGTTTCTTACTGGATTGATGCCGTATATATGCATCCTTTCTTTGTGTTGAATATGCACAAAATGTACATATATACATTCTTACCATTTCAATGGTATTAATTCTTTATATCCTATACATAAAATAACATTAAAAATGTGGTGGAGGTGGTGGTGGAGAGAAAAAAGATGTCCAAAACACTTTCAGTAAAAAATGCATTCTTTTTAGATTATTGTTTTTATTTTGATACAATGCATCTTTGATTTATGTTGAAATATTTTATTGAAAAATTGAATCATTTTTTTGAATATTGGCTACAACCTGATAATATGACACATCAACTTCTATAACCAACTATCAACATCAGACAATTGATCCTCATAATATCATAGAAAATTAAAAAAATGATGTAAAGCTATCCCTAAATGGTACAAGTATATAATGTTTAGATAATATAATAAATCAAAATGCATGACTTAAACCTGAAATGTGATAACTTTGAAATTTGTGAAGCAATATTGCCAGATGATTGGTTTGAATGTCAAGGTAATTATTTATGTTGTAATTGTCATATGTTATTTGGTACTTGGGGAGATAAAACTGGAAAAGGTACATTAGAGTTTTATGATAATCTTGAATGTCCTATATGTTTAGAAAACACAAGATGTGTATCGCAACCAAAATGTAATCATTATGTATGTATAAATTGTTTCAAAAGATGTTATTATGGAAAAGAATATCCTTCATTTCCATATCCTGAATTAGAAGAAGAATATGATAATGATGTTGAAAATAATAATTATGCTAATAATAGTAAATGGGATGCTCATAGACAAAAAATAAATGAATACAATGAATTATAAATCTTCAGATACATTATACAATGTATCAAACCATAATTTATTAGTTTCAACTATTTTGAGTCTACCTTGAAGACACAAAGTAAATAAACCTACGGAATTTTGTGCCATTTTCTGAAATAGACTGGGAGACATTTTCGGAAGACCTATTCAATAAGTCAAAAAATGCCGAAATGTTTATGACGTATTAGATGTATATTTTTTACATATTTATGATATAAAATGTATAGTAAATTATTTCAAATTGTGGCGGCGGAGGAAATATATTCAATGATATATGAATAATTTGTATACACAAAACAATGGCTGCTATTGTAAAAGTTGAAGACCTTCCCGTAGGATTTCATGCATATGAATATACTTTAACTGGCTATAGGGTGCATTATTCGCCAACTAAAGCTTTATTAAGTCTATTTGATACAAGGCACAATGAATTCTGGATGATATGGTCCGAAATATTTCCATGCATGTATTTTTGCATGGGTTATGCAAAGCATCTCACAACAGATTCTTGCTGTGAGTGGACAATGCATGCACTTTATTTTGGTTTAATAACATCACGTGTTTGCAGCGCAACGTATCATATATTCAATTGCGTATCAACGAAAATGCATAATAGACTGATATATTTGGATTTGATTGGAATAAGTAATATGGCGATTACCACACCTGTCTTTTATCTAAATACAATAGGTTACAATGAATATTACCATATCTACATAACATCCATAGCAAGTATGTATCTGTTTTCTTTGAGTGTTTTTATATACAATATGATGTATAATGTAGCCATAGATAAATCAATAGTGTATTGTCAAGCACTATTAGTATTTATGACAATATTTACGTGTACTCCTATGATGTTTGCTGGCATCAATATGCATGCATGTAATTATTATATATCTGTGTCATTTTTAACAGCAGGGTTTCTATTATATTCTACAAGATTGCCAGAACGTCTCATGAGGCTTGGTTCAGCTGACGGAAAAATCTGGAATAGTCATGTTATATGGCATTGTTTTGTTTCTATTGCACAGTATTACTATATTCAATGATATATGAATATATTGTATATGCAGAATAGAGATGCAACAAGATACATGTATACATTGGTCATACCATGGTTCAAGATGCAAAAATAAAATGACTCAAAATACTAAATATTGTAAAAGACATAAGCAAAAACATCAATATATATTTGAAATCATGTCAATAAAGCAACATATAAAATCTGAAGAAGATATCTATGAAATTTTGAAACACATATATGACAATGATACATATGATAGCAACGGAACTGAATTATCAAATGACTCAGACAGTAAAAAAGAGCTTTTCCTAATAATACTGAAATATTTATTGCCTCATAATAAATTGCTAAATATCCTTCATAACACATTGATTCCTATAACAACGAAAAAAACCATGTTAAATAGATTTCATGATATATTGTATAATACATATAAATTATCACACGATGAAAGTATATGCCAAAAGGTAAGTAAGATACAAACATGGTTTCGCAAGATTTTACACAAGCACATAAAACAATATAATACAGAAACGCCTGAAAATAATGAAGACCCTTTTACATATGACAGTATCCAAGAAATTCCAGAAAAATGCAAATTCAGTTATAAAGATACAAATGGACATGTATATATTTTCAATGCAATTGAATTAGAGTATTTTATTCGCCATCAAGGAGCTTGGAACCCTTATACAAAAGAAAGTCTTTCATCATCAACTGTAAACAGACTATATTTACTTATGCAGTACAATGGTCTGAAACCCAAAACAGAAGAAGATGTTGTATGGCAAACGTCAACACATGCATTTACAGAAGTATCGCAATTAATGGAAGAGAAGGGATTTTACAATGATGTAGTATGGTTTGATAAACTTACATTGAGTGTATGCAACAAGGTCATTAAAATATATAGGGACATGTGTACTAATATAACAGAAGGACATATATATTTTCCATTTGGATTTGAAATTTCAGAAATCAATTATGTCTTTGTTTTTTGCAAAGAGGTTATAAGACTATTTAAAGAAGCAGATGAACATTACTTGTTATGTTGCAATTTTGTGAAGGCGCTTGCATTGAATATAGAAGAATTCTATAACAATCTACCAAGTTGGTTGTTAAACATAGAATCACCTATCACATTTTTGAATGATGACAATGCATTATTCTACATGTATGTTAGAAACCTACTTGATGGCATATCTACATTAGAGACTGAATTCAGGACTGTCCAACATGATTATGATGACGAAAACGAACCATATGCTTTCAATTTTCGCTATCATCTATATAGATAGCATATGCTATGGTAAGAGAGAAAACACTCACAAAAATAGCATTATGTTGTTTGCATGAATGATAAGTATAATATTCATGTAAAAACACAAGCCCTTCTATGACATATGTAAAGCATAACACCATCTTATCAGTGGACAAATATCTCACTATACCATATGTCATTATCCAATATGCAAGCAATCTCTTGTTTATTTTTTCAACTTCTTCAGACACAAAGATATCAGAATGCAGATTAGCCAGTATGCAATCTGGGAAAAACAATATGCTTATTGCACATAATATATCATATATTCCATTTATTGTTATCAGTTTATTTAGCATAATTAATAATATTTTATAAATATAAAAATGGAGTATACTGCAGCAGATGTAAAAATAATACCTTCGCACACTATGCAGAACACACAACCTCGATATCTTCAACACCCAGTACAAGCTGAAGCCAGTTTTCAATATGTTAATAAATTCAAATCAGCTTTATATGCTTCTATATTATTCATACTCTTGTCTCACAAGGTTGCTTACAAAGTATTGGATCTTATTATCAAAGTATTTATCAGCTCTATTGACGTCATAGATGAAAATGAAAATCCTCAAATTCTTGGAACAATCATAATGGCACTTGTAATAGGATTTGTCATATTCATATTATAAGTATAAAAAATAATTTTTTTTGTTTTTTTTATGTTTCAATTCATTCACATACACACTTACTTCACAGCCTTCTTAAGAGGCTTCTTAGGAGCTGAAGCAGCTACTGGCTTAGGTTGTTCTTCTTCAACCACTACTGCCTTCTTGGCAGGTTTTGTAGGCGGTGGTTCAGGAACGTGTTCAGGTGATTCCTCATCATCTTCTTCCTGCTCTTCTTCTTCGTCGTCGTCTTCTTCCTCATCATCTTCAACTACGACTGTGTTAATAGTTTTAGTTTGAGATGGTTGCAAACTGCGAAGAACATCTGAATCTACTACGTCATCGTCATCATCTTCATCGTCTGCTACTACATTTTCTGTATCAGAATCTTCAATCCAAGTAATCTTACTATTCTGATGCAATTGCATCTTGGCAGAAATAATCTTCCAACTACATCCATACTTACCACCAGCAAACCAGATACCTGTCAGTTGTACAATGAGTTGAGTTTTTGCACCTTTCAGTTTATTCATGATTTCGGTAAAGTCAATCTCATTATTATCCATATCATATGAATCAAATGTGAAAGAACTTGTCTTGTTATCATAAGGAAGCTTCGCCTTGAATGTAGGAGGATATTTGCCAACCGCTTTTCCAGTTTCTTTGTCTTTGTCTACCTTGATGATAGGCGAGAACAGCTTGGAAACAAATGCCTTATTTCCATCAAAGTCATCTTTGAACCAGGCAATACGATTTGTGAAAGCATCGTCTACAATCTTGTTCTCAATCTCCTTCAACTTATCATGAAAGAGCTTGATTTTGGGATTGTCATCCATTCCTCTGAATGAAAGAGTCAAGTCATACTTGTTTTCTGCAGCAGAACTTACGCCATTCTTTGCTTCATCTTTAGCAACGAATGGGACACCGATACCATAAGGGATTGACAGTACTGGTGTCTGCATAGTGAGCTTTTCAGCACCATAATTAACATAAACTGTCTTTGCACCAGAAGAGAGGGAACGCAATTCCGAATAACGGAGCTTGTTTACATCGATGTTCTTAGGAAGCTGTGCCATTGTTTGTCTTTGATTTGATTGTATATAGAGCGAAAGTCTTATATGCTTGTTGGTGATAAACCTGGGCGAACTATACCAATTGTTGGTAATATATACTTATATTATCATAATCATTTTTTTATTAAAGACCCATATAAAAATAAAATTTGTTATCATTTTTTTCAATTCTTATGTTTTTTCAGTAATCATAATCATCTTCTTCGTATTCAGATTGATATTCTTCATAATCATCAATGTCATAGTATTCATCATATGACATATAACTTGTATCATCATACTCATCATCTACAGTAAATTCATCATCGTCCCTAATACTTATGCATTCGCTGTCTTCGCGCATCATATCCTGCCTTGTTAAATGTCTCAATGCTAATGTACGATAATGAATAGCAATATCATCATTATGATATTCATCATATTCTTTTTGATCCAACTCTTTTTGACGTCTCTCTTCACGTATCATCTCATTATAAAAACATGGTGGTGGATTATATACACCCATATATTCATCCTTAATATGATTTTGGTAATATGCATAATAAGGGCGTTTATCTATATTCTCATAGTTTAGATAATTGTCTATGAACCACTTCATCCTGTGTTCATGAATAGCTTTTCTTTGTTCAGTATCTCTCATTAGAAATGTTGTATGACCATTTAACATAACAGCCATTGGGTCCTTCGTGTTTTGCATGATATTATTTACAAAATAATCAAACTGTTGCATATCTCCGCACATGGTTTTTCATCTCATATATATATACATATCTTCTTTATATGTTTTTTATGCAAATATATTGTTTATTATTTGGTTTATATTTGAATCAATTTTTTCAATATCCATTTGTGTGGAATGTCTGTATTCAATAAACAGATATTGCCCATCTTTGTCTTTTCTAATGATGAGAGATAATCTGTTTGTCAATTTATACTCTGATAATGTATATTCAACTACATAATCAATGTCATTCAAACACGGGAATAAATGTGTGGGAAGTTTTGATAATTTGTATGAAATCATATATAGTTCATATTCACGTTGCTTTGTTTCCATTGTATTATCTTTCTTTTTGAGCTTAGAATACACATACTGATTATCATCTGTTAAGTCATATACATAACAAAGTTCATTTCTATAATAACATATGTATTTAGTTGTCTTGAAGTTTTTATACTTGGAATATATGAGGTTAATCATTTTATCATCAATACATATATCAATTACATTCAGAGAGTTTGATTTAGTTTGCTTTATATAGATTTCAACTAAATTTGCACATTCAGTTGATTCTGGAACTGAAGTAACGTGAACAGAAGGGTCTGATGGGTCTGAAGGGTCTGATGGGTTAGATGGGTTAGATGGGTTAGATGGGTTAGATGGGTTAGATGGGTCAGAAGGGTCTGAAGGGTCAGAAGGGTCTGAAGGGTCAGAAGGGTCTGTCAACAGATTATACAAATGTATCATGATGTATAAACAACACAAGATATCCTTAATCATTTTTTATCATTATCTCATTATAGAACAGATGAATGCACTAAATCTTGAATACTATTCCAAAATAGCAATGCCTCTTTTTGCATTTTATATGATGATTTTTGGCAATTTAACAGACTCTTTGATAGGTAGAAAAATGTTTATATTCATCAACGAACACATTATCATTAAACATTTTATAGCTATAATGACATTGCTCTTTTTTGTAATTTTAGCAAATGAAGATACTATTGAAGAAGACATGTTAAATATTATCATATATACCTTAGTGATTTACATATTAATTATAATAACCTTCATGTTACATCCTGTTATCATTTGTATAATTGTATTATTCTTGTTTCTAATATATGTATTTAGCGTGTTCATAAAAAAAAAGGATAAAAATAATGAGCATACAAAACAACTTGAATCTATTAAACATGTTTTATCTCTAATGTCTATTTTACTTATCCTTGTGGGATTTGCAATACATGTCTATAACCATAATGACATGATATAAAAAAATGATTATATGTGTATGATAAACAGGAATCATGGCTTCCAAGACAAATAATAGGCATAATGTCAGAGACAAGTTTAAAGAACTTTTGATGCAAAACTTAGAACTGTCTGAACTTGAAACCACTGACCTTGAAATAGGGATTTTCAATAGTACACTGGATTACGCCAATTCTCTTCGCATCCCATTATCATGGACTTCGCCATTATTCATAGAAACATACATAAATAATGCCAGGTCTATATATTCTAATTTGAAGAGTAATAGCTATATACATAATGAGACACTTATGACACGCCTTAAAGACAAGGAATTTACACCTCATGAACTTGCATATATGTCAAAAGAAGAATTATTTCCAGACTGTTGGAAAGAAATCATTGATAAACAAAAATTGAAGCTTAAGGCTGCTTATGAAATCAAACAAACAGCCATGACAGATGCAATCAAATGTGGTAAATGTAAAAATAACAAGATTTCATATTATGAAGTACAAATCCGTTCTGGAGATGAGAGTATGACGCAATTCTTTAGTTGTATAACATGTGGTCATAAGTGGAAGTCTTAATTATATAATGTTCATAAAACATTGCAAAAAAATTAATAGACTGCTGCTGGTGTGGATCGAACACACGACCGCCCCATTACAAGTGGGGTGCGCTACCAATTGCGCCACAGCAGCTATAATATATAATCTTTGGCTATCCTTATATCATTATTAATCTAAAGAATATAACAAACTTTGGTCAATGGAATCTGGTGTGGTCATCTTGTAATCTTTATAGACTTCATAAGCTTTTTCTACGGCATTTATACTATCCTTATAATACGCAAAGGGTATGTCATTTTTTTTATCAGTCTTTGCTAAATGAATATATTTTTCAGCCCAAGAACCAAATGTACATGCATCATAATGCAATAGATGCAATTTCTCAAAAGGAACATTGTATGTATAATCACCTCCTTTATCATACGCAAATGCATGAGGACCATTCAAATAGACCCCTTGTATACACCTACCTGATGCCTTACCATTTACATATGATTTACAAGGTGCGCCTGCATGACATTTCAAAAACTTCTTTGCAGCAAAACATGAGGCTTGACCTTCTTCAAATATTGCCTCTGCGTTCTGGATTTTAATGCATTTATACTTTGTATCTAGTTCATCTAAAAATGACAAATCGCCATGTAGAAGCTCGTCAGCATCTATATGAAATATCCATTCAACACCTTCATTAGAAGCATCTTGAAGACATTTATTTACATATTCACCTTGTCTTGTCTGTAATGTTTCATAATTATTACCATCTTTATCACTTTCAGATGATATATACGAAACATCCGGTTGTGTGTCTAAATAATCTGCAAATGTCGGACTATCCTCCAACCGAATATAAAATTTTGTAATTCCCATATCACGATGATGCTTCAACCATTCTGGAAGGTCTATAGGTTTCCTCATTAAACATGCTATAGCAATTTTAGATTTTGGAAGGACCATATTCTCCTGTTGTATAAAGTGCTCTCTTACAGGAAGTTTCAGACTGCCCAATATCGTTACAAAAATTATCAAAACAATGACTGCAACAATATGATACATTCTACTATAATACCCTACTTAAATTTGAATGCAATCAATGAAGTTCATTTTGTCATGATAACAGTACATTATTCACTCAAAATATAACCATCATTTTTTCATTATTGTTGCATAGAAAAGTACATATCACACATTCATGATACTGTATATACAAACAAAAATATGTTGCTCTAAAAAGTCTGTATATGTACTTTCCCTGTAAACAATTATTCAATATAACAACCCATGGATGGTAAATGGACATCTGAACATAAAGATATAGTACATTCTTGGATATATGTATATTCAAAAAAGAGTCTCTGAACACCAATTCAGTTAGCATTGACATGTTATTTCAAAATTATAATAAGATGTTGGTGTATTACATAATAAAAAAGTAGATATGTAAATTTTTTTATAAAGCATTTATTAGAAATACATGTCACAAGATTATAAGAAGATTGGTTACAAGGTAATAAAAGGAAGAAATAGAGTTATATATTCGAAAGGAGATTCAAAACAGTATGTGAAAAATAAGGGTCGTATGATGAATGTAGAGAGATATGAGAACAAAAATATTACCAATAAGAATCAAAATGGTGGAATATACGGATTCAGAAGAATGTATAACAATGAAAATTTTAGCGAAAAATTTCTAAAGAAGCCTTTACATATAAATACCAAGCATGATATCAAAACTCAGTTAATAAGTATTTCTAATAGCATCATTACATACATTAATAATCATATAGTCAAACGCAAGTATATAAAAATTATAAGAGATTCACTACAAGATTATATCACTAATTTGAATAAGTCATCAAGTGAGAATTATATACAAGAATACAAAAATTTGTTGAATGATATTAATAATAAAATTGTACAAAATACAATACATGAAATGGATAAATTTTATTTTCAATATATATCGTATAAACGAGATAGTAATATTTTAAAGGTATTACATAATAAATATTTAACTCATTATCCAGAGCATTTACAGAAGATTAATAAGATTTACAATTTAAGTCAACAACAACTTGAAAATGAATTAGATAATATTAAAAAAACGCAAGAAAAGAGAGATAAAGAACGCACTGAAGCACGTGAAAAAGAAGAAAAATTATTTCAAGAGAGCTATGAATTGTTTGGTATAAAAGGACATAAGGAAACATAAATCATATCTATGATACTTACATACAATATCTAATAGAAAACTGAGCAATTCAAGGAAAATGCAAAAAGAGTGCAACAACCAAAATACATGTTAGTGTAAAGATGGTACAGAAATGTACTTTAATTTGTATATGTAAAAATAAAAAATGACATGATACATTATAATATTATATTATAATCAATATGCCTACTATTTATGTTCTCAAATGTGCTAATAATAAATATTATGTAGGTAAAACAGAACGCGAAATAATACATAGAATAATAGAACATGTTTTACAAGATGGAAGTGAATGGACAAAATTGCACAAACCTGTCAGTGTAATTGAAATTATATCGAAAGCAGATGATATGGATGAAGATAAATACACAAAAATATATATGAAAAAATATGGCATAGATAATGTAAGAGGTGGTAGTTATACATCCATAACCTTACCAGAATACAAAATAAAATCACTACAAGATGAATTGAATACATCTGAAAACAGATGCTATAGATGTAATAGGATTGGTCATTATGCATCACAATGTTATGCTAAGACCAAAGAATATGTTTCAAAACATGCACATAAAGATGATGAAGAAGATGATGAAGAAGATGAAGAAGATGAAGAAGATGAAGAAGATGACACACATATAATAAGATGCTATAGATGTAATAGGATTGGTCATTATGCATCACAATGTTATGCTAAGAAACATAAATGGTACTAAGAACAGTTTGTATGTTTCTGATATAATTTCATAACTTCTATGGTATCTGGATATCTATATGATTTGAACATTTTATTCAGTTCCTTGAAATGATTTTCATTCTTCAAGGATACCTTGTGTATACATGAATGTTTCAACATAGAATCCCTTGCTTGTTTAGCCATCTGCTCTTTGTCTTGCATTAGAATATACTTTATCAATATCTTTACTTTCATTTGGTCAATATATGATTTCCAAAAATTATGCTTTATTGTAATAATCCATTTAGTTTTATCAGCTGCAATAGGAAGCATATTGACATTAATAACTATTTTTTCACTATTCCTCAAAGAAAACACAGATGATGAAGAATATGGATAGTCTAATACCTGATAATTGTAAAATCTATCAAGACCTTTTTTGAATTTAGCTATGTTTTCATTTGGTTTGTATGTATAACTGATGCACAACTTATCATCTTTATGTGTATATTTGTAATCTGTTGGTTCTTCATCATTGCCAAAAATATCATTATGTACAAATGCAAAGTGGTTGATATCAAATACATTGTATATACAATCCTTTATGTTAGCATCCATGACCATGTCAAACATGATAGTGCTATAGTTCTCATTATGATAAAAAGGTGTGCTTGGTGGAAGCTTTTGTTTAGGTTCATAGCTCCACCATAACTTGTCTTCATGTATAATAGTCTGTCCAAAAACATCCTTATCCGTATGCCTGATACCATGAAATGGACAGGTCAAACATCCATTCTCTACTTTACCATAGTCAAGTTTTGAACCCATGTGTTTACAGATATTCAATGTAGTCTTTGGTTCTTTATCAAACCAACTTACAAGTGGCAAATCTGCAACATTGTATGCATATGGTTTGCTCAAATCAATGTTCTTCATAATGTCAATACAATGCCAATTATGAAATGGAGATGCATAAGCAATCACTGATGATGCTATATTTGCCAACAAAATAAACTTCAACATTTCTTCTAATATATGAACAATATTCTTATATCTTTGTTCATTAGGTATATGATATCTGAGTACATTGTTATAGCATCTGGTATCATTATCTATGTCAGTATGATAACTATTATGTCAAATGAACACAGTAAATGTAAAAAACAAAAAAAATGATTATGATACAAGATATTTGATATATTCAATATGAATACTGAACAGACTTTTGCACTTGAGACTGTCTTGTCAAGAAAGAATATATTTCTCACTGGACCACCAGGAACAGGTAAATCCTATACTTTAAAATGTATTATCAGACATCTGAAAGACGCACAAAAAAAATTTGCTATAACTGCATCAACAGGTTGTTCAGCAGTTCTTATAAATGGTCAAACAATTCATTCTTATCTTGGTTTAGGAAATTGTATCAGCAAGCCTGAGAAGATTGTTCAAACTCTCAAGAGCAAAAAAGCAAAATGTAAAGACATTCAAGAATTACAACTGCTTATAATTGATGAGATAAGTATGATAGATGATACTACATTGGAATTAATATCTTTTATTCTCAAAGATATCAGAATAAGTGATGAGCCTTTTGGAGGAGTTCAAATGATATTGGTGGGTGATTTCTGCCAGCTTTCTCCTGTCAAGGGAAATTATTGTTTTACATCACATATATGGCAAGAGTTGCACCTAGAATACATTCAGCTTACACAAAGTATGCGTCAAAAAGATGACCATGATTTCCAAAAAATATTGCAAGAAGTTAGATTTGGAGGTTGTTCAAAAGATACATTTCAACGCCTCCTGGAACTGAAGAATACAAACTTTACTGGCGTCCTTCCTACTAAACTGTATGCACTCAATAGTGATGTTCAAGCTATTAACAATCATATGTTCAAAAGAGTTGCTATCAAGAATAATTTACAAGATGCTACTATTGTGCAATGTTTCCCTGTTATAGAAGATTTAATAGACTTTAACATGTCTCGCACATATGATATAGATTCCCATATATTTAGGTATAATCCTACTTCAAATGATAAACAAGCTAATTTGGATGATTATCGTATAGACCTTATGAAAGGTCTGCAAGTCATGATAACCAGAAATATCAACTTTGACTCTGGTCTCATCAATGGAACAATTGGTAAAATTATCAGTCTTACAACTGCATCAGTATGCATACAGGATGCCCAAAAGAAGAGACATGTTATCTACTATCATACTGATACAAATGAAAACAACAAGACACACATAAAATTTATGCCTATCAAATTAGCATATGCAATGTCTATCCACAAGTCTCAAGGTGCTACATTAGAAGCTATTGAAGTGGACGGAAGTACGTATATCTTTGCTCCTGGACAACTGTACACTGCTCTATCACGAGCAAAAAGCCTGCATTGTATCCGTATCTTAAACCTTGATAAAGATTCTTTCATGTGTCACGCATCTGTCAAGAAATTCTACAATGGGATTGAAGGGCGCATCTGTATGTAACATTTAGATGTGTTGTAGCTATGGTATAATGCAAAAAATCTATCGCATCCGTGAATTATTTTGATATGTACTATTAGAGTACCTCCTACATTTTATAATGTCACGATTATCAGTAAAAGAAATATGTGCAGCAGATACAGTTCATGATTTTTGCAAATCCACTCCAAATGCAAGTCTGAATTTGCAAGGAAATGCACTATTTGCAAAATACATATCACAAGAACTGTTGCAACATTTAGGAAAATTTAATGTTCAAGTTAATAATAATCAAATAAACAATGTGAACACAATTGAAAATAAAGTATTAGAAGAATTAAATATACATGATAATGTGCACAACATTCCTACATTGAATTATCACAATTTTGAAGAAGAATATGCACAACAAATACTTGACCCTAATCACAGAGATTTTCCATTTGCTATTGAGGTAGATGACATGACTGATGTCAAATTCAAGCAACTATTAGGGAGCATGTGTTCTACAGTATATCAAGGTAGTCCTAAAATTGAATTTATGACAGATACCTCTTTGTTAAAAGCAGATACAATCTGTAGCATCAGTATAAATCCTATCAATCCTATAAGAGGTAAGTTGATTGCGTCAGAAGCATCATATTATGATGACATATTGACAAAAGTAGATGATACCTGCACTATTTTCAAAAGTGTACCTATGAAATTGAGAAAAGACCAAGGAAATCTATTTGGTCTTCATGAAATTGCTGTGGGTTCTGATATAACCCTTGGTAATAATCCAAATGATATGTATTTTATGTATACACATAATGAAAATATACCTGCTACAAAAATAAAAATAGATGATTTTAGAAAACAACAGTTGATAGGACAACGCGAGACAGGATATAGAAACAAAAATTTTTTTAAAAGTGTTATTAATGAATTTGATAAACATGTATCAAAAAAACAGAGAACTGGTGGTGGTAAACGCAGCAGAGTATATGAAGAATTGCCTGGTATAATGAATATACTCAATAACATATACAAGTTGGATTATAACAATTTTAAAGAAAGTACAGAAAAGATACTCCAATTCGTGGGCATACTCTTAGACTTTAAACGTGCTGGTGATCAGCTTCAAATAAAATCAGCTTTACATAATCATAATGTTTTTGTGTCCAATGACATTATCTCAAGTGCTTATGCATATTATTGCGGTGTACCATGTATCAAAACATCTCCTATTGGAACAACTAATGATGTTAGGGAACACAGAACCAGACGATTGGTTTTTTATAATTTCAAGACAAGTGTTATAAAAGAATCTGTTTTGGATAATAGAAAATATTACAAGGATTCTATGTTGTATCATTTGGGAAAATTAGGGAAATTTGTGAAGCATTGTCAATCGCTACAATTGCAGTGTAATACCTGGATTATTCAACAAGATAGACAACAAGGATATTTATCATTTTTGATGAGAAGATTCAGATACCCTTATATATATGCAAAACTGCAAAATATCATTGATAAATCAAATTTTATATTCAATATGCAAACAATGCCAAAAACAAGAAGAACAAATGACATAGATATCGTTTCAGAAATGGAATCTCAAAATAGTAGGGTATATCAACACAATTTTATTTTGCAATACAATATTTTAATATGTATGATTATGAAGTGCTTATTGACGATGTCATTTGCAGGCGAATACAGCGAAGATGGTATTTTGTTTAGTCAAAATTTTTTTCAAAACCTTCGTGTAGAAGATATTGACGAACAGACTCTGGAACATTTGAAACAACAGCTACAAATATATGATAATGAATTTTTGGTGAAAATGGCACATTTCTTTGAATTTAATGATTATAATCAAAATTTTATATTGAATGTATTTCAATACTATTTTAGTAATAATGCTGAAATTTTACATGAGAATTTTACTGCAGATATGTTTACTGAAAAATATCTAAATGATTATGTTGCAGCTATCAAAAAAATTCCATGCCAATTAAATGATGACATAGATATAGGTATACCAATTATCTCAGATTATATAAAAATCTTAAAATATCAAAAAAAGTGGCAGAAATACCCTTTGATATTTTTTGCAGCTTTACCTGATAGAAGCACTATAAATACACAAGATGGAATTGTGTGCAAAAGTATACTTTTATCCAATGCAAGACAAGATTGGCATGAGATACATAACCATCTACTGGAAAGTTTTGATGAATATCATGTTTTACTTACTAAATTATCTATGAACACAGTGGAAAATCCATCTGTTATGAATAATTTTCAAACAGGCAGAGGAAGCCCAGCAACTACATCTGTTAGCAAGTCTAAGTCTAAGTCTAAGTTTAAATCTAAATCTAAATCTAAATCCATTATTATTGACAATATCAGAAAAGACCTTTTCTGCAAACGTATAACTCCATATGACATATTTGTAAAAGAATTGAAACAAGAGACAGATATTCCTGAAATACCCATTGGTGATGATGTTGATCTTAAAAATATATATCCTGGTGTTGATAAGCAACAAGCTTATACACAGTTTTGCAAAGACATGTATGAAATTCTTGCTGTATTCATAGTAAAAACATTGCATATATTTGATGAACATGGTTATATTCGTTCGTTGTCACAATCAGTACAATCCATCCAACTATCACCAAATGATAGTTCTTATATATCTGCGCGTTCTGTGTCTATGTCTGTAGAACGTTCAGTACCTATGGAGAAAAAGATGCGTTCTGTGTCTATGTCTAAAGACAAAAATTTGCAATCACCCTCTCGCAAAGAGAATATTAATCAAATGCATGCATCACAAAGTTCACTTATGGAGAAAAAGATGCGTTCTGTGTCTATGTCTAAAGACAAAAAATTGCAATTACTCTCTCGCAAAGAGAATATTAATCAAATGCATGCATCACAAAGTTCACCTATGTCTGTAGATAGAAAATCTGCACGTTTAGTACATATGTCTAAAATAGAAGAATGATACAAGACATAATAAGAAAAAATGATATATATATGATATATATAATACATCAATCTTCCATGATTAAAATCTCTCTATATTTGTTGATGATTACCAAAATATTTGCAGGAGGAACTATAAGATGTACAAATATCATGAGACATGCTATTCTTTTTGACAAGAACATGCCAAGTGTTTATGTTCACAAACAACTTAATATTGAGGATAAGCTTGAAGATGTTGTATTTTCAGCTGAACATATTTTCCCAAGGTCTCACCTGGATAAAAAAGACTGGAATGATATGCATAATATCATCAGAACTATAAATGACCTTAATGTAAATAGGTCCAACTATAAATACATAGATTCTCTGACAAATGATAATGACTGGTTTGAACTGAAACATAATAACTATGTTAACCATAAGCAGAAATTATTCATACCTAACATAGTATCTCGTGGATTTATTGCACGTGCCATATTATACATGTGCAAAGAATATGATTATAATCATAATAAGATTATTGATAAACATGTCTTACTCAATTGGTATTATTCATATCCTCCGTGCAAATGTGAGAGATACCATAATGAAGTCATTAAGAAATTCCAGAATACAAACAACATATTTATAACAAAATATAACAAAAAAACAAAGGTTCTTACAAAATTTCTTGAAAACTTGTAATTACACAGAAAGACTATAACCATATACAACCTGGATTGGAACATAAGTAATCACTATAGGTTGGAATGTTTGGTTCAATTGGTTCTGATAAGTCTGTTGAGGATATTGGTTCTGATAAGGTTGTTGAGGTTGTTGAGTATCAATATTCCTCATATATGTATTACCTGACTCATAATATGCAGGTCTCATCAATTTTGGTGGTGGTTTATATGTAGGTTGTACAACAGGTCTCATAACAGGAATCATGGAAGGAGCTTGTGTAACATCATAGTTACTACTGAGACAAGGGTATTGACTGAATCCTCCTCTTTGTAGTTCTTGTCTAACAGCTTCAACAAATACAAACACATCATATATATGTTGTGGTTTAGCCTTCAGAACCTTCAACATAGATGCTGTCAATGCACCCACATACTTATTATCATTTAAAAGATTGTATGCATCTGCAGATGTCTGATTATCCATACATCCAGATATAAGCATTGTAGAAGCTTTTGCAGCACATTTGGGATTATCCACAGATGATTGTTTTTTTGCATCCCATGTGTATGTTAAATCAAGCATAGAACCACTGTGACATGAATCACATATAAATAATACCTTGGTCTTAGGATTAAATGAATTGAAGATTTTGTTAATCAAATCATCTATTAAAATCCCTTTTTTTTCATAATCAGATGGAACAAGACCTTCATCGTATCCATCTGTTTCATCACCTGATGTGTCTTTTTGATTACTGCCATGTCCACTGTAGTGTATCCATACAAATTCAAGATTTTCTTTATAAGATTCTATAGCCAAATCATACAGCTTGTTAATGATACCATCATATGATGTGTTCTTCAAATCTGTGTCATCTGTGTAGATTTCTATAGGAATCTTTATAAATGACTGTATATATTTTGACATCATATTAACATCATTAATGCAACCATTAAGTTTTCCTGATTTGCAATGTGCATAATTGAGACCAAATAATAAAGCTTTTCCTCTAATATTCATTCTATATATACAAGATATAAAGATTTTCGATCCACAATATAAGCAAAATGTACTTCTTGTAAGTAAATGAATAAATATGTAGAGTACAATCTCATAAACAATATACCTATTGTTTATGCTAAAAATAATGATATGAAATACATTTTTTGTCCGAGGTATACAATAGCAACCGAAGATTATGTATTGCAATGTTTTGAAAGCAATAAACAAAGAGTAAGTCATTTTGGTACAGACTTGAAATATATCAAGATAGAAATCAATAAAAACTTCAAAACTTTAAACAACGATGTCATTGCATTATATTGTTATTTGGTCACAGACTGTGTATCAAACTATGATGTAGATTTCAAGAATTTTGATAATCTGCTTATGTGGTTGAAAAATGATGTGAACAACCATTATATATTGATAACAACACCTATTTTAAAACACGGCAATCAATTTTATAGTATTGCGAATGATAACAAGCTGCAAATTATTCATTTTGAGCCATGGGAAATGCGTTGTGATAAAATTATTATCAATAAATTGATTCAGAAAAATGGGTTTACTATATGCGATAACTATAATATCATTATTTCATTATATCAAAAATCATTTATTAACAAGGTTGAGTTCCTTGAACTTACTACACTTCTTAATACACTGAAGAATTTTTATTACACATCAGCAATATGGATGCAAATAATGAATCACCATAGGTTGTTGAATGCATGTGATTTTCCTATATTCTATTTACTCAGAAAACCTCTGATGCTTGATAATAGTATAATTCAATTATATGATTGTAGTATATGCAACAATAATGTATATCTTCAGACCCATTACCAAAAAGATGTTTTAATTACAAGGTTTTTATCATCTACATATCCTTGTCTAACTGTAGAAACATTGAAACTATTTATAGGAGAAAATATGACAAGCAAATTATGGCTCACGTACCAGAATGTACCTGATTTTATTTATGAAAGTAATGATACAATGGTGAATGACTACTATGGATTATTTGCATCATTTGTGTGTAATAAAAGTATGTGGAATTTATGGTGCAAATCTAAACAGGATTTACTTAACAGATTATTACTATGTTATAATCATAATATTTTATATTTTTTATCAGATGTGTTGACGCCATTATTTATGTTGTATGAAAATGGATATGAAGATATGAAGATAAAAAAATGGCGAGTGCATATGATATGGTATGATGTTCTATCCTGTATAAAATCTCAAAGTGATTTACACAAATTTTTGCAAAATGCAATTTCTTTGAATTTGAGAATACCTTATGTGTTTTTATTGGACATTCATACTCAATTTGATATTAATTGGGGACAAAAACAAAATATATTATACAAGAATATTTATAAATGTACTAGTTTAAATTCAATAATATATAATCGGTATAATGAAGAAAATATCAATGACAGTTTTTATTGCTTCTATAAAAATATCATAGAAAAGCGTATTATATTTATTATCATGTGCATATATAAAAGGTTCAACATGCAAATACAAACAAATGATTACATGAAAGGTTTTCTTCTCATCAATTTTTTGAAGACACACATTGAATATCTTATTTGAAAAATGATTTATATGCATCTCTTGGCTCTTCTTTCTCTATATTTGGAGCAATGACTTGTTTATTTGTTGTTGTATCAAATCCGAATATTTTGGACATGAAACTAGGTTGATTTTCATCTACTTTTGTTTGTTGCAAAGATGATATTTCTGGTGAAGATACAGATGGTAGTTTTGACATGGATTGCTTAGACTTGTAAGAACGCTGAGATACTCTGCTAGGCATTTCTGGTGAAGACATGGATGGTAGTTCGGACATGGATTGCTTAGACTTGTAAGAACGCTGTGATACTTGAGTGGGCACTTCTGGTGAAGATACAGATGGTAGTTTTGACATGGATTGCTTAGACTTATAAGAACGCTGAGATACTTGAGAGGGCACTTCTGGTGAAGATACAGATGGTAGTTTTGACATGGATTGCTTAGACTTATAAGAACGCTGTGATACTTGAGTGGGTAATTCTGGTGAAGATACAGATGGTAGTTTTGACATGGATTGCTTAGACTTATAAGAACGCTGAGACACTTGAGTGGGCATTTCTGGAGATATTGCTTGCTGTTGCATTTGCGATGCATTTGTAGCAACTACATTGTTGTTTTGTTGTTCTGATGTTATTTTATTACCTTCAAATCCAAATAATCTCCTCATGAAACCCAAATCTTTCTTTGATTGTAATGTTGTATCAACATCTATAGGAACATCTACTTCAGGTTCTACAATATTTGGTTTGCTTTTGGATGAAAAACTTGTAAAGAATCCATTTTGAGATTCAGATGGAGCAACAACAGGAGCAACAACAGGAGCAACAGGAGCAACAAGAGCAACAGGAGCAACAACAGTGCTCGGTTTCTTGGTTGAGAAAAATCTTGAAAGAAATCCATCATTATTAGATTCGGGTACAGATGGTACAGATGGTACAGATGGTACAGATGGTACAGATGGTACAGATGGTACAGATGGTACAGATGGTACAGATGGTACAGATGGTACAGATGGTACACCTAATTCTTGCATAGAAGTTTGAGATGCTATAGGAACTGTTGTCACACACGATGATGATTGTGATTTACTCAAAGATTTATATATTACCCATATAACAAACATTATAAACAAGAATATACAAGATATTATTAAAATCCAGATAAGAGTTTTTAATTTTCCATAACAATTCAAATCAAAAATATTTCCAGTACATGTAGTTGCAGAAATGGAACTATCGTCATTGGTTTCAGAAGCAGACATATCTTTATCATCTTCATCTTTTGCAGGTACTAAGGGTTTTTTTAAGCTTTGGTCTTCCTTTTCATCTTCTTCTGATGATTCAGGTGATGTATTTTTATCTTTTGCTGGTACTAAGGGTTTTTTAAAGCTTTGGTCTTCCTTTTCATATTGGTCTCTAGTATAATTTGTGTCATTATATCCAATTTCATCATATGTTATCTTTGGAGGTTTATAAAGGTACTTAGGATCATATTGTCTATCATCAGTATGTTTCCAATCATCTGGTATATTTTCTGTATCACCAAAATAGTAATCAAATTCAAAATGTTCAATATTTTTAATGTTATCAAAACTCTCATACAATTTTGCAAAATAGTACAATGCATATAATGATGAACTCATTTAGTATATATCTTTTATTATATCATTTGAAAATAAATATGTATATAATAGAATGAAACCATTTGTCCCAGTTAAAGTAATTCGTTGGAAGAGTGCAACAGAAAAAGAATCTATTACTATCAATGCATATCAAGATGACAAAATGGAAGATGCTGTTATGAAATTAGGAGGTTATATACAAAATACTCCATTTTATGCATGGTCAAATAATAAACCATTGCTTTTTTCAATCAAAGACTCAAAATGGAAAGGATATAATATAAATCCTTTTAAAGCAAATAATTATGAGTCTAAAGAATTATTGGAACCAATATCATATAATTATGTGAATTCTTTATTTATGCACAAGGTAGTAAATGTTGTATTTGAAAGTGATTTACCTGCAGTGTTGAAAAAGAATAAATACTATTTCCCTAACATCAAAGTCCAAACATATCAACAATACAAAAAACGTGATGATAAACTGGCAAATCTCAGAAATAGTGATACAAAAAATGTGAATGTATTGCAAGAATATTATACAAGAGCGAATTTCTATGTGTCATTGAAGATAGTGTCATTGCCTACAATTTTTGATAATATTCACACATGTCGTTATATTGATATGATACAATGGATTGATGATACTTCAAAAGTATTATATAAGCTTCATAAAAAACATAAGATTAACAAGGAACATTTTGGTATATGGACAAATATTGACAAAATTGTAAAAATCAATGTCATAAATTTGTATTCAGTTATACATAAAGCAAGTTATTGTAAAATATCAATTGACAATGATGGAAATGTGCTTTTTAATTATTTCTTGGACCACAGAAAATATATCAAATGGGGCGATATTGACACTCATAAAAAGAAAATAATATCACTATTACAAAATGTCTTGAAAATGCCAATCAGATTGCAAGAAATTTCATTGAATACAAATATAAAAATTGAAGTCCAAAACTCAAATCTTAAATTACTTAGCAAGAAAGTAAGTGAAGCTATTGACATATTTCATATTCTTAGCAATAAAGGAAATTTGCTTACATGTACATACAAACGTAGTTCAAATTATAGTCAAAACACTGATATTTATGACTATATTAAGGCACGCTTGAACCTTGGTATAGCAAAACAAGAAATCATGGAGGAACTTGTGAATTTGGGTGTATCAGGAAATTTGCAAGATATGATTGATAATGAAGTTAATATGATAGAAGATATTAATCAAGTAAAAGAACCTATTAAATTACAAGATAACGGAACCATAGTCATGATTAGACCTTATCAATATGGTTATGATATGTCTATTGTAAATTGTCCAAATAATACTGAATTACAATATTTAATTTACTGGCTTTCATTAATTATTACGAATTCTATTGGAAAAGCTCCTATTACTGCACACGTTGCTGTTGCTCCATTTGGAATACCTTCATCATCTCCTTCATCATCTCCTTCATCATCTCCTTCATCTGCATCTATCAATGATGATTCTGTTGATTTTGATGATCTTGACAGTCTTGGTGGAGCACCTTCCAAAAATAATAATTTTATAAATTTATTACAACAAGCAGATAAGGACCTATTCTCTGAAAATTATGCAAGAGAGAAATGTCAAAATCATTCTCAACCTGTTGTTATGAACAAGGAACACAAAGAATATTTAGAGAGAACCAACCAAATGCATTTTGATAATATCATAGAATATGGTAGTCATGCTAACAATATGAATTATTATACCTGTCCAAGATTATGGTGTCCTCAGAGTAGAGTACCTTTGTCAATTGATGATCCCAATGCTAAATGTCCAAAAGATGACGAAAAGCCTATGCAATTATTTTGGGAGAATGACAAAAATAAAAAACGATACGTCAAACTTATCAAGCCAAATGAAAGGGGTATGTGTGTCCCTTGTTGTATGAAAAAAGAACCCAAAGACATGGGGAAATGTATGGCTTACTTACAAAAAAATAACATACACGCAGCAGATAAAAATGAGCCAGTGCAAGGTCCTGTAGATCCAGGTGCAAAACTTGATAGTATTCAAGATTCAGATGAGAATTATATTATGCATCAAGTAGCTCCCATTCCAGTTGGAAGGTATGGAAATGTACCAGAATATTTGATGAAATTATTTGATATCAAGATAGATACATGCAACAAGATGCTTACAAAAACACAAGCATGTTTCGTTCGTAAAGGTGTCAAGCCTAACAAATCTGATAGTATCATACATTGTATCATGGACCTGTTAAATTTCAATACAAAGCAAGAATTTATTAGAGATGTCAAGAAAAAACTGGATTTAACTACATTTATTTCACTGGCAGATGGCATGATATGTAAACAATTCATGAGTATGAGAGAAATCATACCTGAAAATAATATAAAGCTACTACAAGAATATAATTCTTCTAAAAAGAAAGCATTCAAAGACGGTAATCTATCAAGAACATTGAATATATATTACGCATACAAACGATATATAGAATATTTATCAAGTGATAACTTTACTGCAATCAAAAATCCATATTACTTGTATGCACTTGTCAGTGCTCTTTATAATGTATATATTCTTGTATGGGAAAAAATTGATAAAACTAAGGATATATATCTAAACTGCTACAATACTATGATGGACTTTAATCCAACAGTTGCAATGATAATAAGAGATGGTATGTATTATGAACCAATTGAGTTAAAACAACGTGGAACATCTGGGACAAAAATCATGAAGTTGAATGATTATCCTAAACTCAAAGCACTGGTAAACAAATGTAATAAAGCAACTGATACTAATTCTTATAAAAATATGAATGTATTACAGAACTGGACCAAAACAAAATTACTAAAAAAATGGAAGCAATTTGATATTAAATATATTTTACTTAACAGTGATCTGACTATCAACAGTTTTTTAACCGAAGGAAACCTATTACTTGAATGTACCAAAATCAATATTTCATTATTACCAAATATGATAAAAGACTTTGGAATTGCAAAAGAGAATATTGTATTTTATGATGATATTGTTGGTAAGAATTTTGATATACAACTGAATAAAGAAGACATTCTTCTTTTCATAGAAAAATGCAATTCATTACAAGTCAGTTGCAAATCAGGAAATGTAATAAACGAAGGAGAAAGAGAGATTTACACTAATTTGTTAATACCACAACACGCACTTCACGATAGTATGATAATTCATACAAACACCAAGAACCAATATTACAAAGATTTAGCTGATATTCAAACGAATTCTAAAAAATGGTTTGAATTACAAAAAATGGTGGCTAATACATTAATCAAGAAATTTTCAAGTGACTGGTATAAACTAACTGATAGACATCAAAAATTAAAGAAGCTACAGCCATTATTTGCAACATTACCAACAAATGATTGGAATAAAGTCAAAATTGTTCTTGAAGAGATTCCAATAGACTCTATTGAATCTATAAAGAAATGGCTATCAGACATAATTATTATGTCAAAATATGACTATTTCAGTCATACGCCCATCGAAAAAGACAAAGAATACATTTTCTCCCAAAATGCAATAACAAAAGCAATTCCTGATTATCTGTTAATATCTCACAATGCTTTGCCAAATATACGCACCAAATCAGAAGAAGAAATTGCCATAGTCATGAAAGATGACAAAGATAAGTCGGAACCAGAATCTACTGAACAAGTTCCTGATATATTTCAGGGTGCTGGTGTGGTTCTCAAAAGCAAATGGGTTATGCATAAGAAAAGTAGATGGAACAATATGGTGTATATTAAATGCACATACACAAACAATACAATTCCTGAATTCACGAGATGGTTTATGAACAAGATTGGAGTATCTGGAATAACCTATAATGATATTCAAAAAATAGCTCTGAAAAAATATATTGATATAATGGATAATAAGGAAGCATTTTTAGACATATTGCAAGACCCTTGGTATTTCAATCAGTGGATATCCAAGGCTGGTAAGAAATTTGGTTCAGTGCAACAGTTTTGGGAAAACTACTATGTGCATTTATCTCATCAAGAAAGAGAAAGTTTGACAAGTAACATATTGCAAATAGCTCCTCCTGTCAATGATTTAGATATCATGACTATATCAGAGTTATTGAATGTTTCTATATTATTAATTCATAGAGGAAAGTATGGAAAATTTGATGCTTCAAATGTTCGAGGGGAATTGGATGACCTGAAGGTGTCATCTACTTTATTTGCAGCAAAACGAAACATGCATGCAAGACCATTGCTTATATTTCATAAGACATATGAGAAAAATAACATAACATATAATATCATAGTTGACAAAAATATTGAGACACGTCATGAAGCACTTTACTTGAAATATGTTGACGTCCCTGCAAACATCAAAGTTCTTACCGATGCTCATTTATTGTGATTTAAGTAATATATAAGAATATTTACACATGTATACGATATGCGGAGATTGCAGCTATTATACCCAAAATATTATAATGATATGATAATTTTCAAAAAATACATGCCTGTGTATATACTTGACTTCTTCAGAAATCAAAGGCTTGTTATAAGCAATGCTCCTAAGAAACCTTCAAACAATGTTATAACCCAGAATATGAGGTCAGATAATGCCCATTGATAACCTTGGTCATAATCACCATAAATCATTTTGACAGTAAAACCTGCTACTAATGCACCTGTCAGATAAGGGTGTATATTACTCATAGTATTTGGAAATGCACCACCTAAGATACCGCATGCTAATGCTAATATATGTCTATTAGGTTGCATAAAATTATGCATTTCAACTTTATTCATGTATGTCTAAACTTATTAAATTAAAATATTATTTTTGTTTCATATATTTAGGGTGAAATGTCTACATCATCATTACTTTCAAGTTTGTTAAAGGGTGGTTCTCCAAGAAAACTTTACAGAGAATATGTTTTGAATGATGTTCCTGTAAATGAACGTCGTCGTTATGTGTCCAATGTCAATATGGGACGTACTGAAGAAGCAAATCAGATTCTTTTAAACATCAAACGTGCTAAGCGTCGTTATTTGAAAGATTTGAAAGTAAGATCTGACCGTGAATATATGTTAAGAAAATTGCGTAAGCTTCAAAAACCAAAATCCCCCCCAAAATCATCACCAATCAAATCTGCATCAGCACAACGGTCTGCGTCAGCAATCAAATCTGCATCAGCACAACGGTCTGCATCAGCACAACGGTCTGCATCAGCACAACGGTCTGCTTCTGCAGCTGTTGAGGAATTTAAAGTACCTGAAGCTAAAAGTAGAAGTAGACGTGCAAGTGTGCCAAAGCCTGTAGTACCAGCTGCAGCTTCACGGTCTGCAAGAAGTTCTAACCGTGCTGCACGAAAACAATCAGAAAATATAGATTTACATACTTCTATACAATTGCAATCTGCAATTGTCAACGCACTAGAATTACAATTGAAAGAGTATAATGAAAATTCATCACAGCGTATGCGTGTAGATTCTGTGCAAAATGTGTTAGAAAGAAGTCTTCAAGATTTTTCACGTGATGAAATAAACAAAAGCAAAGAAGAAGTGAGGGGTATTAGAAATGAATTATCCAAAGCCAAATCAACATTAACAAAACTTAAAAATTTACAAAAAAAGTTGTGATGGAAAAATAAGTATCAATACGCTTCTGCAAAATATTTGGGAGCATCTGGTCTATATATTGTTGCATTGAAAACCCTGCCTTGATAAATTTGTATATATAATTTATCACCATCATATATTTCTTTGCAACCAATATCTTCGTCACACTTCATGTTCTGATGAACAATAGGTAATCTCATCATATTGTTTTTATCTGTGGCTGTATAATATTGCCATCTTTCTTTATTATTTCTGACTTTCTTAGCAAATAGAGGCAGAATAATAGGTTCTTTATCCATTTCATTTGCAGTCAGTATTCCAATCTGTTGATATTCATTATTCTCATATTGTGGCATTTTCTTAGGATATACTGGAATATCTTCATTGGTTTTATTGGTATCATTGGTATTTGTGAATGTAGGTAATACATGAATTGTCTTGTTCATTGACAGTGGTGGTGAATTGTACTGTTTATTTATTACAACATATATCAAGATGCCTAACATGCAAATTATTATTATACATAGAATGATTGTAAAATAATATAAGCTTTTGTTTGAGAGCATATCTGTAAAATGAATATAAAAAATTATTCTAAAAATGTATGTATGTCATCCTAAATTATTTTTACATTTTGTTCTCCCAGTTGAAAGCATTTATGTGGTTCATTTAGTTTGAAGTTGAACCCTATATCATCCTCTGCACATATCTCATAATCTTCATCCTCATCATTGTGTTCTTGAATATCATCCAATTTGATAGGCTTCATATCTTTAATGAGTTCCATCAAATGCTCCTCGTCAAGCAATATATTGCAGTCACCTGTTCCACAAGGTGGCTGTTGTCCTAACATAACATTTGCAGATACACCATTCACATGATCATATTCTGAGAAGATACTTGCATTAATGAGCATGTCTGTAGTTTCTTCAAATGATGATTTGGCAAGTGGTCCAATGTCCCCGCGATTGATACCATGTCTGTCAATAGACATCAGATAACCCTTGTATGTCATAGTATCAATCAAGAGAGAGAGATGTCTATAATTCATAGACCCTTCGCTGGTAACATTGATAAGTTCATGATTTAATGCATTCCTTGCAGCTTCAATACCCAGTGTCTCGTATATCTCACGAATATCATTAGATATTGTTCGTGTTGCATCAACGTTGGGATTTGCCAAGATTTCTGTCAAATTTGTTCCATCTGTGTCAAGAACCCATTCAATAATCTTGTCAAACTTTTGAGTATCTTTACTATATTTATCATACTTCTTTTTGTTCAAAGATACCTTCTTTATACCTTTGTATCCTTTCAATAGCACTTGATATACTATATTATGTTCCATAGCCTTCACTGCAGCCAGTTCATCCTTAGCATCAATATCTTTTAATGCACTATCGGTCAACTTGATTCTAAAGATACATTCTTCTGCATTGTCATCGCTATATAGACAATCTATGTATTTGTCATATGCCAGATTTAGCTTGGTGTATATATCTATCATTCGCAATCCATATGAATTCATCTTTTCTTTGTTAAATTTCATGCGTAGTACCCATGGTGAGTCACTCTTGCATTTGGCAGAGAAGGAGTCAAGTGCACTCAGCTCTCTATAAATATCCATCATACCTTGATCCTTATCTATAGATGTTTCATATTTGCCATTATCCCAATATATTTCACTATATTCCAAGATGTCTGACAATTTAGTTATCTCTATGGAATTCTTGATATTTATAGCAATGCTCTTAGCTTTTTCTACTCGTGGGTCATGTGTATCTATACCATCTTCATCCATTTCAGGGTTGAGTACAGATGCTATATCATGTTTCATATAGATGATAAGCGTAGGTGTCTTAGTTTTCTTAGTAGCACTGAGAATCTCTTTCAGACGAGGGACACCAGAAGTTGCCTTTACAGCAGCCTCTGTACCTGACACATGGAATGAATCAAGTGTCATCTGTGTACCCATTTCACCAATAGTCTGTGCAGCCACTATACCAACCATCTCACCTGGTTGTGAAATAGCTTCTTTGTAGTATTGTTGGACCTGTAGTACAATACTATCAAATACTTCACGAGAGAAATGATACTCTAATATCATCTTCTTAGGATTGAGATACAGTCTGAGTAGAATATGGAAGAATCTTGTCCCTTGTTCTGTATCTTTTATGTACAATTCATTAGAAAGCTTCTCAATAGCATCAAGAACGTAATCAGGTGTCAGGTCAGTCTTCATAGACTTGATGCCTATGTTCTGCAATCTATTGTAAGCATTCTTGACTATTCTGTCAAATGGTATGGGATATTTGATAGTCAATGTCTTGCTTCCATTGAACACATCGTGAATTAAGAACAGCTTATCTTGAACAATATCTTTGTGATGCTGATTGCAGCGCTCATATGTATCCTTCGTGATTTCTTTGAAAGCACTATCAATCATATGATGCTGTGGTCTATCACTCTCTCGCAGATTGTAATTCATTTCTATGTCCATTGTATTCATTTCAATCGTTGGAATATATTGAGACTCTATCTTGCTACCGTCCATACCATCTTCACCATAAATATACTGTATAATAGTTCCTCCAGCATTCCTTACTGTGTTATCATAATATACCTTCACATCCTCCATAGCCTTTACCAATCTGCGTTGAATATAGCCTGTTTCGCTGGTATTTTGAGTTACAAAGCAATTTGCTGTAGAAAAGTGTCCAGTTTCTGGTACAGACACATCATAAACCTTTTTATATTTATCTTCGAATTTATGCTTTGGAATAACCTTAATATCTGTAATAGGGTCAAGAATAACTCCATTTTGCTCATCAAAATTGAATTTTGATTTGGGAGATAGTGTTAGTATTTCTCTAAGCCTCAAACCTTTATTTTCTTCAATAAGATTTATCTTAGATGCAAATGTTCTTGCAAAATGCAATCTGATTGTTAACCTATTTGAAATAGCTGGATTACATTTTCCTCTGATATTTGTGGTTGCAGCTTGATGCTTTGTGATTCTTCCAAATACGCCAATTCTTGCACACAAATGAGATATTCCTTCAATCAATTTGTAAGATGCTGATGTAACTGAAATAGTTCCAGTTCTGACATCTACTGTTCCGTCACCTGAGAAATACCCATTCAGTAATCCTAATACAAACTCATCTGGTGCAGCGTGCGCTTCATGTGGAATATACTTATATTTGGCTCCACTTCCAACAAATGCATCTAAGAACCTTGCAAACAGAGAAGAATTTCCTATAAGACTCGTTGTCTTTCCAACAATAAGTCCTTTATCATTTTCTTCAACCACTTTTACAACTTCCCTGTATGTAATACCATATTTATCAAACCATTTTTTGGCAAACTCTCTAACACTTGGCTCCTCTTTGGTGATGCTCACACTTCCAGAGAAATCACGTGCATTGCCATCTGCTAAGAATAACCCAATAAACTTACCATTTTCTTCATTGAGCTCAAACTTATCTGGGAAATGTGAATGGCATCTTGTAGCTGAATAAGGATATAAATAGCCTTCTTTGATATTTTCTGTATTTGATCTTCCACTTGTAGCTCTCTGTAAACTAGACTTCTTTTCATATGGCAAAGTAAATGTAATACCATTGTTTTTCTCCCACCAGCCTCTTGGAATATGGAATTTATCTCCTTGAGCTTCTTTCATTAATTTTGATGCTTTGTGGAATTCAGAACCATAAATATATTCATTTTTGGGAAAATATTTTTGCATATCAATATATTCATGGACTACAGGTGGTACAGGTAGCTGGAAAATACAAGGCAAACAATCTCCTTCATTTACCATAGGAGTTGCTACACTCTCAAACTTGCCATTTTTCCAAATAATCAAGGATTTAGAAGCAGTCACTATGATACTTCTTCCACTCTGAGTATTAACCTCAAATAAGTTCTCGCCAGGGTCATGTCTTGAGACATTTGTAAGTTTGCCCCATATAACATTACCAACATCATCACATGATGGAATATAGATGCCATCTGGTACTCCCAACATCTCCATATTGGCATCTTCTGGTCCAAACTGCTCTACATATGCTTTATTTTTTGGGTCATCAATCTTTGCATCAATCCATTCACCAATCTGCACACACTTGGCTTCTCCATCTTCAATGACAATGATGGGAGTATCTCCTGTGACTGATTTCACTGCAGTATCTATCAGACCTTCGCGACCTCCCATAGCATGAAAGAACACTTCTTGTGGAGATAACCCAGTTATAAAGCTGTTCTCCACAAATCCACGGGCATCAGGACCATCATCATACTTGGTAAAATGAGGCAATGTCCTATCAGTAAATCCATAGCTAATACGCTTACCATCCACATTCTGTTGCCCAACACATGCAATAATCTGTGCAACATTCGTCTCCTTACCTTTGCTTCCTGATTTGACCATGTTAATCATTCTATTTGACTTCTCATCAATTTGCGAGAGACCTATCTTACCAACCTGATTAGTAGTCTCATTCAGAATACCAATGATTTCACGCTCCATATAGTCCTCGTTGCTGAATATACTATTGTTCTCAATGGTACCTCTCCTGACTTCATCCAACTGCTCATATGCCTTTGCTTTCATCTCTCTGATTTTGTTTTTCAGCTTATCATCAGTTTGAGCATCTGTTACAAGATCACTGATGCCTACACTAAATCCAGCAGTTAATAGCCATCTGCAAATGAGCCTCTGGGTGTTATCCAAGAACTTGCGAACTTCGAAAGGACCATAGTCATGATATATAACAGGAATGAGTCCTGAAGTCATACCATGAAATACTGTCTTATCAAGAGTTCCACTCTCTACAATGCTGTTTTTGATGACAAACTTTTCTTCAGCCTTGTTCTTACGACTGATATTAAGTCCAGGTGGAAGAATCTGGGAATAAGCCTGTTTTCCAGTATATTCATAATTCTTATTAGGTTTGTCAAGTTTTCCTGAGAAATAACTGTTGACCATTTGCAGATTTGCCATGCTTTTGTCCTTAATCTCTGTCCAATCTTTTGTCAATCTGAAAGAACCAAGAAGAGTGTCCTGAACAACTTCAATAATAGGCTTACCATCCCTTGGTGCTATAATCATGTAAGGGACTGCTGCAATATCCATGAGTTCACTCATAGTCTGGATATTCTGTGGACAATGCAAATTCATCTCATCACCATCAAAGTCAGCATTGTAAGGAGGTGTATCCAATACATTCAACCTAAATGTCTGATAAGGCATAACAATCACCTTATGACACATCATACTCATTTTATGAAGAGATGGCTGACGGTTGAATAATATGTAATCTCCGTCAGTCAAATGTCTGTGCACAACATCACCAGCTTTTAGCTCCCTTAGAATTTTCTCAATCTCATTCTGAGCATACTTCAGATTGATAGTAATAGCATCATTCTGCTTCTTGACATATTTAGCACCGGGCCAGTTATCAGGACCATTCTTGATAAGTTTTCTAAGATGGTCAATATTATGCTCATTTACAATCTCAGGGAATGTTATGTTGATTGCAATCTTCACAGGAACACCAAGTTCATCGATACTGATATAAGGGTCGGGTGTGATAACAGTTCTTGCAGACTGGTCAACACGCTTACCATTCAAGTTGCCTCTGATACGTCCCTCCTTCTTCTTCATGCGGTCAGACACAGATTTTAGCTTTCTTCCATTCCTCTGTTGTGAAGGAGCCAGTCCAGGAATCTGGTTATCTATGAGCGTGAATATATGATACTGTAAAACCATCGTAATAAGCTTAATAGTCTCCTCAGATGCACCCTTATTGATTCTGTCAAGAATGTTATTATTTGTCTTGATAATTTCACTAAGCTTATGTGTCAAGTCATCTTCACGCCTTTGACCATTTTCTTCAATGATACTTGGTCGCACAGCCGGTGGTGGAACTGGTAATACAGTGCAAATCATCCACTCAGGGCGATTCCATATTGGATTAAAACCCATAAGCTCCATATCTGCCTCTGAAATTCTCTTGAAAATACGCAGGACATCTTCAGCAGTGAATTCCAGAGTAGTTTTGGGAGCTGCATCTTCGGCTTTTTCATTCTTTTCTTTCCATTCTGCGAGAATTTTCATAGGACCATCCTTATTGTACTTGGAAGGTTGTTTTGCATTGCATCCAATTGTACCGTCATCACCACATAGTTTAATCTTTGTGCTGGTACTACAAAGTTTAAAGTAAGCATTCCACCTCATCTGATTATCCTTGATAGACATGATTTTTTGTATATCATTCTTCAACTCAGGATTGGTAGTATTGGGTGATATCAATATCTTAGAACATCTATGACACACACACCTTAGAATCTTCCTGGTTATATCAAAGAACATTGCATGAAACACTGGTTTTGCCAATACAATGTGTCCAAAGTGCCCAGGGCAGAAGATATTCTTCTGTTCACATGTACTACACACCTTGTTATGTTCCAAGATGCCCATACGAGAGTCAAAGAGACCTCCAACTACAGGCTCATTGCCTGCATAAGTATCTGTCCTTATAACCTCAACAGCTGACCTGGCAATGATTTCATCAGGTCCTAGTACACTGAATTGGATTCCTTTTACATCCTGAATATCTACTTTTTGGTCCGTATACGACAGCTCTGGATATATAGACATATCTCTTAATATTATAATAAGTTTTAAATAACTTCTTTTGCACAACTGTTCCGAATTGAGGGATATGTATAAAATTCACAAGACAAATCATTTTTTATTTTTTCCACAATACTTACACATTCTGCAAAAAATTGGCTGTGTTTATTTACACAAATTTGAAGTTTTGAACTGTCAATAATATAAAAAAATAAATATTCATATTCTGTAGATACACATGAGTGAAACACAGTTCAATAATATTGTCAACATCATGACAAAATACCAGAACAATTCTGTGAGAATCCTCTATGACAAGAAAATAAATGAAGAAAATATCATGTCATCTTTATTCTCAAATACATTCATCATTGATGACAGAATGATATCATATTTCTTGAAATATCAGACAGCAAATGCCTTTGCAAACATCCTGGAAAAGGTTAAATTTTTTGGTCATGATTTCAGTCATCAAACACCAAATACTAATAAAAACAACATTTTTGACTTAGATGTATCTTATTACAATAATCAGGATGTTATTAAATATTACTGTCTTCTTGACATATTGTCGGAATTCTATGGGTTCTTATCTGCAAATAAGAAAGGTACCAAACAAATAACTATCAAATGCAGATATGTATTTGAAGAGCAAACATGGCAACTATACAGAAAGGCTGACTATTATACATTTGACATCAAATATGACCATGACAACATAACTGGAATGCCGAAATATGCCATAGTCAACATAAAACATGATACACCAGACATGGTTATCAACATGTGTGATGCATTCAAAAATGATATCCAAAAGCATCTGGTTTATATTGGCAAAACTGATATTTTCAAGAGCAGTTATGAGTACCTGTATAATATCCAAGCATTTTACAAATTCTGTAGATTGAAGCTTGTTTATTACACTTTAGCATGTGCAGCCAAAGTAAATAAGACAGTTGATGATTTCATCATTCGTTATTTGGCATACTGTTTCTTCAATTTGAAAGGTTCTGTTGTTGTGAAAAATATTCGCACAGACAGTATTGAATTGTCAAATCAGATTCTTCTGACTTCCAACAAGTTGGCAGAAATTAATGACAAGATGCACAAAAGTGGCACCAAAATTAGAAAAAATAAAAAAATCAAGTCTGAACTGAATGATAATTATATACAATATATATTCTGGATAACTGTTATAATAGCTATCATTATTGTGGTAGGAGTATTTGCATTATACTATGGCTCAGGAGCAAACCCAGATGCACCAATTGGTATTGGTATTATCATATTAGTTGCTTTCATATACATTGTGGTATATTACCTGTTGCAACTAAATACTAAAGAATTGTTCAATACTCAGACACATCCCATAACATCCAATCCTGTTATCAGACCTGTAAAAGTAATTGCATCAGAAACTGATTATTACTTAGTTTTTAATAATACTACTATAAATTATGCTCTAACATTTTCAAGAGACACCAGATGTGATATATTTTTGGTAGGAGGAGGTGCAGGTGGCAAAGGTCCAGGTATGGGTGCAGGTGGTTCAGGTGGTGCTGTAGTCTACATGACCAATCAACTTTTTGAGTCTAATTCAACATATTATTTAACAGTAGGGAAAGGTGGAGAACAAAATCAGAATGGAGGTAGCTCCTATATTGAAAAAGAGACTTTGCCAGCAGATGCTGTTGTAATATTCAAGGCTGATGGAGGAGGCAATGAAACATACAATAATGTAAATGGCAATATAACAAGATATACATCTGGGGGTACTGGAAGCGCATGTACAACATCATATGGCACTAGTTATTGTACATATGGTAGTGGAGGCGGCGCAGGAGCTAGCTCAAATGGTTCAGGTAGAACAGGTACAGATACTACTGGAAATGGAGGAAATGGTTTCAAAACAACTATAAAAGGTATTGATGAAATATATTCAGGAGGAGGAGGAGGAGGTATATCTATAAATCATTATGTATATATGTTAACAGCAGGAAAAGGAGGTAAAGGAGAAGTAGGTGCTGGAGGTAATGGAGGTAATACAGGAACAAAATATAATTCATCAACTGGAGCAAACACAGATACAGATAATAGACCTGCAGACAAAGGAACTTCTGGTTGTATAATTATTAGATATACTATACCTTTACCTACTCCAACTGCCGCTACAACTGCTCCTACGACTGCTCCTACAACTGCTCCTATTTCATCAACAGATAAAGCAGGTAATCCTCTTTTGATTTGCCCCCTTGCGACAAGCGACTCATATGTAAGTTGCATAGGTAATAATAATATAAAATTTATTGGTTCTTCTAAAAAAACAGATTCACAATACTGGTATGCATTTGACGGTAATCATGATACATCTTGGGAAACACCAATAAATTCTTTTGCACAAGGTGTTGCATCACGTAGAATAATGTCTGCATCATTTCCAAATGAGGGTGCAAATCTGAAATACTGGTGGAAATTTGACAATAGTTTGTCAGATTCCATACAAAATACAGACTTTGATATAACAACAAATGTAAGTGGAACAATAAGATATGCAAATGATGACAAATTAGGTAATACACTGGAGGTAACAGCTCAAAACAAATATACAGATGAAACTACATATAAACTAAGTTCAGTTATTGAAGTAAATACAAACAATTTTAGTATTAGTTTTTGGTGCAAAGCCTCTGCATGCTGTAATAAAATATTCAGTATAGATGATGATATATTCTTGAAGTATGATAATACAGGTTTCTATAATAATCTTGGTAATAACAACAAAAACAAGAACATTCTATTTGTAAGTGGTTATAGCACAAAAAAAACCACTCCAGGTACATCAATGGTAGTTGGAAGAACTTATTCATGTTCTTGTGTGGTGTGGGGTGTTGGAAGTTCTACATATGAAAGTAATACAATTTATTATGATGGAAGACCATCAATAAATTACAGTAGAAGTGTACAATGTTACAATGATAAAACATGCACATCCACAGATGTTTATGAGAATGTCAATTATAATGAATACACCAATATTATTGAATATGAACTAAATAAACCAAATCATTATGTATTTACATATGACTTTAGAAGTGGTAGAAGTTTAAAGTTTTATATGAATGGACAATTCAAATTTGAAAAGAAAAACTTTGTATTTTCAGCTTCTGGAAACCAGAAACTGCTCAATTTATTTAATCAACAAACTGCTGTGCAGACAACTGTTTCATATGCAGATATGAGAATATATAATAAAACATTAATGGATGATGAAATAAAAGGGTTATATACTGCATCAGACGGTGAATATATGATTGTTGATTTAGGTGTCCCTGCTACACTTACATCATATACCCTAAAATATTTAGACACTCGCAGAAGTCCTAAGAATTTCAAAATTTATGCTGCAAATAGTGCTAATTCCTTAATTGATATGAAAGATACTAATTGGAAGCTGTTAAATTATGTACCTAATCCTACTTATGAGACTACTACGGGGTCTAAAAAGAAATATCAACGAAATAGCATTTTAAGTACTAATTCAAGTCAAACATTATTCTTGCAAAATGATGGAAAAGTATTTGCATGTGGAACTAACAATTATGGTATATTTGGTCATACTGATAAATTGTCTATTGGTTATAGTTTTGCCACATATTTTGATGGTGAAGCAATTCCACTAAAAGATATTGTAGAAGTATCAGCAGGATATATGCACTCGTTATTTCTTCATAAAAATGGTTATGTTGTATCATCTGGACTTGACTGGGGTAGTTTTGGTGTTTTAGGCCGTAAAACAAGTAATAGTTTTATTCCAGGGTATGTATTAGATAATACTGGAAATAACATACTTTTGGATATAATACATATTTGTACTGGCATGTATAGTTCATTTTTTCTTAAAAAGAATTTATCTGTAATTGCATGTGGATGCAATGACCTTTATGGTTATGCTTATGCTTATCTTGGAATGGGTTCATCAGTTGTTAAAGTTGATGGAACAAATAATATATTTACACAACCAGTATTAATGGATGCAAATACAAGTCTTACAAATATCGTGCAGATAGTGTCTTCTTCAGGAAACACTTTGTTTTTAACAAAAAATGGTAAAGTTCTTGGTTGTGGAAAAAATGATTATTACCAACTTGGTAATGGAAATGATACAAAAACTGTATATGCAACATTTGTTAAGATATCAGTCACAGAAGATTTAGCAAATGTTGTACAAATATCAACATATGGTAGAGTATCTATGTTTGTACAAAATGATGGAAAAGTCTTTGGATGTGGACAAGTTGTTTATACAGGACTTGTAGCAGATATTAGTAACTATAGTATATATGCAAGATATGTTAGGAAAAATGCATCTGGAGAATTGTTAACAAATATAAAACAGGTATCAACAGGTGATGATTATACATTGTATTTACAAAATGATGGAAAAGTTCTGGCAAATGGAATGAATTCTTATTCTCAACAAGGTAAAATGACTTTTAACGCGAAGTATCCATCATTCATAAAATTATCACAAACTGAAGATTTGTCAGGTATAACAGAAATATATGCATCAGATTATGTTTCTTATTTTGTTAAAAATGATGGAACAGTTTTGGCATTAGGAACAGGTAAATTAGCAAATGGTACCACTAACGTAACTGACATTCCTCTCACTGTAAAAACAGCAGCAAATGCACCTTTACAAAATATCACATCTAATCCAGATAGAACATATGAAATAGATGCACCTGTTTACCAAAAAGAATTTGCAGTATCTCAAAATACAACAGGTATTGCAAGTGAAGTAATAACAACAAACAACAATGAAGGCTATAGATACTACTCTATTGTAGTGAATGAGCTTAGTGCATATTCTTCTAATTTTATAGATACAACATCTCTGCAAATAACTAACTGGGATTTGTATGGTGTCATCAAGACTAATGTAGCACCACCTCCAGCGCCACCTCCAGCGCCACCTCCTGCACTACCTCCTGCACTACCTCCTGCACCACCTCCTGCTCCAGCTGTATTGCAGAGACTGCCTACTACTGCACCCCCAGTTTTCCCAGGTGTTGCATCAACTACTCCTGCATATCAAGAACAGTTGGATGGTTTACAAGCGGCTGTACGAGCTGCCTTGCAAAATGAAAGTGATGCTGATAAGAAAGTTGAAGAAAGTGTGGAGGTAGAAAATAATCTAAAAGCTCAGCTACAACCATTGATAGAAACAAGAGATACACTTCAAGCTCAACTAAACAGTCCAAGTACAAATTCTTCACAAAAACAAGCTATTGAACAAAGAAGGGTACAAATAGAGGCACAAATTAAACAAATAAGCGATATAGAATCAGCTACTGCTGCAGCTAATACTAAGAAAGCACAGTATGATGCAGAACAAGCTAGACTTACTACCATTGCAGCAAAAATTAAGCTTCAAGAAGCTCTTCTGCAAGCATTCTTGCAAAAATTGGGTAACATTAATTTTAATGATTTTACTTCACAACTGGGTACATTAACAGAATCTGGTATTGTCATACAATCACAACTTGATGCTGATAAAACCAAGGATATCGCCAATGCTCTTATCAATCTCAGAGAACAATATATTACTCAAGGTGCAGCAGCTTATTTGGCTAAACTGATGGATAATGTCCAACAAGCACAAAAGGAAACACAAGATGCATTAGCACGAAAACAAAAGATTCTAAGTGATACAAGTGAATCTAAAATAATAGATGCTCAAGCAGCAGATGCAGAAATAAAAAGAGCCAAAGCTGAAGAAGAGAAAGCTACACAGCTTCTATTAACAGAAACTGCAAAGACAAATGCACAAGCAAGTCAAGATATCCGTGATATCAGGGAAAAAACCTACAGAGACCTCCAATCACAATTACAAGCATTGCAAAAAGAACAAGACAACAATATCAATATAATTCAAAACACACCACTTGCAAATGAGATGCTTGTAAGAGCAATCAATGACACATATGCAAATACTTCAAACATCTTATTGCCACAAAAAGAACAACAATATTTAGATACTGAGAATGCAAAAGAAAAGGAAATACAAGACATCAAAGACTACATGGATAGGCTTAGAGAAGATTTAAGAACTATCAGGAATGATATTGATACACATGTTAGGAACATTTTCAATTATAAAGAAATGGGCAAACCAGTAGAGAAGCAAATAAGTGATCTAACTGTCCAAATAGTACAAAAATGGATTGAAACCCAGCGATATAAATATACTGCTGATAATGTATATGGGATTAAAGCATCTATTGGCGATATTAGTACAAAAATAACACTGCATATCAATAACACAGCAACCTACATAGCTAATAGCATTATCTTGTCATCATTGCACAAAGAATATGCAGACTTTAATAGCAGAAAAGATAGTATCCAAGCAGCAGAATATAACTCAACTATGGACATTGAAATAGAAAAAAGAAATAACAAGATTCTTGTTGCCACTATTTACTTGGTCCTAAATTTACTGTTTGCAACATCCATTGTATTGGTACTTTTTAGAACATCCCTTGTGTATACAATTTACATGCTCATAATAGTATATATGCCTTTCATAATATATTATGCAATATCTTTGATTCGCATAGTGCGTACAAGAGCTGCACACAAATACTGGAGGAAACCATCAGACAAGTTCTAAATTATTTTTCACGTATATAAGATACATAATTTATATATGCATATGTTATAGAAGGGCTCTACGGTATGATATATGATAAATTATTATCTGTTTATGATATTTCTCCCAATAACTATGCAAGAGCCTATGACACAATATCAGAAGAATCTATGATGAAGTTAATATTCTCTAAATTCATACATGACAAACAAGCCTCTTCTGTCAACAAGAAGTATATTGATTATATATTGAAGTACAACTTTATTCAATTTTATGAAGCAGAAGAAATCTTGCAAAATAATACATATTATTTAGAAAACTTCCAAAAAATATTAGATGCCAGTCCTGAGGAAAATCGCGAAATTGTTGATTTTGATATTTCAAGATATGCTTCTGAAACCATCAAGCAATATTTCTTTTATATTGATATTATTTCTCAAATTTATGACAATGTAAGCACAATGAAGACAGGTAAACTTGGAATAGCTCCTAACGAAATCACATTAAGATGTCGCTACATTCCTACACCGAATGACAACAAATTGCTTAAATTATATGATGGACATGCGTCTGGATACTTTACCATGACTCTGAAAATTACCAGACTTAATAATTTGCAAAACGATGTGTCAGATATCCAATTTATAACAAATCAGAATATTTCATTTACAGAACATACAAATCTATTTAAGGCGGATATCATTAAACATTTGCAATATTTGAATACAGGTAATGACATCAAATACGCAACTGTTGCGTATCTGCAAAACATCAGAGATTTTTATAGACTTTGCAGACTCAAATTGATGTATCTTGTACCACATTCTATTTACTTATTAACTCAACAGCCTGCGGTAAAAATTAGCGAAAAAGTTATGTACTACATTAGACAATATGTATTACCTGTATTTATTAATATGAAAAATAATTTTAGTAATTCAGTGCAACAACAAACCGTAACAACTGATTATAATGATATGGTTTTTGATAAAACAAATAAACTTGCTAAAATTAATGAAAAATTGTTGAAATCAAAATATAGATTATTAAAAAATAAAAGACAACATGATTATATTTCGCAAAATGTTGCTTATCAGAAGACATTTACAACAGTTGCCAATGTTGTATTTGGAATTGTCATATTGTTATCACTAGTCATTATAGCAGCAAATGTAAGTATGGAAACAAAGAGATTTATATTTATTATTTTGGCAATTCTGGTGCTGATAGTAATACTGGTGTTCTATTTTATGCTTAATAAGGTAGTTTTTGAAAAATTTGAAGGACCAGGTGTACTGACGAAATATCCTAAAGTAGCTGTCCAAGCAAATGAATTCAATTACAACGAAACTCCAGTGCGAGTTGATGCATCAAGTATTGCAATGTCAGCATTTCTTGCATTCAACAATAGTCCATCTGATTCATGGGTAAGTGGTGGACCAGAAGTTGGAGGTACATACTTGAATGGAAATGCGAAAAATACGTACAAACAATCATATAATGGAGAATATTTGAAAATAGACTTGGGTGAATACATGGTATTGAAGAATTATACAATAAAGTTCAATACACCTGAATGTGGTCCAAAGAAGTTCAGAATATATGGTGCAAACTCCAATGTAGGTTGGACAGACATCAATCATAACGTTTGGCAGCAATTAGACAATCAAGATAATATCATTTACAGCACTGGTATGTCTCAACAATTCAACCTGACCACAAACACCATTCCAAATAGATATTATATGATGGTTGTAAACAAAATAACAGGTACTACATCAAATCGCGTGAACATTAGTGAATGGGAGTTGAATGGAACAAGAGAACAAAAAGAAGCAATCATCAGTAGTGGTGCAAAATCAGTATCTGCTAATCAAACACTTATTCAATTGCAACCAATGCAATTACCACATGATTATGACGATAAAGGATTAATTTCGTGGGATTTGAAAGTAAATTGTAGGAAAACTACTGTATCAGCAGTATTGGATGGATTAGTAATAGTGAATACTTCACCACAACTGTCAGAAATTACTATAACAAATTCTGAAAACCAAGAAATAACAGTATCACAGACATTTAATGACACAGTTATGTTGAATGCATTTAGGTCAGGTACAGTGGATGCTTATATAACATTGTACCAGCCAGTACTTTCAAATTACAATTATGAAATAAAATTACGATATTATCCTGTTGTACCAGACAAGGAGAAGGAGGAGCTTATAGTACAAAATATTGCTGCCACACTTGGTCCACCTTCTGCCATTCAAAAAGCTATACAATATGCAACCAATGCTACAGCAAGATACCAGGCAGCTCAAGCTGCTATAGCTGCATCTAATATATTATTTATTGATAATAAGAATTTGATTGAAAGACAAATATCAACATTACGTGGGCAGTTGGTAAATAATGTTCATGAGGCTCAAGGAATTCTGGAGAGTTGCAACTTAGTATATAGTCAAAATGAACAGGTGATTGCAAACAAATTGATAGAATTTGCAATGTCATCTAGCAACCTCGGTATAAGTTCAAATATATATATGCAAACCAGTAATTATATTTTAGACACTGGTGCAAATGTCAACCAATTGAATATGCAAAGAGTTGATGTCATTACAAAATTCAAACAATACCTTAGTATTTCACAGCAAACAAGTGATGCAGAAGTATACAAGTTGCAAGCTGATTTAGCACAAGCAAATACAAGTATTAGTCCATCAACACAAAACTATTATTCAGACATTGCATCAATTAATATGGAAAAATTGCAAGCAGATGAGAGGACAGCAAAAGCAAGTGCAGAGATTGCATATTTAGCTTATTATAGGGTTCGTGAGACAGCATTACAAGAACAAAATGATGCTATTGAAAAAGCTGCTGAATTATTGGCACAATTAAATGAAAAATATAACTTAAATGAAACCAATGTTGACAATATGTTGCAAGCTATAAAAACAAAATATGAAACAGACAAGGCTTATACGGACCAATATAATGCAGATACCAAGGCATTACAGCAAAGTGAAAGTGATTATATTCAATTAAAAGCATTTGCAGACACATCAATACTTACATATGATACATATATTACAGATTCTGAAGCTTTAGTATTATCTCTTGAAGCATTGTTGTTAGATAGTAGGAGAAACAGGGACAGTATTCTTGCTGAAAAACAGAGGCTTGAACGAGAGTTGGCAACAGCAGAAGGATGGTCCCGAGGAATGTTGAATGCTGCACAATCCAGGATTGATGCATTGATATTACGAAAAAATATTCAAATACAGGACCTTAAACTGCAAAAACAAGACTTGGATGATGAATTTGGAAGAGAATTCAAGACGAAAGAAGAAAAATTTCAAGAAGAATTGCGTGAAAAGCAGCACTATGAAGATTTACCATCTCTACTTGCCAGTAAAGTAGAAGCAAAGAAATTACAGATTGAAGAAGCAGATTATTATAAGGAGGTTACTGGTGATTATGAAATATCAAACATCTTCAATGATATGGATATGCAAGTCATGTATAATATCAATGATAGCGTGAGCGGGCTTAACTATGAGATGATTAAACCAGTTCTGAACAAAGAATATGACCAGTACAATAAAACATCAACTGCAATAGAAGCACATACAGCAAGTTCAAATCAAAATTTGAACATCAAGCAATTAGAGGCATATTACTACAAGGCATATACAAACCTTGTCATTCGTATTTCACTTATTATGTGTATCTCTATGATATTATACTATAGCAATAATCCTAGAACAGCTGTAGCAATTGCAATCATAGGTATTACAATAGTCTTGACAATATACAATGTGGAACTTCAAGTCAGGGTTCGCACAAAATATAAAAATAAATACTGGACACAACCATTATCTTATGTGAATAGGATTTCACCACCTTAGCTATGATACTTGAGTATATTATTTTTATATATTTCTTTTGTGGGTATATCTGATTTATTCACAGGAGATATAAGATTCATATAATGTTTTTCATTGAATAATATGTATATACACGTGTATGATAATATGATTACGAGCAAAGTTATAGGTATATTCCTGGTAGTTAGGTAAATAACACTGGAATACATGGCAACTTGAGTATACGGATGCATCATAAGTTTTTCCTGATTTTCAGTCAAGTCAAACTTCATGTATCTGTTTGCCAACTGCATCAAAAATATTGCAAACAAATTCAAAGGATCAAAATTCAATAACATTCTATATTATACACCTATTATATCTGTTGAATTGGCTTTTCAGTGTATTTTTTAATTGCATGTAATATGTCTGCATTTACATCATCATCGTCTATATGCATATTTTGGAACTTTTCAGTCAAAATCATAACCTTCTTATATCCTTTCTGTGTAAACAATAAATAATCAAAAACAAGGGCAATAACACACAATAACAACATCACACCTGCTTTGGCATCCCAGAAAAACACGTAATAATTCAAAATCAGCAACACTAAGAACATCCACAAATTTTCAAATACTTCTAAAATCAAATCTGGATAAGGGACTGCTGGACGCAATGCATAAATAATAAGATATGCTGCTAATATACCATTTACAAGTCCTCGTAGTATAAGTTGAATATCCATATCCATACTTATTATCTATAAAAATATTTTTTGCTTTTTCTTTTCCAATATAGAAATAGACAAAACAACATGAATTATAGCACATTGAAGGAAGCATATGATGTTGACACATTTGAAAAAAAGAAAAAGAAGAAACATATTCCTATTTCAGATACATTAACAACATCCGATGAACATGTTAAGCAACCTGCTTATTCTGACGCAACAATAGATGTAGTAGCCATAGCAGACACGGAATCTTCAATACATTCAGAAAAAAAACAAGAAAATATTGCTAAATCTGTAATACAGCCATATTATGACGAAGAATTAGAACAATATCTCAATTACAAAGAGTTGGAACCGGTAAAAGAAACACCTGTAAATAAAATACCTGAACCAGATGTTATACCTTACAAACCAATGGCATCAGCACAGGTGCATGCTTCTGTAGCGCAACCGATATATACTGATAAAAAAGATATGTTCTATAAAAACCTTGTTAACATTGGTTTGTTCATTTTTATAGGAACATTAATCATATTTTTATGTGACCAAATAACAGAAATTGCTATTAGCCTTGGTATGAAACGTACAGTCAAATTATTGGAACCGTATCTTCGCAGTATACCATAGTCCGAATATAAGAAATATACATGAATAATTTATCATGATTACACATGTTGCTTTATCAGGCGGTGGTATAAAAGGCATGGCATATCTGGGAATACTTAGATATCTCTATATTGAGAATATGATAAATGATATAAGATATGCATCAGGGTCTTCAATCGGTGCTTTATATTGTTTGTATATTGCACTCAAAACACCTGTGGATTTTATTGAATCTGAGTATGTTGATTTACTTAAAGAACTCAATAACAGTAGGTACTTGTGCATAGATAAAACAAGTTTTTCCAAGCTATTACAATCAAATGGCTTTGTATCTGTTGAATTTATGATGAGACCTGTTAAGAAATATTTAAAACAAGTATACGAAGTTGATGACATAACATACATAGAATTAGCAAAAAGAACTGGTGTAAACATTTTCATCAATACAACATGTGTAAATAATGGTCAACGTACAATATTTTCTTTAGAAAACACACCAAATGCATCTGTTATAGACACTATAATGGCATCAATGTCAGTACCAATAATGTTTGAACCAGTATGTATTGATGGGGAATATCATATAGACGGTGTCATATCTAAGGATTTACCTATGGATATTTTTGTAAATGTGCCTAAAGAAAATATCCTTGCTGTCCTAATAATGCCATCAGACAAGCTGAAAAATTCTGTTAACTATGAAAAAAATACAGAATTTAATTTCATGAATTATGTCCTTATTTGTATGCAAATTATGACTCTGAACTTAGTTCATCAATCTGTATACAAAAGTGCAAGCCAAAATGAAAATTTTTTGCTGAAATTAGAGGATTTGCCTTATGATGAGTCCTTCAAATTTGAAATGGGAGAACATGATGTAATGGTAAAACTAGAACAACATGATGTTGACAACCTCATTTTGAAAGGTTTCATACTCATGACAAAACACATGCAAAAACGACATGATATTGTGAAACTTACATAAGGGAATATTATCATAAAATATGTAATGAACATTTTAAAAAATTCTATCATAGTCGGCGAGGAATCCTTGAAGGATACAAAATATGAAACTATTGACAAACCTACAATTGTTAATAAGTCTTATTTTGAATCATTTCCTTCAACATCTTGGTGGAAACCATCCATAAATGGAAAGAAACGCATTATGTTATGCGGAACATATCCTATTGGAACGAGTAATGGATATTCCAAGGTTGTCTATTACATATCCAAACATTTAGGTGCACACGATGATGTTGAATTAACAGTGTATGGTTTCCAGAATTTTGCAAATACATTGGGTGCAGCAATTCGTAAAGACATACCAAGTACTGTCAAGATTCATGATGCATATGCAACAGAGAATCCTAAACGTAATGGATTTGGGGAACTTGAGATAGCAGGATATTTGAAACAGAATCCTCAAGATATCATCATTATTTTTAATGATAATGTGGTAACAAGTGCCATAACAAACAATATTATGAATGAATGTGGGTCTGAACGCAAAAACTTCAAACTTGTATCTTATATGGATCAAGTTTATCCATATCAAAAGAAATCTTATATAGAATTGCTCAATAAGCACTATGATGCCATTATAGCATTTACACCATATTGGGCAGACATAGCTAGAAAGCTGGGTATTAAGGAAAGTATACCCATGTACATATTTCCACATGGTTTTGACACACGTTTGTATTATCCTATCCCTACCAGATTATGCCGCATGTATTTCAACTTTGAACATGATGCATTCATGGTTCTCAATTTGAACAGAAATCAGCCAAGAAAGAGATGGGATATCACTATTATGGCATGGGCAGAGTTTGTAGAAAGACATTATCAAGTTAATGTCAAGAACAAAAAAGGAGATTTTAAAGTGAACAAGCATACCAAAAGACCAGTCAAACTTATAGTAGGAACACAGATAAGTGGGTATTGGGATTTAATGGATGTATTAGAAAATGAAGTCAAGTTCAGAGATGTTCCTTGGGAATATGCTAAAGCAACTATACAAGCTATTCCAATGCCTCAGCAATTATCTGACCGTGAAATCAACATTTTATATAATGCAACTGATGTAGGGTTGAACTCATGCGACGGAGAAGGTTTTGGTCTAACTGGGTTTGAATCATCAGGTGTAGGAAAGCCTCAAGTATCTGCATATGTTGGTGGTATTAAAGAATTTCTCAATGAACAAACTGCTATTTTAGTGAAGCCGACAATTTCTATTTATTTGGATAATAAGTCTAATGGAATTGGGGGCAAAGCTGAATTGACAGACCCACACGAATATGCTGAGGCATTCTGGAAGTACCTAAGCAATCCAGAATTGGCAGAAAAACATGGTAAGAGAGGGAGAGAAAATATCCTAACTCATTACAGATGGGAGACAATGGTTGACCATTTTCATAAAAATATTATTCCTAGGCTCTAAAAAGTACATATCAGTATAATGGAGAAAGAATATAAATATTTATTTTTTTGTACAAAGAAATATATGTATATGTACTTTTTTGTTCTTTCTATGAAATAGGATAGCTGTATGGATGTTTTACTTAAGGATATTCAAAAACAATGCAATAATTTGGACAATTTTAACAAAGATATTTTGAACAATATTGACAAAACAAATAAAGAACTTATTGATTTTCTCTTGAATGTATTGAATCAAAAACCTGACATAGGTCGTGGAATTTTTAATCCATTTAATGAGTAGATAGCATGAATGCAGATGGTGTCATCCAAGACCTACAAGATACAAATGCAATAGCATATACACATAAAGCAACAGATGATAATAATAATATTGTAAATTTGAATTCCTTATTACAAAATGATTATATCAAGAACATTTTGAAATTCAAAAAAAATAACGAAGCTGTTGTAGATTTATTGGATCACATAACAAAAGATAAGGAAAAAACAAATGATAAATTATTCATAATATCAGCAGCATATGATAAAATATATAAAAAATACTATACAATATCTCTGTCTATACTCATATTGTCATCTATTGTCACACTGATAGAGGCATTTAGACTTAGTATCATAGAGTTTATCAACAATAGCGATAGTGTATCTACTGATACATATGTAATATCCTTTATCATGAATATATTGACACTTACTATGGGAACAGTTATCACAATATTAAGCAGTGTTATACGATTCAAAAACTATAGAGAATTACTTGAGCAATTGAAAGATAAACAGAATTTACTCATAACATATCGTGAAAAATATAACAAAAAATATGAAACAATTTTGAATCTTCTGGCTATTGATAATTTAACAATTGAAGATGTTAAGGATATAAATGAAAAAATTTCACAATATGATAATGATGTTAAAACAATCAATATATTAGAATATATTCGCAATGACGAGTTTCTCAAATTTAATAAATATAAAGCGCATTTTGATTTCACAATAAGGAAAATAGATATAGACAAACACAATGCTATTCAGAATTATGAATCCAAATTAAAACAAAAATTTGAACTGAATAATATAAACAAATACATGAAGATACAAGATATCAAAAAACTGCTATGGAACAGAAATAATGACACTCAAAGCTAAAAAATATTATTTTTAGGTTTTTATATTTTAGTATCTTTTTAGTTGTTTTACTTTGCTTTTCTTGTAGCTTTTTTGGGAGCATTTGGTGCTTTTGGAGGTGTGGGTTCAGTACGAGGTGTTTTGGGTTCTTCTACAGGTTCGGGTGAGACAGGTGATGATGGTGGTGGTACTGTTTCAGGTACTGTTTCAGGTACAATTACAGGTACTGTTTCAGGTACAATTACAGGTACAATTGTATTACTATCCTGATTTTGTTTTTTTTGTTCAGACCATCCTAAAGCAGCCATTTTCATAAGTTCTTTTGCAGTCAATGCAGAATTTGTTGACTTCAGTTCAGCCATTTTTTCTTTGATGTACATATTGTATGCAGTTGGTGCCTTTTTGTTTTCATATGTTTTGTATGATTTGCATAGAACATTGTCAAGTTGTTTAAGAGTGTATGATTTGTTATTATCAACATTATTCATGAAGTTGTTGATGATTTTGCGGGTGTTGGTTTCAGTTGTTGTCATTCTTAATGAACTGTGGAATAATTTTCTATGCATCATTTCATTTTTTTGTTTTTGTTCAATAAGAATTGAATAATTTGTTTTCATTTTTTCCAATTACATATTCCTAAATATGAAAAATATATATATAAAGATTATCAGTATATTATATAAGTGAGAACGCTAATAAAAAATGTATCAAGCAAGCATTAGACAAAAAAAGAAGCATCAAAAGTTTAACAATGTGCGCACTGACAACTATGAAATGGATTCAAAATATGAAGAATATGCATATGTTAAGAAGTTGCTAGGCAATTGTAGGGTACTTGTGTTAACCAATAGTGGTATAGAAGCAATTGGAATTATAAGAGGAACATTGAGGAAATTCAATAACAGGGTTATTATAGAATCAGGAGATATAGTAGTAGTTTCCAAAAGAGACTACCAAGAATCTAAAGTTGATGTGGTACATAAATATAATTCAGATCAGGTTCAATGCTTGATGAATGAAGGCAAGTTTTCTAAGATACTTTGTAATTCCTATAGTTATAAAACAGTTGATACAGCAAGTGATTCGCATCAACATATTGATGACAACTATATTGATTTTGGAGATATTTCTGATAATGATTCAGACACCCATACCAAGAAAGAGTTTACGCGAATGAATTTGAATGGCAAATTTGATATAGATACTGACGAAGACGAAGATAGTGATTAGTGTATATAAGACTTCTGTATATACAAGATATATCGTTCTGATATGGCACTTTATTTGAATGATATATGGTCCATATACTTTCATGACCCGTTTGACCATAATTGGGAGGATAAGAGCTATAAATTCATATGTACTATAAGCAGCATTGAGGAATTTGCTCAAGTGTTTGCAACTTTTAAAGACCTTTTTCACAAAGGGATGTTTTTTATTATGAGAGAGCATATCATGCCACGCTGGGAAGATGAGTACAATAAGAATGGTGGATGTTTTTCTTATAAATTAAACAAGTTTACATTGGAAGAGAAGTTTTTCGAAACATGTACACAGATTTTGGGAGAAACTATTGGGAAAAATAATGAGTATTCTACAAATGTAAATGGTATATCTATCAGTCCGAAAAAAAATTATTACATTATCAGAATATGGATAAAAGAAAACAAATATGCGTGCAAAGGTAATTATAACATAAATATTCCTAAATTTTCAACACTCATGTATAAACCACATTCAGAGGATGTCTAGACGAACCCAAATGCATATGCAATGGTTACAATGTTCACATATACAGACCATAACAAAAATGGGACTGTATATACAGCAGATTCTACTACAGTAGAATAGCATGTTGCAAAAACCAGTATTGCAAATATCAATGCTATACCATTGAATAGATACATCATTCTATCTTTGAGACCATTTGTCAGAAATGGATACATCAAACAGTAAACAATTGCAGCAACAATCACCCAAGATGAATACGATGGATATACCAGATAATGTGCATAACCCAATAATGCCAAAATAATAATCCAAACAATTCCTATAACATATCCAGGAGGTAAAAGGGGATTTTCAGATTTGGTGCTATTCCACCCCATCAAGTATATATATCCGTTCAATATGCATGCAGCTAATACAGGCAACAATACATGTATTGCAGGATGTAACATGATTTGCTTTTACTTATTGTGTATATAATTATCTCATTCGTCATAATACAATTGTACAACTTGTATATATCTGTTTGTTTTGTTATTTGGTTGTAACCAATAGGCTATAGTTTCTTGTAGTACTTGTAGTCTACTGTTCCACTCTTTTTGCTTGCTCTTTTTTACACAACAAATGCCTTGTTTGTTATTGCTCCAACAAGATGTTATTGTATGACAATTTTTTTCATAGTCATCTGGGTTAAATCTGATGAATATTATTGGTCTATGTCCTACATCTTGAGATAATTCCATTATGCGTTTGTTTTCACAGGAACAGTCGTAATCTGTGTGCTGGTTCTCATCTATCTCCACTATTATAATTTGATAACCAAGGTCCATGAATATGTCTGGTCTACGTCTTGAACACCCTCCTTGAATACGTTTATCTGTTGTGATTTCTATATCAGGAAATTGCTCTTTCACAAATTGCACGACAGCAGTTTCCTTTGTTTTGTAATTTCTTGCTATTGGTTTGCCTGGAAACAGATGCATGAAACAATACATACAATATCCTTCATAAAATGTATTACTGACAAGTGTAGAGCACCATTCTGATATGCATCTTTTATGTTTGATGTCAACCATATCTGGTAGCTTGTGAGTATTACAGTACAATGCTATGGTTTGTCCTTGATAGTTATATACAGGCTGTTTATCGCAACCATCGTGTTGGCATCTTTTATTTTTGATATCAATCATATCTGGTAGCTTGTGAGCATTGCAATAC